TATGGAGATTGATTTAGTTCTTGGAACAATAAATTCTCATGAAGTGGACTCTGTTTTATATGCAAAAGAAATTGCAGTTTTAACTCAAATACAAACAAATGAAGGAACAACCATCAATGAAAAAACAGCAAGCATAAATAAAGATGGATTAAAAGTAGATGGTTCTGCTGAAGTAACAGGAACAACTATTTTAAAAAATTTAACTACGAGTGGAAGTACGTCTATTACAAATGATTCTGAAAAAGGATTATCTGTAAATGAAGATGAAGTAGTTCTTGTCGGTGCAACATTAAAAAGCTGTATTTTAGAGGGAGATTTTAAAGCGGAAAAAGCTACCATTAAAGGAGTTACAATTGAAGATGGTTCAATTAAATGAACTGAAGCTGGTAGTGAAGATTCTCAAAATGAAATTTTAAACTTAGAGAAATTACAATTCCACGAAGGAAAAGGTTTGATTTCTAATTTGCGCACATTAAATTTCCATACCGATGCTGGTGCAATATCTAACATTCGAACCCTTGATTTTAATACTAATGTGGGTTCAATATCTAACTTGCGCACGCTGGGTTTTGTGGGAAACGCAACCGCGACGGGGCTTTCTACTTTGACTTTTGCGCAGAATGGTCAAATTTCAAGTTTAAATAAAATAACTTTTTCGGGAAATAATTCCGCAGTAACAGGATTAAACTCATTAGAAACTAATGAGTTAATAATAGACAACAAAGAACTTAAACAAATTAAGATTCCTTTGAAAGAGGATACAAATGGAAATCTTATTTTTGATAAAGAAGCAACAGAATCAAATTATACTTCTGTATGAGTCTTTGTTGAGAGAGAGGAAGGAGATTAAGGAAATGAATAATAATGAAGTAAAACGACAGTTATCAAGCATTATTAAAGCTTTATCAACAATTGCTGTAAGAGGCGATGACGTTTTAACTCTTGCGCAAGTATTTCAAGGTTTAGAATACACTATTGAAAACTTAAAAGATGAAGATATTTCAAAGGAGGAATAGTCTATGGCAAATATAACAATATATCCTCCTATTATAGATGGTATTCTTCCAGCTTTTATAAAAAATGAAAAAGGAGAGGGGCAATTAATTGTCCCTTTTACTTTTAATGCTGCAACAACGCAAGGGGATTATACTAGTGCAGTAATAAAAGTAAAAACAATTCAAGAAGATGTTGTAATTACTCAAGCAGAAACAAATACTATAGATTTAAATGAAAGTTGAGCAGTTTTTGATTTAACTGAACCTGTTGGAGATGGAAACAAAACTTTGGGAGACTTCTTTGAAATTGGTGCTCATTATAAAATTCAACTTGCTTTAAAAAATGATGTTACAATAGGGTGATTTTCTTCTGTAGGAGTAATAAAATGTACTTCTCAACCAAAAGTAACTGTTTTTGGTGGTGGTGGAGAATCCGCTGTTGAATTGGATGAAAATTATGGTAATCAAAACTATCCTTATTTTATTGGTGTTTATTCTCAGGGAGATGGGTCAGAAGATACTTCTTCCTATTTTTATGATACAAATGAACGTATTTATTCTAGTTATTTTGAATTATATACAAAAGATGAGGATAATAATAAAATTTTGGTAGAAAAAAGTGAAGAGGTTATTCACAATGGAACTCTTGACACAAATATTAATGAAGCAAGAGAAGAATGGTATCCTTCTATTGATTTAAATTCTGGAGAGAATTATTATATAAAATTTCATGTAACAACTGTTAATAATCTCCAATGCGCGAGTGTTAGTTATCCTGTTTTTGCAACAGAAGCAATTCCATTAGATATTCCAGCAGACCTTGAGGTTGATTATGATGAAGAAAATGGTGTTGCCGCACTTTATTTTAAAGCTCATAGTCCTTCTGCTAGAGCAACTGGAAGATTTGTAATATCAAGAAAAGATATTAATTTAGATAATAACTGAAGAATTGTATATAAATTTTCACTTGCAACTGAATTGCCAGATGGTTTAATTTGAAGAGATTTTACTGTTGAACAAGGAGCAACCTATTCTTATGCTATTCAACAATTTAATGAATCAAATGTATATACTGGAAGAAAGATTTTTACTTATTATAATGAAAATGGTTTTCCACAGGAAGAACTAACAATCAAATTTGACCATATGTATCTTTTTGATGGTGAAAAACAGTTAAAAATAAAGTTTAATCCAAAAGTTTCATCTTTTAAAACACAAATTTTTGAAGCTAAAGTGGATACTATAGGAAGTAAATATCCTTTCTTTTTGAGAAATGCGATGGTGGCCTATAAAACTTTTCCTATTTCTGGTTTAATTTCTATGTTAATGGATGATGATGAACTTTTTACTTCTTATGATTCAATTGAAAGACCTTATAGAAATCAAACAAGAGAAAAAACTCCAAATAGAGTGAGTTCTTTATATAATTATACTGAAACTGATTTAAGCTGGAAGAACATTGAATCAGAAAGATTGTTTAAATTAAAAGTTTTAGATTGGTTAAATGATGGAAAGTTGAAGCTATTTAGATCGCCTCAAGAAGGAAATTATTTGGTGCGATTAATGGAAAATTCTTTAACTCCAACAGATAGTTTAGGAAGAATGATTCATACATTTAACTCAACTGCTTATGAAGCAGATGATGTATCTTATAATACTTTGGTTAAACATAAAATTATTTCAATTCCTACAAGTTTAAATACAATGAGTCAAAAGGTAAAAACGGTTCAGTTAAAAAATTATGCGGTTTATGATAATAATCATAAATTAACAGGGGTGGAAGATATTTTAAGGTATTCTGTGGAAATAGAAATTGGTGAAGCTAAAGTTCCAAAATGGTTTTCTCGTTATGAAGGCCCTATTACTAGAATAGACTTAAGAGATATTTTACCTGGTACACAATTTAAAGTAATTTTTTCTAAAGATCGTGAAAGAATTATTACGATAGGAAAAACAGGTGCATATACTGTAAAAGATATTAACCCAATTCAGGGTTTGCAAATTTTATTACCAGAAAAAAGTGGAAACTATGAAATTCCATTTAAAACAGGAACAGTTTATACAAATATTTATGAAAGAGTTTTAAAAGGAGATGCGCAAATCTACTATCAAGCAACTTCTACAACAGGATTTGATTCTATTTCTGGAGAAAAGGTAGACCCTCAAGCCTGCGCGCAAATATTAGATAGTCCAACCAATTTTCCAAATAATTTATCAAATATTGCAGAACGACCAGTAAAAATTAATTTACTAAATGTTCACAAAAAAGATATTGTAAATTTATATGTTACATTAACAAAAGATGGCACATTGCCGGATCCGTTTGGAAGTATATCTTTAACAAATGAAGAAAATTATATGCCAGATAATGCAAAACCTCTTTTATATTTTGATAGAGATTGTAGGTATCAAGTTTTTAAAGACACAAACTCTGAATATAATTTAGTTCCTAATGCTTTATACAATATTCGCTTTGTGCGTCCAGAGCATTTACCTTTAGACCACGGAGTAGAAAGAGTTGTAATTCCAGAAAAACAAGACCCAAATGCTGAAATGGCTGATGTGGGTGGTTTGGGCCAAACATCAACCGTAACACAAAGGGAAAGTGCAGATGCATTTTATGTGTCAAGACAAGAAAAAATGGATAATATTGATAGACTTTCTGGAGATTTGTTCTGACAAAATGATTTGTATTATGAAGAAACTAAAGATAGTGAAAATGTTTATTATGAAAATCTTTTAGATTACCTTTATGATGCAAGAACAAATAAATTAATTAAAAAAGAAGATTGAGACCCTTCTTTTACTATTGTAACAAAAAGACAAAGTACAAAAATAGATTTAAGAGAAATTGAAAACTATAAGCTAAAAGAATTGATTCCAAATGAAGATTTTGTTTCAATTAGTTTTGGAAATGGTGTTTATGCAGATTGTTTTTATCAAAACCTTCATTTGACTTATGTTTTTCAAAATCAAGCTTCAAAATACTTTAAATCTGATGCTTATAAGGCTACAATAGATTATGAAAAAGCTTTAAATAATTGAACTCCAAGTAATCCCTCTATTGAGGATATAGAGCTAAAAAAAGAAAATTTAGTAAATACGTTACAAGGTTATTATGATCAATGAATTTCATTAGAGGAGGAATAAAATATGAAGAATCCTTTACATGACAAAATTTTTTTAAGAAATTTAGACTTGCATCATAACCATAACATTCATGCAAAAATAATTGTTTTAGATTTTAATGAAAATCCAAAAGAAGAAATTACTGGAAGGGTTACTGGCGGTTCCATTTCTGTAGATGGCACTTCTGTTGTAAGAAGAACTTGTTCTTTAACTATGGTTGCAAAAGATTTAAATATGTCTAACTATATTTGAGGATTAAATTCAAAATTTAAATTAGAAATAGGATTAGAAAATGAGATTGATGAAAAATACCCCAAAATTATTTGATTTAAACAGGGAATTTTCTTAATTACAAGCTATAATATTTCAACTTCTTTAAATAATTATACTATTTCAATTCAAGGAAAAGATAAAATGTCTTTATTAAATGGAGACATTGGAGGAGTTATTACTCAAATAGGTGTTGACTTTGCGGGAATATATGAGGTAGAATACTCTGGCGCGACAGCGACGACAGTAAGAAAGAAATTCCCTATTAAAGATATAGTTTTAAATGCCGTTCATGACTGGGCTAGAGAACCTTGACATAATATTGTTGTTAATGATTTAGATGATTATGGTCTTGAATTGCTAGAATATCAAGGAGATAATCCGCTTTATCTTTTTATTACTAAAAATGCAGTTGACACTACTTCTGGAGCGAGAGAAGTTAAACAGATGTATTTTGAAAAAGATGATGTAGATGTATATTTTGAAGGATTCCCTAATACAGTTTTTAAAATTAGGGATTTAGAAAATGCTGAAATCGGTGGTACCTATGACCCGCTTTTAGACGATTCGACCATTGGAAAAGACTTTCAGAGTGTTGCTTCTCGTGTTTGTTTAGTGGGAGACGAAACCAATGCCGCATACACAGTTTTTAAAGCAGAAAAGGGGTCTGTTGTTGGGTATCGTTTAACAGACATCACATATGCAGGAGAATTAATTCTTAATGTTGGTTCAACACTAACTCAAATGTTAGATAAATTAGTTCAAATGTTGGGTAATTTTGAGTATTTTTATGATGTAGATGGTCGTTTTATTTTTCAGAAGAAAAAGACTTATGTAGATGTTTCTTGAAACTCTATAAATGGAGAGCATAATTTTTCAACAGAAACTTATGCTAATAATGCTTTGCAAACATCTAGAGAAGTTTATCGTTTTGAAGATGATTACCTAATTTCTTCATTTCAAAATACTCCAAATCTTTCGAATTTAAAAAATGACTTTTCTGTTTGAGGGGTTCAAGAAGAAGCTGGATCTTCTGTTCCAATTCATATCAGATATGCAATAGACCACCGACCTTTAATGTATCGAATTATAGGATATAGTGATTTAGTAGATTATGATGATGAAAGTCAAAGTCTTATTTATAAAAAAATATCTTATAAATATCAAGGTAGTTTTTCTCCAAAAAAATCTGGTATACCAACAGAAGAAAAAGAAAGGTTTATTGAAGGAAATTTTTATATAAAAACAGAACTTGGAGATTACATTATTCCAGATTGAAGAAGTGATGATATATATTCTCATCCTTTTGCTTATTATATAGCAGAAGAAGAAGATACTGGACAAGACTATAATCTAGTTTTTTTAGCGTCTTCAGATGTGCCTTATAAAAAACAGGAAGAAAAAGATATTGTTTTTGTTGTAGATTGAAGAGAAATTATTTATCAAATGGCAATGGACTATAGAGCACATGTTCAAGAAGATGATTTTTTGCAAAGAGTAGCTCAAAATAATTTAATGGAAAATGGTGTTTCATATTATCCAACAGGTTGAACGGGGTATGAGCAGTATTATCAAGATTTTGAAATGGCTTCAAGACATAAAGTTCAAGCTTCAGCAAAAACAAGTGGAGGTTTTCCTATAAATCAACAAAAAATAATTAGTTATTGAAGGGAAATTTATAATCCATGTCTTGCAATAAAAGACCACTTTCTTAGTAAAACTGACCCAATATGAAGAAATACCTATAAGTACAATTCATTGGGGTGGAGAGAGGATATACAAGATAATCCTCAAGCAATTCATTTTTGATTTGATTTTTTAGATTCTTATGGAGAAATAAACAGATATTCAATTCCAAATATAGGAACAAGGTCAAAAGCGGTTAATGATAATAAAGTAAAAGCCATTTATTATAGAGAAATTCCAAATGTAATTTATAGGATGTCGTCTGAAGATATAGATAAAGAAAGCTTAAAAGAACAGAATTGAGTTAAACCTGGTTATGTTTATCTTCAGGTTTCAGACGATAAAATGGGTTGGTTTACTATGAGCGCACAAGGCAAGAGCGCAATAGATGTTTTAAAAGAATGGCTAAGCGATTATACTTATTGTACAGAATCTGTTAGTTTTTCATCTACGATTCCTATTTATTACCTTGAACCGAATACAGTTGCGTTGATAAAAGACAATGATACTGGAGTTAGTGGATATTATGTAATAAAACAATTTACAATTCCTCTTGACCCAAAGGGGCAAATGTCTTTAACCGCAACAAAATTAATGAATTCTTCTAATTCTTTGGTTGGCGAAAGCAATCCTTTAGATATGACTACTGTTATAGATACAAGTCCTTCTCAACAGAATTTATTAGAAGTTCAAAATCCAGAATTTATTATATCTGTAAAAGAAGACTCTGAAACTAAAGATGGCATTCTTTACATTACACAAGGTAAAAATGAACCAGAAAAAGATAGAGATATTCGTATTGCAGTAAAAGAAAAGGATGGTCAAGAAGGTCTACCTGAAGAAGAAAAAGAATATATTTTATATATTGATAATGCGAACAGAGGAGATAAAGAAGCTGAGGCTTCAATAAAACTTGACGAGATTATCAAAGAATATTTTGAGAATGAAAAGAAAGGATAAAAGAAAAATGGCAAGAGATATTTTTCAATTTCGTTATTATAACGATAACAATCCTTTAAATTGACCTATTGGGGCAACGTTTGAGGACTGGTCGGCTTCGACAACCGCAAGTCCAAGTGCAAAAGCATTTACAGATTTTAGTGGGGAAGGAGAAAAAATCCCCACTAAATCTTCTATTATTCAGCTTGGGATTCAAACAATACCGGGGACCAAATTTTATTTAAATGGTTCTAAATATCCTATTACTGTTGGTGTGACGGGTATTTATGAAATATCTTTAGAAGATAATATTACTATTGAGTCCTTGGTTTTTAATAGAATCTCAATGGAAAGAATAAAGGATAATGATGGAGCGTACCTCATTGTGGATATGCTAGTGAGAGAGGAGGAAGATTAGATGAGTTTTTATGGAAATATTAGAGAAGATATGACAAAAGCTCAGTTTCAATTTGATAGAATTTATTCAAATAGATTTGCAATGGATTCTGCTATTGGTAATACGTCTGATCTTCAAAATGTAACAGATGGTGTTTTTGTTGGCCGTTTTGTTTTAGTAGACTATAACTTAGACCCTGAACAAGGTAATGCTTCTAGCGAACTTGGCTATGTTGGGGAGAAAATAAGTGGAAATTATTTTACTCTAAAAAAATTAAGTGATGATACTTATTATTATGAAGATGAGCTTGATGAAAAATTGCCTACAGATGGGTTTCAGTTAGTTACAGCAATAGAAACTTCAAACGATGTTTCATATATAGTTTACTATCAATATTCTAAAAAGAATAGTCCTCATCAACAAGAGGCTGCGGCAGAAACATATACAGATGAAAATAATGAAGAAGTAACTAGATATAAAGCTTTATTTACTCAATATAAATTTGTAAAATTTCAAGGTGCAAAAGAATTGGAAACAGATGTTTCAACTGAAGAAGCAGTTATTAGGGCTGCAAATGCGGAAATTGATACTGAGTATTATGGAGGCGACTATGATGCGACTGTTTGACAAAAAATTGTAAACAGCAATAAAGAAGAGTACCTTTTAGTTGCTAGATTAAATTCAAAAATGCCAACTTTGACAGGATGGGCAATTGGACCTGCTGAAAAGCCACAGGTAAAAATGAGTTCTTTAACAAACTATTTTTTAAAAATTCCCGACCCTTGAAAAGTCAAAGGTACCGTTAATATTAATGAAAATGACCCTGTTGTAAATGAAACAACTCGACTTACAAGTGCGCAAGTGGATGATTTGGGAAATGACTCAGTTGAAATTCGGCAAATAAGAGACCCAAATCTTTCAGAAAGATATCAGAATACTCGTGGTGGATATCGCTCTGATGCAGACCAGCCTAATGATGTTTTAGAATTTGCTTTTAGCTTACCTGGTTTTAAAAAAGTTTTAAATAATTTTTGAGATTTAATTTATGGTGGTAACGGAGATGACACTACCAGAAAAACAAATTTAAATTTCTATGGAAAGACAGTTCATATTTCCGGCACCAATGAAGCTGGTAATTACACCACAAAAGATGTTGATTTGATGACAGAGGCTGATTGAGCTACTGTAAAAAAACAGTTTGACCCTACTACAGTGGGTGGTTTAATTAATTTAATTCAATTATATCTAGGAAAAGGTGCAATACCAGTTGGCGCTTCTGCGCAGAATTGAAATGCTATTGAAGGTGAGGCACAAAAACAAGATCAATTAAGAGTATGGTATAATAATAACTATATTATTCCAGAAACTGCAATCCCTTCTTCAGATGGTGTAGACAAAGCTGATTTCTTCGGCTTAAAATATGTTCAAAAAATTAGTAATTTTAAACGTATTAATACTGAAGGGTCTGGTTTTACAATAGATAGCACAGGAACTATTTCTAAAGTTCCCGAAAATGTTTCTGTATTTAAGAAAACTGGTGAGAATGTTTATGAAAGAACTACTGTTGCTGAAGGAAATAAAGATAATGAAAATTTATATTATTTAGATGGCTATACTTATGAACTAAGAAATGTTCTTGCTGGAGATAGTATTTTAGAAATTCTAGCAGAATTATATAAAAAATTTAATTTTGGAGACCCTCAGTCAAGAGACCCAGAAACAATAATGGGTTTATTTAATGAGTTAAAAGACAAAATAAATAATTTGTCTGAGCAATTAAGAAATGATATTGTTTGAGATGTTTCTAATCCAGATGATGCCACAATCATGAAACAAGTCTTTGGTAGTGATGCGGTAGATGAGCGAAGGGAAGCCGATTATCCTTATTATACTCTTGATGATGTAATTCGTAGTTTAGGAAACACTTATCAAACAGAAGCAAAATCTCATTTAATTAGAACAGTAGAAAATGAAAATAATGAAATGAGTGCCCGTTTAGTCTTTGCGCAAAGAGCTACTGAAGAAGAAAAGAAAGATTTAACAGAATCTCAAGGAATTGTTTATGATGGTTCTGTATATAAAACAAGCGCGATTAGATTTTTAGATAATGATGTTGAATATGGAAAGAGTAAGGTTACAAAAGATGTTTTAAATACTGTTACGACAGGAGATTATTATATACTTGATGGAGATAATAATTTCCAGAAAATAGATACTTTTACTTTTAATGTTGAAGATGATCCTTCTTCAAGCGATGACAGTATTGTGATTGTAACTCAAAGTGATAAAGAAGACGAAAATGATTTAAATTATGATTATTATTATTTAACAGCTAATGAAGATTTATATATAGGTAATGCGGCAAACAACCCTGGAAATGGTATTTCTATTGGGTCTGGAGGCTTAACTGTCTTAGGCTCAGGAGAGGGTCCAAGTCTTTATGAAAAATATGTAATAAATAATGGAGAAAGTGCTATTTATCCAAATTCAGAAGAATTAGTTTTACTTTCTGACAATGAGATTCGTCTTTATGCAAATTTAAATGATTATAAGGCAGAATGAGATGAATATGGAAAAGTTAGTAATGCAAACTATATTGCATTATTAGATAGTATGAGAGAATATGGAAACATTTATTATAAACTAGATGATGCAAGAACTCAGTTAGCAGAATGAAGAGAAGATGCAGATAGTTTCAATGAAGCTATGCAAAGATATATTTTATATCTTGGATACAGAAAAACTAGAGAGTCTTATGAAAGTCATTGAAATACTGTCACTGGTTCTGTTGAAGGCGAAGCAAGAATTAATAATAGTTTTGATTTAGTTAGAAATGTAAATGGAGAAAATTATACTGTATGAAATCCATCAGATGAAAGAATTCAAAATGAAAAAATTCCAAACTCTGTTTATTTAGAAAGAATTGAAACTAGTGAAGAGGTAAATAACTCTGCATATTATTACTACAGAAAAGTAGATGGAAAATATCAGTTATTGGCCATGACCTCTTTTAGCGCATCAGAGCCACAAGAAGAAATATATGGAAAACTTTATTTTTCAAATCTTTATAAATTGCCTGCGAATCCAGGTTTTTCTTATGTAAAATTTAGAAATAGCCAACTTGTTACATTAAAACCAGGAATAGACTTTGATGCTAATGAAACTCGACCAAATATTACAAGTTATTTAAAAAATATTTATTCTGAAGATGAAAATTTGTATTTTACTAAAATTTCAAACAGTTCTGAAATTCCGGGAAGAGATTTTTTAATTTTTACAAAAAATGCTGAAACAAATACTTTTATCCCTCAAAGCTGTACTTTTTCAGATAGTATTATAAATCAATCTTTAATTTCTGCTGGGCCTGAATATTTGAGAGGTTTCTTAATTTATCAGGGAGAATATTTATGGCCTCAAAACATGGAAAGTAATGATTACTATGTTTTAAATACAGAAATTTCATTAAAAGAAGAAATAGACAGTAATAAAGATATTAAAGAATATAACTCTTCAGATGATGTTGCTTTTGGTTATAGTAAAACAGATGTAAAATTCTTAATAAAAGCCTCTGTTGTTTTGGGTGCCACAGTTAATCAAAATCCAATTTTCCCAGCAGTAGATAAGGCATCTGTTAGTTTTAGAAGAAATGCTTATGTAGGAAGAGTAAGTTCTTCAGATTCAACGTTCTTTTTAATTTGTTCAGAAGCTGATTTTGCAAGATGTTCTGAAATAAGAGAAATAAAATGGACATTGGTGACTCCAAATATTGAAGATTATAGAGTTTTAACCCTTAGTAAAAATGGACTAAAATTTTCTTCTTTACAAATTGGAGAAAACAATATTTTAACAGAAGACTCCTCTGGTTCATTGGTTTTAAATGATAATAGAGTTATTTATGATAATAGTAGAGTAACTTGAGGACTTGAAAATCCTGATGATAACAATGGAAAAATAGGGGATTTATATATACAATTAAGAGAGTAATTAAAAATTACTCTCTTTTCTTTTAGAAAGGAGGAGTTTTTATGGCTGTTCATTATGTCCAGTTTTTTAGAGGCTCGCCGCAAGCGTATGCAGACCTTTTGCAAAAGAATGATGATACACTTTATTTTATTTTTAGTGAGAATGATAATAAAGCAAAGGTATATCTTGGAACAAAAGAAATAACTGGTTCAGTATTTGGAGTATCTACTTTAGCAGATATTGGAGATATTGAAATTAATAACGGGAGCTTAAATACTGGAGATATTTTAGTCTATGATGATGTAACTCAAAAATGAACTTCATCTGACTTTTCCGCAATAGCAGAAACAATGGTTGGGGCTACGGAAAATGCGGACGGCTCTTCTGGTATAGTACCAACTCCAGTTGCTGGAGACCACAATAAGTTTTTGCGAGGGGATGGCACTTGAGCAGCGGTTGATTTAAGTGAACTACAATCAGTTGTTACCACTTTCATAGGTTCGGATACCGGTAAAACGGCTCGCGCAATTGCGGCAGAAGAAGTTGCAAAAGTTGTAGCAGATGCTCCAACAGCTTTTGATACATTACAAGAAATTGCGGCTTGAATACAAGATCATCCTGACAGTGCATCTGATTTAAACAATCGTTTAACCGCAGTAGAAGGAGATATGGATTCACTAGAAACTAGAGTAGAAGCTTTAGAATTGTCTAGTGTTTATGATGGAGACTTAAATGCAACTATCTCAGCTTTACAGCAAAAAGATAGTGAGTTAGAAAACGCTTTAGAAGTGTTAGACAATAGATTAAAATGACATGAATTAATAGAGGAGGGAAGCAATAATGGCTAATGTAAGTTTTAAAAGAGGCTTGCAGTCTAAACTTTCAACAGTTACAGTTACAGACGGAACTTTTTATTTAACTACAGATACACATAGATTATATGTTGGTCAAGGTAATCAAATGGTTCCTGTTAATGAAGGTGTTACTACTGTTGCTAATGTTGCAGCTTTGCAAAACATTATTCAAGACTCTGAGACTAATGCTGGTTTAGCTGGAAGTTTTTATTATGCTACAGCAGAAAACATTTTATGCGTTTGAAATGGTAAAAAATGAGTTCAAATTAACCCAGACACAAATACATATGTAGAGGATGCAGATTGGGTATTAGCTAATAAAAGTATTAAATTAGCTTTAAAAAGAAATGATTCAAACAATACAATAAATACGCCAAACATTACCTTTTCTGGAAATAATGTTACTGTAAGTAAAGATGCAACAACAAAAGACATTACGGTTGATATAGACGTTCCAGATTTAGGAGTAACTTGGACTGCTGCAGAGGGTTCAGATAGAGAAAAGCTTGCTGTTGATTTAGGGGATGGAGGTTTTTCTTTAATTGGTGGTCAAAACATTGCCTTAACAAAGAGTCAAGAAGGTAATAATGTTACTATTTCTGCAGCAGATATGAGACCTACTGGAGCAACAATTTCAGCGAAGGCAAATTCTGCAGATGGTTATAATGTAGTTGTAAATATGCCAAATAGTAGTACTACAGCTGCAACAACGTTTGACCCAAAAGTAAAAACAGATTCAAGTAGTACAAACTATTTACATTTTAGAGGGGATATTTTAGATTTATCTGGAACTTATTATACTCAAGCTGAAGTTGATAAGAAAATTCAAGATTTTAATGCTGTTGAATATAAGGGTGTTTGACCGCCTACTGGTCAGACAAACTGGGCTTCAACAGACCCTTATCCAACTGCAAATGTTAAAAATGGTTCTATGTATCTGGTGCGCTTAGAAAATGCGCCAGCTCTATCTTCAGGAGGAGAAACTCCAAAGGTTGGAGATTTAATTATTGCACAGGGAACAGAAGGAACCAATGGCTATTTAACTAATATTACTTGAGTAAGAATTCCTTCGGGTGATGAAGCACAAGTAGATACCACTTATAGCTTTGTTATGGATGGAGAATCTTCATCTGTTGGAGTAAATGTTAGCTCGACAGCAGGAGGATCAACAAATGCTACTGAAATGTTTAAGATTAAAGAGGGTAATAAAATTGATGTTACTAGAGCAAGTAACTCAAAAGAAATTGTTGTTTCTCATGAATCAACAACATTTACTCCATCAACTCCTAGTTATGCTATAAATTCAAACGGAAAGGTTTCTGTTTTAACTGGAATTTCAAAAGATGATTATGGACATATCTCTGGTACTAGTACAGTAGCAATGCCTGCACCAGTTGAATTAAATACTCTTACTTCTAGTGCAAGTGTTACAAATAATGTAGCAACAATTACTACTTCTTTAACTCAAAAATACATTGACAATTCTAGTACATACGGAACTGCTAAGACTGCAACTGTAAATCTTGCCGGACAAGGATTAGATGTAAGTGCTAGTGGAAATACAGTTACCTTTAGTCTTACTTGAGGAGAATTTTAATATATAGAAACGAGGTACAAATATGTCAACAAAATTTAGACCTGTTAGAGGAAAAGAGGAAAAAATTTTAAGCCAAGAAATTACAAATGGTTATTTTTACTTAGCAACTGATACAGGAAGAATTTTTATTGATACCTCTGATGGTAGAGTTTCTGTTGGAGGAGGGGCTGGCGCAAGCCTCTTCTACGCAGGAGCCGTGGGCAATGAGATTCAAAAAATAAGTGAAGATACAAGTGATAAAAATTATTTATTACCTATTTCTTCTCTTGAAAACCCAGAAGTTCTACCAAAGAAAAATGATTTAATTTTAAATTCAGATGGTAGTTTTTTCAAAATTCTTTCTTTTGAAGGAGATCAAATTCATTGTTTACTATTGACTGTTAGCGGATCTGGTTCTGGCGGAGGTGGTGGCGGTGAAGCACAAGTAGCTGATTTAACTTTAACTGTTAACTCTTCTACAATTACCACAAACCAAACTTTAATATATGGTCAAAAACATGAAGCAATTTTTACTGGTACCTCAACAGAAGATTCATACGTAAACTTTGAATTTAAAATTACTGGCTTAAATGGTTGGGAGAGAACTTTCTCTAGACCTGGAATTCCTTCAGGCGAACCTTATGCTTTAGATTTATCATTTTTGCCAGTAGGAACATTTAGAATTACCGTTTCAATTTCTTCTGACAACACAAGAATGAAGGAGATGCCTACAAGAGTTATTTCTAACATTAAAGTAATTGAAATGGGATTAGAAAAATATGGAGAAAATCCAAACAGTGTTGTAAATATAAATGGTAGTGATAGACATCAAGTTAGTTTTATTCCAAGAGGAACTGGATTAAATTTAACTTTACATATATTTTCAGATGGTTCAGAAATTGAAACTAGAGCAATTACAGCTGGTTCTATTGGAACTGTAAATACAATTCCTTTACCACATCAATCTCATGGTGTTCATAATATTTCATTAAATTTAACTACTGAATTGAATGGAGAAGTTTATACTTCAACTAGTATAGAATATGAATGCGCTTGATACGATCCTGCGGACTCCACACCAATTATTTGGATAGGAGATTATAATTCTACTGTTGTAAAATATGAAAAATGTATTATTCCTTTCATGGTTTATGACCCAGAAACGGCAGTAATAGATGGTGAAGCAACCGTTCGTTTATATTTAAATGGTACGGAACTTCCAAACTCTCCAATTCAAAAGAAATATGATTTACAATGGACAAATTGAGATGTAACTTCACATTATCAAGAAGGAAATAACGTTTTAACAATTGCTTGTGGAACAACTTCAAAAAATATTAATATATATGTTACTTTAGAAGGTTCTAGAGATTTGGATTTAGTAAAAAAAGATTGGTTACAACTAAACCTTTCTTCTGTTGGTCGTTCTAATCTTGAAAATAGAACAAATAGACAGATTTGAGCTTATAAAAATTTCAATACGACTTTTAATAATTTCAACTGATATAATAATGGATGGAGAGAAGATGAAACAGGCACTTTCTTATCTGTTGCAAATGGTGCTTCTGCATCAATAAATTTTCAATCTTTAACACTTAACAATCAAAATGATTATACTTTTGAAATTAGATTTAGAGCAAGAAATATTAGAAGTTATTCAACTTTAATTAAAACAATTCCAAGATACGAAGTTAATGAACAACAAGGAGCTTATACAGTAGAAGAAATTGAAGAAAATGGTTATACTTATAAAACCGATGAAGATGGAAACTACGTAATGGATAAGAGTGCATCTACTAAAGAAGCTTCATCTAATACTGGAGTTTGTTGCAAAATGATGGACTCTAATGGAAATGGTTTCTGCATTGGTACACAAGAAGCTTATTTCTCTGCTGGTGGAAGTATTGCTAATGTTCGATACAAAGAAAATGAGGTTATTAATATTGCCTTTGTTGTTTCTGCAACAGATAAAAACCTATTAATTTATTTAAATGGAATTTTATCTGGTGCAATTAGTTTAACAGCTGTATCTTCTTTTATTTTAAATACTAATGTTATTGAAATAAATTCTACTTATTGTGATTTTGATTTATATAAAATAAGAGTATATCAATCTGGATTAACTATGCCAGAAATTATTCATAACTATATTTCTGATATTGGAGATATTGATTTATATGATCAAAACCAATTAACTGCAGATACAGATCCAACAAGACTTCTTTATACAAAAGTAGTTGAGTATAATGAAAACCAAAAGGAAAAAGTTACTAAAGATAATCTTGATAGTGGATTATTAATGCCTTATGCAGTAATAGAAACTTTAGAAGACGTAAAAGGTATTAAAGACCCTAATGATGCAGTTCATGTAAATACAGATGATAGATTACCTTATTTTAAAGGAAATGACAGATATTGTAAAATTACTTTTGTAAATCCGGCTTTAGATTTGGCATGAGAAAATGGTTGAATTGATGATAATTTTTATTTAACCCATTCTCCAAGTTATGTAGTCGTTGGTGCAGAAATTAATGTTCAAGGAACTTCTTCTCAAGCTTATCCTCGTAGAAACTATAAAACAAAAATGAAATCTGCGTCTGGAAGTGCGCCAGAAGGTTGGGTAGATGACGAAAACTACGCTTGAGGTTGGTACTATACCAATGGGCCAAAGAAAGGCGAAAAATTTAAAAAATGAAATATGGATAGCGCAAGTTGCGCAACCAATAAATTTACTTGGAAAATTGACTATATGGAATCTTCTGGTTCTTATAATACTGGTTTTGCTAACTTAATGGGAAATGGACTTTATTCTAAACATCCTCTTGAATATTATGATGATGACGGAATGAAGGGCGCAGCAGTTGGACATAGAACTTCTGTTTATGGCTTCCCTGTAATGGTGTTCCATAAGCATAATAAAGCTGGAAAATATGTTCCTTCAAATCAGCAAAGCCAAGCTTATGATGCAATTAGAAATCAATATGCTTGAACTGGTAAAGAAATTAATGGCGAAACTGATGAGTGGAAGGCTTATGAATATATAGGTAGATATAATTTAAACCTTGATAAAGGTTCAAATGAATTTTATGGTTTTGAGGCAGAAGTCGAACAACCTTTTGTTAATGAACCTTGAATAGATTCTGAGACTGGAGAAGAACATGATCATCCATATATAGCAGGCGTTGCAGAGTGTTGAGAATTAAGAGATAATCAAGGAACTTGGTGTTCTTTCAAATATCCTGAAAATGTAACAAGTTTTGCAGCTTTAACAACAGAAAATACTTTAGAAGTAATAAAACATTTTGAATATCGTTATCACCCAGAAGATAAGCTAATGGATATGGTAATTGATAATACTGTTAGACCAGAAAATACTGCTGTGAAAGGATATAATGGAAAGAAATATGATATTTCTACTCAATCAAATCTTAATAGTTATGCGAGACAAAAGTATTCTAATTTAGAAAGATTGTTTACTTGATTAAATTCAACAAGAATTGACACTGTTCCTGCAACAGATACCGGAACCCCTTTAGCAGAGCCTGTTTCTTTTGAAGATGATATTTCATATATGGTAAGATATGAAAAGGATGAACAAGGTAACAATACTACTGTTTTCCATTTTGTAGATTCAAGTGGAGCAGATTATGCTGGTGAAGTAATTATAAATAATATTGAAGGTAGAGATGACCTATTTGATTTCGCAAGAGATGAAGAAAATAATATTATTACATCAATTCAAGCTCCAAAAGAATATGAGGGTGATGCAATCACAAGAAAAACTTTAGTAACCTTTAATACAGATTGTAAAGATTATCGTTTACATAAGTTTAAAACAGAGTTTAATAATCACTTAAATTTAGATTACTGTATTCTTTATTTCATTATGACAGAATTGCTGCTTTGCTATGATTCAAGAGGTAAAAACATGATGTTGGCATCTTTTGGACCAGACACAGTTGGAGGAGATTATATTTGATTCCCAATTTTCTATGATATTGATACTCAGTTAGGTTTAAACAATATCGGAGCAGCTTTATGAGATTATGACACAGATGCAACAATAGAAGGAACTTTCTCAACAGCAAGAAGTGTATTATGGACAAATTTGTTTGAAGTTTTCTATACTTCAATTAAAGATACTTATAGAAATTTAAGAGCAAGTAAATTAAGTCAAAGCTTTATTGAAGGTGCTTATTTATGTGACCCTAAAGTATTTACTTCTTCATACGCAATGAAAGGTTTGCGTCCAATTATTGCGCTTGGTTTGGATGAATATGTTAAATATATTGCTTGTGGTTCTTTAATTACTGGAGGCTATTATAATCAAACAGATGGTGAAGTTGTAACGGATAGTGCTTATGTTTATGCTTGTCAAGGAGATAGAAAATTATCTCGTTCATTATTAATTAGAAATAGATTAAACTATATTGATTCTTGGTGGCTAGCAGGAAATTATACTCCAGCTCGTGTAAAGAACGAAATCATGATTCGCGCAAACGCGAACGATAAGAGCACTTCAGATATTTACTTAGATAGCAGTAGAATTCAATCTGCTGTTGAAGGATATACATTAGCACAATATCCAGTAAAATATTTTGACGCAACACCAGAGTTTACAATAACACCTTTCTTAAATCAATATGTAACAGTTTTCTATGATGAAGACCCAGTACTTCCTTCTAAGAAATATAGTGGAGAAAGACCAGTTACTACTTCATTTACAACTTCGGTTGAAAATGGATATAGAACAGAGCATCCTTATAACGAACAGCTAGTTTATTTACCAGCTGGAGATAATCTATCTTCTTTTGGAGATTTAAGTACAAAATATCCTTCTCACTTTAAATTAAGTTCTGGTAAAAATTTAACAGAAATAATTTTAGGTAGCGATATTCCAGGATATAGTAATGGTCTTTTAGGTTCTGGAGAGGGTACTTTTGACCTTCACGATAATGGAACATCTGATGACCAGAGAAAAGGTTTATTGTCAAAAATTATTTTGACAAATATTCCAAATATTACTCAACCTCAAGATGTTAGAGGTTCTGAAAAATTAGTAGAATATAGAGCCTTAGGTACAAAAATTCCTTATACTACTTTTGCGGATGGCGCTCCTTTAGATACAATTCATTTACCAGATTCTACACAACAATTAACTTTGGTAAAACCAGAAAACCTAAAAAGAATTTTAACTTCAAAACCTGTTGTAATGCAAGAGGGAAGTAATGGAGAATACACTTATATAAACAGAGATTTATATAAAGGATTGTATATTGAAGGCGTTACAGATGATGCTGAAATTGAAGATAAATTTTCAAGATTAAAAATTGTTGGTGGTGGACTTGGATATGATTCTTATTTATTACTTGAAAAACAGGTAAATAAGAAGAAAAATGTTGCGGATAAATATCTAGAAATTGACTTAGAAGATGTTCAATGGTGTCCATACTCTTTAGTTGAAAATGGAGAGGCTTATAATGAAAGTCAAACTTATTTCTTATTAACTGACCATAACTCATTTGAAAATTATTCTTATGTAGATAATGAAACATGGGTAAAAGATTTGTTAAATGAAAGAGTCTTCATTGAAAACGAATTAAGTTCTAAGAGAAATAGCATTCAATCTTTAGATTTGTTAGATATGTTCTTAGAAGATTATCAAAATACAAGCACAGATAAAAATAATAAATGAAGAAATGCTACAAGTGCTTCAACAAGAACTTTACCAACAATAACTGGAACAATGTATATTGATAATCCTGAAGAAAATAAAATTAATGAAGTTGATTTATTAAATATTTATAGAGCTAATTGGCCAAGTTTAACTATCTATGCAGCACATTTAAATGAATCTTATATTTCTAAGTTTATTCAAGTTACGGATAATGGAAAAGAAGAAGTTGTTGATTTATTAAGAACCAATAGTACAACATTTAGTTTAACTTCAAAAATTCCAGTAAAAACTTATTATGATTTCATTGGTTGGGCAACTTCTCCAAACGCAGAAGATATTTTATATAATTATTCTGCGGACACAGGTGAGTTCACTCTCCAAGACGGAGCAAGCGCACCTACATTCTCTGAAGAAAATAAAACGATTGTTTTATATGCAATTTTTGATAGACATGAATATACTATTGATTACTATTTAGACGATGAGACTTTCTTTGAATCTAAAAAAGTTGCTTATGGAGATTTAGTTGAGCTTCCTAGTCAAATACCATATAAAAATGATTCTAATCTAGCCATAGATAGAACATATAAATTTATGGGTTATACAACTTCTTTAGAATCTAATAGTTTTGTTAATCCTGCAAAGATTATCGCACAAAGAGACATGAGTTTCTATTGTAAGTTTAAAGAAAGTTCAGTAAGAGATAATGTTAATTATGATTTGTTTGTCTTTGAAAGAGCAACTTTCACAGACAATATTTCTGGAGAATCGTTCTCTGGATATGCAATATCTCCAAAAGTTACTTTACAAGGAAAAATTACAATTCCAACAACTTATCAGAATGAAAAAGTTATATCTTGTAGAGGATTTAGAAATCAGACAGAGTTAACTCATCTATTTGTTCAAAGTCCTTCAGCAGCAGAAATTGTTCTTCTTGAAACAAGTTGTTTTGAATCTTGTGCTGGTTTAAAACATTGTGAACTTTTAGAATTAGATTCTTTAAGATATATTTACGAAAGAGTATTTGCAAATTGTACAAGCTTATGCAATCGTACAATAGGTGGAGATAACCTTCATTTTATTGGAAATGGTGCTTTTATAGGTAGTTTTGGTGGAGATGTTACAGAGCCTTTAACTATTGCTCCTTCAGTAAAAAGATTAAACAATGGTACTTCTGGTATTTTCTATAACTGTCCAGTTGCTTTAGATAGTTTTGTGATTGGCGCACCTGGCCAACCAACACAATTAACAAACTGGAATACCGGAGATGTAGCACCTATTTTCTGGTGTGGAAGTATTTACCTTTCAATGGTAAAAGCCATTACAATTTATTGTAGTCCAGAAGATGCGCAAAGATTTAATGATTTAGTTTATAATTCTTCTTACACTTACTTTAGCACAGAAGTTAATCCATTGTTTGGTACAAATACATTAGATTCTACTACTGTAGAAATAATTACGGTTTAAAAGGAGGTTTCTATGATAAAAAATATTACATATACATATTTAGGAACTAATGGAATATTAACCACTCCAATTCATTTAGAAGGTATTTATTCAACACAAAAAATTACCTTAATTGCAGAAAAAGGGAAAAAATTGACGAAAGACAATGGAAAAACTTTTGTTAAAAAAGTTACTCTTTTAAGTGATAGTGAAGATTTAGAAAAATATATTGAAGTGGACGATATTGAATAATCTTACTTAAAGAAAAATAAAAATAATAAAGAGGGGAAGCTTTTGCTTCCCCTTGCCATTTATAAAAAAGGAGGTATATACAAGTGATTACTTATGTAAATGCGAAGAATGCCGCTAAGTATCAAATCTTGTTTGATAAAGCTACAAAAGTTTTAAATGATAATCCTACTAGTGAGGGGTCTATTACAATAAGCTCTTTAGCAAGATATTTTAGCGTTCTTAGAGATTTAATGGAATTAGATCCAACCTTTATTAGACTTCCTCTTGATGAAGAGCCTTTTGAGATTGATTTAAACACAAGAAAAATTGCAATTCCTAGTGATTTTGCTAAAAATGGAGTCGGAGTAAAAGGCGATCAGTTAGCTGAAATTATTTACTTTAAAGTTAATCGTTTCTTTGATGCACAAGACTTAAAGAATACAGATATTTATATTGAATGGTCTACTGGAAAACAAAAAGGTATTTCAAAAGCTTTTTGTGTAGATACTAAGTCTTCTGTTGGTAATATTATTTTTGGTTGGGCTATTACATCTGCAATGACCCAGGATGGAGGAGCTACATTAACCTTTGCGCCGCGTTTTGTAAAAGAAACAACAGTTTCAGAAGATTCAGTTACATTAACATACTCTTTAAGTACCACTCCACACACAGTAAAAATTTTAGATACTTTAGATTTAAAAAATACTAAAGATGTTGCTATTGACAATACTGATGCAGATTTAATTTTTAGTAGAATTGTAAATAGTAATTTAGATGGTGAAGATGTAATTGTTATTGACAAAGATGGAAATGACTTTTATTGGTCTAATCAGCCGACAGGTGAAATTTGGTTTAAAGGCGATGCTGGAAGAACTGTTTTTGCTGAAGCTTGGGCAAGAGAAGGTCGTTTAAGTTATCAATGAGAAAAACAAAGTGGAGAAAACTGGTCTCCAATTAGTGGTACTTCAAATCAAGGTGATTTCGCAGTTGCTTTTGATTATACCTTATTTAGAGATGCAGGAGTTTCTTCTTTCTTACCTAATGTAGTTTATTATGAACAAAAAGAAGATGGGGTTTATCCTGGATATTTGTATAATGATCCAAATACAGAATTGCATTTTTCTATAACAACAGATGAATCTCCAGTTAATGGAAAAAATTATTATATAATTTACACTGGAGATGATACTACCTATGGAAGAATTTTAGAAAATATTGTTTATTATGTAAAAACGGAAGATGGAAAAGGTTATCAAACTTTAGATATTAAAAAATATACAACAGGAGAAACTTTCCTTGGAAAAGAAGTAGAGCCTGCTTTAATTAAATATGGAAAAATTTATAAAATACGAACTTCTTATACAATAATTAAACCTGGTACTTATAGAGCAAAAGCAATTGTTTCTTCAGATGGTCCAAACTCAACTGAAGTAGCAACAATTTATTCTACTTCTGTAACAGCACCAGCCCCAGAAGAAGTAAAAACTTCAGAAGTTGGAAGTTTGAGTGCTTTCAACAAAGCAATTTCTAGTGAAGTTCAAGAAAATGTAAAATATTACTATGAAGAAACTTTAGAAGAAGTTGACCATAGTAAAATTGCTGTGTCACAAACTTTAACTGTTGATGCAACATCTATTCAAAACTTATACCCTCATAGTGATATTACTTATCAATGGGTAAAAGATGGTGTTGATATTGAAGGTGGTACAACTTCTAATTATACTGCTACTGAACCTGGTGTATATACAATTAAAGTTACAAACAGCGTAAATGGAGCAAGCAAAGAACATTTAGATACTGAAAACTTTGCTAATATTACAGCTCTTCCAAATCAACCAGTTGCCGATTGAACTGAAGGTACTGCTGCTGGTAATGTAACAAAAGGACAACCATTAAAAGTTGTTATTTCTCAAGATTTACCTTCTGAAGGTTTGTATTTTGCATGAAAAAAAATGGTTCTTGACCCAACTCAAGAGTCTAGCATTGATACAAATATTAGCGAAAACGATATAAGTGTTTGGGGTACTGCATTGTTACCAGAAAAAACTCAAGCAGGTACTTTTGAAAATACTTATACTCCAGATGAAACTGGTGTTTATTACTGTTTAGTTTATAATTCATTAAATGGAATTTTATCTAGTCCTTTAAAAGTTGGTAATTTCACAATAGTGGAGGGATAGTCCTATGATAACAACGGCGAATGAATTTTACTCTTATTATGCAAGAATACAAGATGAAAACGCGCCGTCTCTTGCGGTCCTTCTACCTGGGGAGGAACCTATTTATAATGTAAATTTAAACACAAGAGTAATAGATACTCCCGATTTTTTAAGCGTCTCGGCAGACCATTTATCAGAAACTATTTATTTTAAAGTAGATAGATATTTTGATAATGTTGATCTTACCACTACAACTTGCGTAATTAGATATATTAATGCGGATGGTGAAGGTGGAATTTATCCCGTTCCTTATTATGATATAACTACTCTTGGAAAAGAAAATAAAATTATTTTTCCTTGAGTGTTAGATGGAAAAGTTGCAAAAAAGTCAGGAAAGGTTCAATATTCTATTAGGTTTTATAAAATAAATTTAACAGACAACACTTTTACCTATTCTTTAAATACTAAAACTTCTGAAAGTTTGATTCTGTATGGAATGAAAGAAATTTCTGGCGAAGAAAACTTTCAGTTTAATGCGTCTGAAATTGATGCAATTTATGATAGAATAAATCAAATAAATTCTTGACAAGATATTTATTGAATTGATTTAGATGGAGAGGAAGATTAATTCCTCTCTTTTTTTTTATCAAAAAATATGATATGATATAATAAAAGGAGGTCTGTTTTATGACAGTTTATAGTGCGTCTTGTAGTGGAAATCATCCAAATGGTTATGGAACAATGGTAATGGAAGTTTCATATGATTCAAGCAGTCCTAATACCGTTAAGTATTCATTGTATTATAATACAGATTATTATACAACGTGATATAGTTGTACAGTTTATTTTCATGTTGTGATTGGTTCAACATCATTTGATTTAACTATTGGTGCCCCAGATAAAGGGTCTTATGGATACCAAAAAATATATTTTGTTAATAAACAAAGTGTAAGTGTCCCAATTTCAGATGGAGGAAGTTATTATTGTGCTTTTACTGCGAGTAATAATAATAGTTGAGGTCCAATGGTTCTTAATGATCCTCATACATTTTTAACAATTCCTCAAAATCAATGAAAAATTAACTATCATAATCTTAATGGTGCAGAAAACTGACCAGAAAATCAAATAGTAAATAAAGGTAGCTCAACAACGATATCTACATTAGTTCCACAAAGAGCTTCTCAAACCAGGACAGATAGTAATTTTATTGTTACTTTTAACGGAAATGAAGGGGCCGTTGGAGAACAAACCTTAAGCACAAATGAAGGAAATACTTATTATTATACTTTTGGAGGATGAAAAACTTCTGAAGATGCAACAACTGCAACTTATCAACCAGGAGCATCTGTTACACCAAGTAGTGATATTAATTTATATGCGCTTTGACAAGAAACCGTAGTTTCAAACGGAGGAAAAGTAACTCTACCATATGGAAGTCGATGAGGATATACTTTAAAAGGATGGGGCACGTCAGAAAATGCGACAACAACCATTGGTGCAGCAGGCGCGCAATATACACCAAGTCAAGATACCACTCTTTATGCAATTTGACAAGAAGACCCAGAAAAATTAACTTCTTGTTACGTAAAAAATAATAATAGTTGGAAAAAGGCTACTAGTTTTTATATAAAAAATAATAATAGTTGAATTAATACTACTCCTTTTGTTAAAAACGAAAATAATTGACATGAAGTGGGAAAGGGTCAATAGTTTTGGGCTATTTTGGTTAATAATATAAAAAGCTTCTTAATTCTTTATTAGAATAAGAAGATTTTTCTTTTTATTTGGTCAGTAAGATACGCAATTAAGGAGGAAAAATTTATGGCTTTATTTAAAATTAATAGAGGTAATAAGCAAAGTTTGCCAACTACTTTAAAAGACGGCTGGGCTTATTTAACCTTAGATGATGAAAAATTTTACATTGATTATGTTCCAGATACTGGGACTCCCAAAAGAATTGAAGTGAATAAAGATCACCTTCAAGAAATTGGTTTAAATAATAATACAAGAGTCTATCTTTCTGGAACGGTTGAGTTGCCTACTGGTAATAAGAATGTAACTACTACTGGTTATGTTGATTCTGGAGTATTTTTAACTACAACTCCAGGAGAATTAAATGCAACTCAATATAAAATTAGTGAACGTGCTTATATGAGTTATGATAGTGAAGATGAGGCTGTAGGCTTTACTTTTCTATAAGAGGTAATATTTATGGCGTTAAAAATTTGATTACCTCTTGATGGAAGCTTGCGCAACCTCGGTACGGACAATCCGCAAATTACTAATAACGGTGCAACTATTGATAATAATGGAAAAATTGGTAAATGTTATAGTTTTGGAAATAATAAATATTTTAAAATTGAAAATTATGCTACCGAATTTTTAACTTACAATGAATTTAGTTTAAGTGTATGATTTAAATGTACAGCACAAAATACTGCGCATGGAGGGTCTGCTTTAATCTCATGTGGAAACTGAAATCAGCCTGCAAATTTATTGAATTTAGCACTTGGATATTTTAGTTCTGACCATTATACTCGTCTATTGGTGAGTGGGTCTGGTGTTTGATCAGAAGGTTATTCGTATAATTTTTATCTTAATCAATGATATAATGTTGTGCTTACTAGCGGAAATGGTGCGGTTAGAGCATATGTAAATGGAGAGCTAATTGGCGATAGTTATGCAGCTTTTAAACCAGCATCTTTAGAACAAACATGAATTTGTATTGGGAATGGAACTTATGTTCAAGTTTTTCCTTTTTATGGATTAATGAATGATGTTCGTATCTATAATAATTGTTTATCTGCTCTTGAAGTTAAAGAATTGAGTCAAGGTTTAGTTTTACATTATAAATTGGATGGTTTATTAGGTGGTGTTGGAGAGAATTTGCTTCCTTGTGGAGGTTTGTATACTAAAAAAAATCCTTGAACAACAACATTAAATCGAAAAGATGGGTACGCTTGGGTTCCTAATAGTGCTTTTGAGGGTAAACCTTCTACGACTTATACTATTTCTGTTGAATGTGATGGGACTTTAAATGATAGGCATGGAAGTTTAGGTAATTTAACAATTGTAGATAAACCTTGAACATTTTGATTATATGTTAGTAATGTAGATACTACAAAATCTTGATCTACGGGATCGTATGATTCTGCAATTAATTTAACAAGTGCAAATCATAATTATCAAAAAATTGGCAATACCCATGTTTGAACTTATACTTTATCAAGCTCTCAAAAATATATTTCTTTAAGAACAAATTCATATAGCGATGGAACAAACAATGTTACTATTAATTGATGAAATATGAAGATTGAAGAAGGAGATACTTTTACTTCATATATACAACCTCTGTCGGATTTAAATTTAGATACTACTAAAATTTATGATTCTTCTGGTTATGGTAACGATGGAATTTTGACTGGAATATTAGAAACATCTAATGATACGTCAAAGTATCAACTATCTTCTTTTTTTAATGGTATTGATACAGCTATACAAATTCCATACAATGCAACAGTTTGACAAGATAATTTTACGATAAATTTATGATTTAAAAAAAATGAGTTAGGTAGTAAAAATTATGAAACTCTTATTGGAGGGCCTTCTGGTTTTGAAATGGATACTAGAGCAGGTAGTGCTACTACTTTAAGCTTTTATATGGCATCTGTACGAGGCGGCAATGTATATTCTCCATTTAATTTTGGAGAATGATATATGGTAACTTTAGTTAATAATGGAATCAATGAATTATATTATGTTAATGGAAATTTAGTTAAAACAATAGAAAAAAAATCTATGCCAACAGGTAATTATTTTATAGGTGCTTGACAGACCAAAGCAAAACAAAATTATAAAGGAGAAATGTCTGATTTTCGTATTTACGCGACTGCTTTAGATGAAAAGGCAATTAAGAAACTTTATAATACTCCAACAGAAATAGATAAAAATCATAATTATCACACAATGGAAATTGTAGAAAATAATGGTGGAGGAAGGGAGTTAATGGCTGGTTTGGTTTGAACAAGCCCTTATAATAGACATGATCCCACAACTTACCCACATACTATTTTTAATTCTAAAAAAGAACATTATCTTGAGGGGAGTAATATTTCAATAGGTTCTGAATATGTAAAAATTAATCCAGTAGGAAAAACCTATTATTATGATATGGAAATATCTGTTTCTGCGGGAAATCAAGTTTACATAGGATTTGAAAGATATGATAAGGATAAAACATCTCGTGCTAATAATGCTTGTATTTATGCCAAATCAATTAAACCTACAACAGATTTAATTCATAAGCGGTATTTTGGAACTATTAATTTGGCTACAGATGGTACAAATCAAACAGATACAATAGCTTTAAGAATTTTAAATGGTTGAGGAGGAACAACAGAAAATAGTACAAAAATTATGACAATTCATTATTTAAGTTTACGAGAAATAGATGGAAATATAACGCAACCACGAATAGAAAAAAACGGAATTACTTTTGGAGATGAGTTTATTGAAAAAGATAGCGATAATACATTTTTTAAGAATGGTTTTATAGGTGGTTCTGTTTTAATAGAAAAGTAGAAAGGGGAATAAGATATGGCTATATTAAAAGATTCTACAGTTACTGGTAATCTAAGAGTAACTGGAACTATATATGGGGATGTTCCCCTTGATGACTTAACTGGCGCAGACGATTTAAAAGCCATTGAAGATATAAGTGCAGTTAATGGTATTCTAAGAAAAACCGCTGCTAATACTTGGGAGTTGGTTAATACTGTAACTCCAAGCTCTCATGCGCACGGTAATATAACTAATGATGGAAAAATTGGAACAGAAGCAAATAAAGCTGTTTATACTGGAACTGGTGGTGTCGTAACTGCAGGAGTGTTGCCTGTGTCTGCCGGTGGAACTGGAACTACTGAAGGAGTTCTTTGAAATAATATTGGCGGCAAGCCTAGTAGCTACACCCCATCAAGTCATGCGCACGGAAATATTTCCAACAATGGAGAATTAGCTACTGCTGATATGGCGGTTGTTACTGGTGCAAATAAACAAATTACTACTGTAAATTTAGCAAGTGAAGATCCTGATGCAGAAAGTACTACTTCAACGACTTTTATTGACACAATAAGTCAAGATTCACTTGGAAAAATAACTGCAACTAAAAAAACTTTACCCGCTTTACCTGTAGCTAGCACAAGTGTAGCTGGAATTGTAAAACTTGGAACTGGAGATAATGATGCAGCAACTGGAACTCATGTGCATAGTTATGCAGCTTCTAATAGTCCAGGAGGTTCTGCAACTTCCGCAATAGGTTTTGCAACAGCAAAAACAATAGCTTTAACAGGGAATGTAACTGGTTCAGCCACAGGTGGAAATGGTAATAATGGATGGTCTATTGCTACGACAATAGGAAATGGCGTTGTAACCAATGCAATGTTGGCTAATTCTAAGATGACAATAGCAGGGAATGAAATTTCCCTTGGTGGGTCTTTAACTACGGCAGCATTAAAATCAGATTTAGGATTAAAAGCATTGGCATATAAAGATAGCCTGACTGCTAGTGATGTAGGAGCGTTACCGCTTACAGGAGGAACGCTAACAGATGCTTTAACATTAAGTGGGCCACCAACTGAAAATCTTCATGCGGCAACTAAGCAATATGTAGATGGAATTGTTGCTGCTAATGACGCAATGGTATTTAAGGGCACGCTTAATGGTGGTACTACTACAACATATACTCCAGCAGCTAATTGTGGAGATACTTATAAAGTAGCAACTGCAGGGCTAATAAATGGTGAACGTGTTGAAGTTGGAGATATTTTAATTTGTATGGCAGATGGAGTTGTTCAAGCTACTTCTTCTAATGTAAATACAGTTAAAACAAGTTGAGCTATAGTTCAAAACAATGTAGATGGGGCAGTATTTAAATCAACAAATACATTTACTGATGGGCAAATTTTAGTTGCTGATGGAACAAATGGAAAAATTAAAACTTCTGGTTATACTGTTACTAACGTTTTAAAATGACATTCAACCACAAGTAAAAGCACAGAATTATATGATTTTGGTTTTTATGTGAATGCAAATGCTGCAGCAGGCACTGGTCCAACAGGTGGAAATTACTTTGCAGTTTTAAATTTTCCATATAGAAAAGCTGCCGGAAATACCAAAGCTGATTGAGGGTGGCAGATTGGTGGAAGTACAGGAAATGATGGTAGATTACTTTATAGAACTACTGGAGATAATGTTTTTGGTAGTTGACAAGAAATTGCGCATGCTCCGCAAGGTTCTAGCAATATAGGTAGCGCAACCCAGCCTGTATATATGACTTCTACTGGTGTTATTACAGCAGGTACTGCTTTAAAAGCTTTGGCGTATAAAGATAGTTTAACTGCAGCAGATGTGGGAGCAGCTACAAGTGGACATACACATACTACTTCATTAGCATCTGGAGGAACATCAACAGTCAATCTGAGTGCAAACACTGTATATACTTTAACTGCGGGAGGTACTTCAGTTGTATTTAAAACTCCAGCAGATAGTGATACTAAAAATACAGCTGGTTCAACCAATAGTAATGATAAATTATATTTGATTGGTGCTACTTCACAAGCAGCCAATCCGCAAACATATAGCGACGAACAGGTATATACAAAAGATGGACAATTAGATGCTAATAAGATTAGAGTTGCTGAAAATGTTACTTTAACATATAATTCTACAGAAAAAACTCTGGACTTTGTTTTTGCCTAGATTTTTGATATAATATAGAAAGGAGGCAAAAATATGAGTCTTAGAGTTTGACTTCCTCTTGATGGAAGTTTGGAAAATAGAGGTATTAGCGATATAGAAATTATTAATAATGGTGCAACCATTGATAATAATGGAAAAATTGGAAAATGTTATAATTTTAATGGCAGTTCTTATTGTTATGAAAGTACTTATGATTGGAGTAATTTTAATACATCTGCTTTTTCACTGTGTTGTTGATATAAAGAACCAAGCCCAGTAGCTTCAGGAAATTCTCAAATAGTTTGTATAGGGACTTCTTCTGGATGAAATAATATTCGTATTGGTTTATTAAGAAGCACTTCTAGTGGATATCCGATGTTTAGTGTTTCAGATGGGTCTAATGCAATTAAGTATAATTTTACTGCCACTTCTTTTTCTTTAGACACTTGAAATCATATTGCAGTAACTTATAATAATGGAACCCTGTCTATGTATATAAATGGGATTTTAGACAAAACAGAAAACACAACAATAATCCCTGTATTAAATTCGTCTCAACATCTTGGAATAGGAAGTGCTTCTAATGGGGCAGAAAAATTAACTGGTTATCTTAATGATGTTCGTATTTATGACCATTGTCTTTCGCAAAAAGAAGTTAAAGAAATTAGTCAAGGATTAATATTGCATTATAAATTAGATATGCCAACTAATAATTTAATTTTAAATGGAAATATCCTTAAAGATAGAGTTTATTGAGGCGATTGACGTAGTAGTTCTACTGGAAATGCGCAGCCAATTAGAAGTGTTGCAACTATTAATGAAAAAAAATGATTAAAAATAAAGACAGATGGAGTTACTGGGGTTTGAGTTGGTTTTAATCAAACAAGTTATGAAAACGGATTTGATATAAATTTTAAACCAAATACTGACTATACAATTAGTGCAACAATGTATGCAACATCGGCAATAAATGGAAGGCTTTGATTTCATATGCGTTCTTCCGATGGTGGAGCAAATTTATCTCAACCACTACAAACTATTAGTTTAACAACAACTCCAACTCGATACTCCTATACTTTTAACAGTGGAACAAACGATTCATATAATATAAATAGATTTAATTTTATGATAGGTATTTCAAATAACACTGCTGATATTGAAGCATATTTTACAGATATAAAATTAGAAGAAGGTAATATTGCAAGTGATTGAACCCCATGTTGTCAAGAAATGGGTATAGATATTACTAAAGTTCCAGATTCTTCTGGTTATGGAAATGATGGAATTGCAATGAATTCTCCTTCTGTTGAGACAAATAAAGATTCCCGCTATGGTGTTTGCACTACTTTTAATGGAAAAAATACCTATATTAATGCTGGCAATAATGTAAAACCTAGAGATGCACTTACTGTTGCTTGATGGGGGTATATGGACGATTGATCACAGTTTTCAAAAATTTGCTCTTGTACTCAAGCAGGGGGTTGAAATATAAATTATAATTCTGCAAAACACATGCAGTTTATGCATGGAACAGGAGGAAGTTCAAACACTTATAAATATCTTGCTTTTGGAACTGCGCTTGCGGATTTAGCTTCTGGATGGCATCATTTTGTCGTTAGCTATGATGGACTTGAATCAAAGGCTTACTTAGATGGTGTTTTAGATGGATCTGCAACTGATTTTTCAACAAAAACACTGTTATTTTACCATGCCTCAAATTCTCTTTTAATTGGAGCTGAAGTTGGGACTGGTGTGTTACCAGAAGGTTCAGATTATTTTAATGGAAAATTATCAGATTTCCGTATTTACGCTACAGCGCTTAGCGCAGAAGACGTTGCGACACTTTACCACACCTCTGCGCAAGTGGATGATTTAGGAAGTTTTCATGGGTTTGAATTAAAAGAAGAGTCTGGAAATCAATTTGCCACAGAAGAAATTATTAAAAATTCTGCTACTTCTGTGGAATGAGATAGTGAGAATAAACGATATATAATAACTTCTCCAGTTGGAACTTCAAGTTGAGGATATGGATTTAAAATAAAAGGTGATGTTGAAGACAATAGAAAAATTATTCCTTGAGGAAAAACAAGTATTTTTACTTTTGAGGTATATTCTCCAATTGCCACTATTGGGGCTACTGACTATAATAATTATGCAATAGATAATTCTCAAACTGGTGGAAATGATAATGATGGAGCAAGAGGAACTGCTAACTTTGATATTCCTGCTAATATTTGAACTTTATGCACTTTAAGTTTAACCAATAATAATTCAACAAAAAATCCTAATCAAGTTGCTCTTTATGATTGTTCTACTTTTGGACTTAGAACGAATGGAGTGTCAGAACCTTTGGTATGATATGTACGCAATCCACAATGATATTTGGTAGAAACAGAGAAATTTCAAGTGGAGCAAAATGGTGTTTTTATAACAAACTTTATTAAAGAAGATGATTTAAAAGATTATGTTTCTTTTAGAGATAATGAAAAAGCTGCTTGAGCAAATAATTTTATAGAAAAATAAAGGAGGTCGGTGCGAAGATGGCACAACTTAGGGATTCTATTATAACTGGTGACCTTCGAGTTACCGGCACGATATATGGAAATGTACCACTTAATGATTTAACTGATGCTGATGATTTAAAAGCTATTGAGGGATTATCGGGAACATCTGGCTGATTAAAAAAGACAGCTGCAAATACTTGGGCTTTGGGAACACTTGCTGCTTCTGACATACCAAATATTGATGTAGGCAAAATAACAAGTGGTACTTTACCAATAGCTAGAGGTGGTACTGGTTTAACTGCTAGCCCAAGTATGTTAACAAACCTAGGAAGTACAACTGCCGAAAATGTATTGCAAGCATCACCTAGACCTGGTATCACTGGGACTCTTGGTGCCGCAAATGGAGGTACGGGGAAGACAACATTAAAAGATTCTGCTAATGCATTAATTAACGCATTAGATACTGGAAGTAGTAATTTAACTTCAAATGACTATGTTATCACTCAATATGTTGGCGGTGGAACGGCTACAACAACCTATCATCGCAGACCTGCTAGCGCATTAAGGGTAGGTGGATTGCTTACTGCAAGAAAATTAACAATTGGTTCTACTGGGAAAAATTTTGATGGTACTGCTGATGTTAGTTGAACACTTGCAGAAATAGGTGCTGCAGCGAGTAATCATAATCATGATTCTACTTATGTTAATGTATCTGGCGACACTATGACAGGAGCGTTAAATTTTGCAAATGGTACATATAATAACATCGGTGATGATGTTCAAATTGGAGATGTTAATAAAGCTGGTAGATTAGGTATAAAAGGTCTTAATGGTGCAACTGGAATTGAATTTGTTCCATATTCTGGTTCAACATCACAAAGTTTTACAATTGATGGAAATAACATGGCAACATTAACTGGAGATATGACAATTACTGGAGATCGTATTAGATTTGGGAACGGCACTGCTGCATACTTAATTGCTTCTACTCCAGGTCGCACAGACAACGTTTTACTTGTTGGCGGAGGTAAAAAAGCAGCTGGAGATGTTAATGGTACTGCAATTAGACTTGGTGCAGGAGGTTTAACTCTTATCGGTGGTGGAGAGTATGCAAATAATAGATATAATGTTGCAGACTTAAATGACGGAACTGAACAACTGTATCTTGGTTCTGATACAAATGTTTATATAGAAACAAATGCACAAACAATAGAAAGTAGGAAAACGTTTACCTTTGATTCAAATGGCATCTTAACCGTTCCAAATGGGGTTTCTTCTCCGGCAATTGAGTTAAGTGGTATGTCAACGTCTGCAAACAGTGGTGGGTATATTGATTTTCATTGAAATAACAGTTCAGATGATTTTACGAGTAGAATTATTGAAAACGCTAATCACTCACTTCAATTTAGAACAAATCAAATGCAGCTATATGGAACAGGTTCTTTTTTAATTGCGAATTCAGCAATTAATGCTTCTCTTGCAAATAATAATGTTTCATCTGTTCAATATCCAGCCTTTTATATTACAGATAACGCTGCACGAGTTATAACCAGATTAGAAAGTATTATTTGACCGAATGGAGATATAGGTTCTCAATGATATATACGTAATTATAATACTTCTGGCACTTCTGTTGCGCAAAAGGGTATTAAAATGGTAATGAATAAGTCAGGCACTTTAACTTGAACTGTTGATGAAGCAGAAAATTTTAGAACTGCAATAGGATCGCCAGAAAAATCTGTATTGCAATCAAATGCAACCGCAAATAAGTGAAGAAAAGTTACACTTGGCTCTCAATATTTTGACAACATTAATGGTACCGTTACAGAACAAACAGGTCAACTTTATATAAATTCTCAATTAGAATTTAATACTTCTGCTGGAACTTTAAAAGCAACTGAATATTCGGTAAATGGCAACGCAACTCTCCAATATAATTCAACTACAGAGTCATTAGATTTTGTTTTCTAGGAAAGATTTGTTCTTTCCTAGAAATTTATGTTATAATTTAAGAAAAGGAGGGTTGCTATTATGGCATTAAAAGTTTGATTGCCTTTAAATGGCAATCTTAAAAATATTGGAACGGATGGTGGAGAGTTAACAACTTCACAGACAAATATATGAAATGATAATGGGAAAATAGGAAAATGTCTTTTAGGTAATGCACAGGCTTCTGCTACTTTTCCTAGCTTAATAAATACTACAAATTTTTCAATTGCTTATTGACTTTACATTGATTCTTCTTTAGCAATTCAAAATTGATACGATATTTGAAATGTTTTTTGCACGATTGGAAGTACAAGTGCAAATATTAGAGATGAATTTAAAAATGCTGCAGGAGTGCATCAAGTGTTGATTGGAAAAGACACTACTGTAGGAGGTAATACTAATAATTATTATGGTCTAGGAGTGAGTGATTCCAATGCAAAAGATAAGTGAGTACATATCACAATAGTAAAAAGTAATTCAGATGTAAAAACATTTATAGATGGAGTTTTATCTAATACAATAATAAACTCAAATTTTGAAAATTCTCCTCAAAAATTAACAGGGAAAATTACACTTGGAAATATGACCACTAGTACAGCTGCAAGAATAAATGATTTTCGTGTTTATGACCATTGTTTGTCTAAATTAGAAGTTAAAGAGGTTGCGCAAGGGTTAATTTTGCATTACAGATTAGATGGCTTTAATAGTGGAGTTGGAGAAAATCTTCTTCTTGGTAGTAGAATGGACTATACTCCTATTAGCACTGGTACTAATTATACTGCAGATCCAATAAGATATTATAATACAAGTAGTTCTAATTGTATTGTTGGAAATGGACAGGCGACTATTTTGCTCAATAGTACTAGTAATTTAGGAATTGCTTTTGAGAGATTAGCAGAAGAAATAGATTTAGATACTTCCTCTTATTATACGTTGTCTTGTGAAGCAAAATGCACTCAAGAAAATGCTTATTTAGCAACTGGACTTAGTTATTATAAAACTACAGATGCTGCAGTCTGGAGAGGTGGCACAAACAAAAAAGCTTTTACCTCTATAACAGATTGACAAAAGTTTTCTTTAACTTTTAAACCAGATGCAGATACAAAAGCTATTTGTTATTGTTTTACTGTTAATGGGCTGTCTAATGGAACAGAACATTTTTATCTCAGACATTGTAAACTAGAGAAGGGGTCTGTTGCAACTAAATGAACTCCTTCTATTGAAGAATTTGGCAAAGATGAAATTAAAATTGTTGATTCTTCTGGCTATGATAATAATGGTTTTTTAGTAGATGGAACCAATGAAATTATAGAAGTTGATAATGGCAGATACCAAGTGTGTACTAATTTACTAGGTACAACCGTAGATTTAACTAGTAATACCATTACTGGGGCACAATATTTATATGCTCCATTTAAAATGCCAGCTTGAACTGCAATAACAGTAGCATGATGAGGAAATAATATTTCTTATGGTAGAGGCGGAATTTTTGAAACTACAGGAACTACTGGTAATATATGAGAAGGTAGTGATTATAACACAACGGCAATAGCAAATTGAGATTCAAATTTTGGAATTTATAATGGTTCAGCAAGAATTAATATTTTTAATAATTTTGTAAAAGATTCGACTTGACATCACCATGCAATTACTTTTGATGGAACAAATGTAAAGTATTATTGTGATAGTATATTAAAACAAACCTCTGCTTTAACTGGAACTTTACCTGCAATTACAGGATTTAAAATGGGTTTAGGTAGAGCTGGAGGAGTTTATCGACAAATTAAGCAAAAACTTAACGATCTTCGTATCTATACTACGGCACTCTCTGCAGACGACATTTTTGCTCTTTACAAGACCTCTGCGCAAATCGACAAATCAAAAGCTTTCCATACTTTTGCAATATCAGAAAATAGCGATAAGGCAATTAGAAAAAATGGAATTACAGAAATTCAAAATATATCTGAGTTTGATGCTCTTTCTTATTTAAAATATGACCCAAATCTTCATATAGAGCCAGATGGTAGCGTATGAGTTCATATATATCATCATAATCATCCAGATTTAGGCTCTTTTGCAAGCACAGACACTTTCGCTGCTTCAGTTAAAAAAGATGAAAATAGATGGTTTAATGGAACTCAAGTCTGTAATCAATTAAATAAATGAGAGTTTTTAATTAAATATGCCTTTACAGAAGGTGGAATAGAATATAAAGAGCGTTGGATTCAAACTAAAAATCCAGAAAATGCGGTTTTTGGTGATGTAGATGCCGCAGACATTACACGAATTACTGGAGATGGGTATAAAACTGGTACGTGAGGTGGATTATATAAGAAGAATTCTAATGCCTATTGGATAATGAATGATGGTAGTAGTGGTCACTGATATGGTGCTACTGGAAGTTTTTCAATTTATCAAGGTGGCATTCCTGGATATGGAGGAACTGTCACAACAACAGGATATAATGATTTATACGTAAGAATTGACAATGTTTTATCTGTTGTGTCTACAAATGGTAGAATTACAAAAAATGGAATTTTAATAGGTTCTAATTTTATAGAAAAATAGGAGGTGTTGACTTATCGCAGTTTTAAAAGACACTTTAGTTGCAGGTGATTTATCTGTAACTGGTAATATATATGGAAAACGATCTAATCTTGATAATAATTTAAATTATTTTACTTGCGCAACGGCGGCTGGGACGGCTGCCAAAGTAGCAATCGCAGAAAACCCCAATTTGAATAGTCTTGCTCTTATCGCTGGAACAACTATTTTTGTAAAATTTACCAATAATAATACAGTAGCTAATCCAACTTTAACTTTACATAAATCAGATGGCACCACTGTTTTAGCTTCTGCAGAAAAAATTATGCGCTATGGAACTACTACAGCTTCAACTAGTTCAGCAACCTCTTGAAGACCTGGTGCGGTAGTAGGACTTACTTATGATGGAACTAATTGAATAGAAGTTACTGCTGTTGATGACAATTCTAATACCTATGATCGAGAGTATGCTGGTGGATATCCTTTTTTAGCAGGAACTGGAGGTCTTCAAAATTATTGTCTTTGTATGATAAATAAAGACCAAAAATTGTCTGCGTTTACTACTACAGCAGGAACTGGAACAAGTAAAACCAAAAATACGGTAGGTTTTTTACCTTCTCCTCAAATTTTTTATTATAGTGCAAATGGAACTTTAGCTGCCAATGCACGAGTTGGGAATAACACAGTTTACACCTCTTTTCCTTTTGATTCAAGATATTCTTTAAATGCAACTGTTGGTTATAATAACCCTTTGTATATTGTTTTTACCCAGGGAACAGATGGTTATTTGTATTTAGATAGCCCTTGATATGCAACCGCCTTGCCTACATCTGATAATGGAAAAATTTATTGTCTTGCTGGATATTGCTATAGCAGTAATAATTATTCTGTAGACCTCTTTCATTATAACCCAATGTTTATTTATAAAAATGGGGCAATTAGATTATATTCTGGATATGCAGAAACAGCTCATAAGGCAAGTTCTCCAGAATCTACAGACGCGGTATTAAGAAATATTGGGTATGGATCTTCTTCTCCTTCTGGAGGAGTAAATGGAGACGTTTATTTTCAAATTGGAGATGAAAGCTTAAAAACAACTTTATTAAATCTTTTTTATCCAGTAGGAAGTATATATATGAATTATAGCAATTCAGCAAATCCTGGAACTTATTTAGGAGGAACTTGAGTTGCAATTAATAATGTATTTTTGTTAGCAGCAGGTGATAGTTATGCTGGAGGAAGCGAAGGTGGTTCTACAACACACACTCATGGACATGGTAATTACAAAGCTGCAATTGGTGCAACTGGATCCGATAGCAGCGCAATTGGATATGTAGCAAGTGATATAAGTTCAGATTCAGACGCACCAACAGCCACAAGTGCATATACAATTCGTGGTACAGTAACATCAGGAACGCGAAGTTTTAACCATTATACACCAGTTTATGGAACAAGTAGTTCTGGAGGAGCATTACCTCCATATCGAGCAGTTTATGTTTGAAGAAGAACGGCTTAAAAAATTTTTGGACAATTTTAGTTCAAGAAATTGATGGAAGTTCTAAATATATATGAGGTTGAGTAGATCAACCTGGTTTGCTAAAAAGAAAGAAAGAGGGAATAATATGTATAATAATCCATATCAACCTTATATTAACTCTTTTATGCCTCAAAGACAAGAGGTTGTAAGAGTTAATGGTCGAAATGGTGCTAATGCTTATCAAATGGCTCCAAATAGTAGTATTTTACTTTTGGACGAAACTGCACCAGTTATTTGACTAAAAACAACTGATGGAGCTTCATATCCTACCATAACGGGATATACTATTACCCCATTGGAAGAAGAATTATCAAAAGACAATACTTATGCTGAATTAGAAAATAGAATTGCTAAATTAGAAGAGGTAGTGAAGAACAATGAAAAATCCAATGTTAAATCAGTTAACAAAACCGTCATTAAACAACAACAATAGTAATAATGAGGTATTTCAAAATCTTTTAGCAAAAAATCCACAAATAAATATGCTTATAAATCAATATGGGAATGGAGACCCAAAAACTGCTTTTTATGAGTATGCTAGAATGACAGGAAGAGATCCCGACTTAATTTTAAATATGATTAAAAAAATGTTGTAGGATAAAAGATCTTTTTAGCAAACGAATAAAAAGGAGGAGTTTAAAAGATGGAAAACGGAAGTTTAAGCGCGAGCGATGTTGCTCTGTTAAACGGTAGAGACAGTCTTGACATGTTTGGTGGAAATTCTATGATGTGAATTTTTGCCCTATTAATTTTAGCCGGAGGAGGCTTTAATGGCTTTGGTGGATACGGTCAGCAATATGCGACCTCAGCTGAAGTTCAAAGAGGATTTGATACTCAGAATTTACAGACACAGACGTCAGGTATTTTAAGTGCTGTTAATGCAGGAACCGCACAGGCAGTAGCAACAACTAATCAGACATTCCATGATACTCTTAGTGCATTGAGTGATAAATATTCAGAGCTTCAGAGAGATATTGGAGGTTTAGCTGTTGGTCAAGCTGGACTGTTAGCCAAAGAAAACGAGTGCTGCTGCAATACTTTAAGAGCTATTGATGGTGTAAACTATAATAATGCTATAAATACAGCCGCCATTAATGCTAACACAACAGAACAGACACAAAAAATCTTAGATGCTATTACTGGAAATAGAATGGCAGATATGCAAAATCAAATTAATCAGCTTCAAATGCAGCAAGCCATGGCGGGGGTAGTTCGCTATCCAAACGCTAGTACCTATTATGCTGGAACAAATCCGTTCTGTTCTTGTGGAAACAACCTTTAATTGGTTAAACTAAGGGGAATGGATTTATTCCATTCCCCTTTTTTAAATTTTTAATAAAGAAGGATATAGGTAAGGGAGGTTTATTAAAAATGCTTGAAGTTTATTCTAAAAATTTAACAACAACAACGGGAGAATCAATTTCTCTTAATAATATTGCATTATTAAAAGGAACAAGTGCGCAAATTATAGGATCAAATACAATTCAATTAAATAAATGTGGAATTTACGAAATTACAGTAACAGACAATGTGGTTGGTAGTGGAACAGGAGAAATTATAGTACAGATGCAAAAAAATGGTGTTCTTCAGCCACAAGCTATTATGTCAACTGCAGCAACAGGACAAACAAATATGTCTTTTTCAACTTTGGTTCAAGTTCCACAAAATAATAATATCAACTGTCCTTGCTCAATTCCTACCACAATTAATTTTGTAAATACTGGAATTGAAGCAACCCACTCAATTGATGTTATTGTAAAAAGGATTTAATTATGGTTGTTGAAGAAATTTTTTCTGAAATTTCTGCGCACATGATAAAGGGCTTAATGGTTCATGACCAAATGGCAAGATATTATTGTTTTTTAAATTTAAAGAGTTATGAAGAATGTCATAAAAACCATTATTTATGTGAAAGTAAAAATTATTCAGATTTAAACTGTTATTTTTGTTCTCATCATGAAAAATTGATAAAAGAAAAGCCAGTTTCAGACCCAAAAATAATTCCTACTGCATGATATTCTTATCAGAAACGAGATGTAGATGCAACAACAAAAAGAAATGCAGTGAAGACTGGTCTTGAAAAATGAATAGAATGAGAGCAAGAAACTTTAGACTTATATTCTAAAATGTATAAAGAGTTGCTTGAAATTGGAGAGGTTCTTGATGCTGCATATATTTTAAAATTAATAAAAGAAGTAGATAAAGAACTAGTAAATGCAACGTCTTTTTACTTAGATAAAAAATCATGCGATTTTAATATTAATAATATTATTAACGAACAAAAAGGAGAGCTATTTTAAAGCCCTCCTTTTTTAATTTAATAGGAGGGCTAATATGAGTGAAAATAAATTAAAAATAAAAACGCTTCCTTCAGAAACAGACCCAAATATCATAGTACCTGTTGTCTCTCCAAAAGCCGTACAGGGAACTTTTCCAAAAATATTAGAAAAAGACACAACAAATGCAAATCTTGATGAATTTTTAACTGATTTAAAAAGTTACCTTGAAGGTTTGGGTACAACTATCTCAAATGTGATAGACTTAGAATTTAATAAAAGGTTTCCAGCTAGTGAAGAAACTGGAATTTCTTGAGAACAAACTTTACAAAATCAATGTAATGATTTGAAAACAAGAGTTGGGCAAATTGAAGATACAATGTTACCAGTAGGAATGATAATAAAATCTTATGATTTTGAACATTACCCAGATGGTTCAACTATTGAGTGAGTGAATGATGAATTTAATCTTAGTGACACTCCTTCTGGTTGAGAATTGGTGGAAACACAAGAAGTTTTAACTTGTTTTAAAACAATAGTAAGAACAACTAGTTATCAGACTGACGCTGAGAATATTTGTACCATTGAAGAAATGTGAAATTTTTTTAAAGAAAAATATTCTGATTTTGAGGCTCCTACCTTTGGAGATGTTGATTCTTATAAAATTATTGACGGAAAGGTTAAAAAAATTCAAGAAGATATTCAAAGTCGTCTTTTTGGAACCGTTGTTAATGGAGATGCAAATCCTAAATCTACTGGTCGTCAACACCATATGGAAAGTTTGCATTATTTACCTCAAGGCGATTCTCATTTGGTATATGTTGTTTGACAAATGTATAATGATGGAAAAATATCTCCAATGCGTTTTAATGTAACTTTTAATACACTAAGACCATGTTTTGTTTGAAGGAAGGTGGGTTAAAAAATGGCAGAAGAAAATATTAATGCAAGATTAAAGGTTTTGCAACCTGATGATAATTCTGCTTATGTTAATCCAGTAACAAAAGCAGAGGCGGTAAATTACAATAATACTACAGTAAAAGCTTTTTTAGATAGTTTAAACGAAAGAATTTCTAGAATAGAAGGAAATGCTGATGCGCAAATTACTATAACTAATATTGATAACTGTATTGTTCCTGGTAAGGTGTATAATTATACTGGAACTCAGAATACGCCAAGCACAACAAAAAATAAATGAATTATTTGGGCCTATCCAGGAAATAACATGATTGTTCAATATGCTAGTGATGGGCAATCAACTTATGTTAGAACTGGAACAAAAACATCTGGTTCAACTTATAATTTTTCTTCTTGAGTAAAAATGTTCTCTTTAAATGAAGCTTATCCTGTTGGAGCTATTTATATTGGTTTACAAGATATAAATCCATCAACTTTAATGGGCGGCTCTTGAGAAAAAATTGAAGATGAATATTTTTTACGTGCGGCAAGCGCTAATGTAGGCACCACAGGCGGCCAAAATAGTTTTATGTTACAAAAAAATCAACTGCCTCCTCATAAACATTTATTTCATTCACAAGATTATAGTATGACTTGAGGTAGGGGTGATATGAATGTTTGACTTAATACTCTTGCTTATAGTGGAATTCAGCAAGCGGGTAATTTTTTGGGAACATATCAAGGAAAAAGAAATGATGGGTTAGGTTCAAGAGCAACTAGTGACAAATTAGTAGAAACTAGTGAATTTGATGAAATTGTTCAACAAAATATCAATAATCAACCAGCCTATATAAATGTTTATATGTGAAAGAGGGTGGCATAATGTCGATTTTAAAAATGAAATTTTTACAAGGCAAATCTGGAGATCAATATAACTACCCCGTAACAAAATCAGATGGAGTTTTTTTTGACGACCAAGGGAACAAAACATTAAAAAGTTTTATTGATAGCGACTTAAAAACTTTATCATGATTACCTTCAAAAAGCATAGAGAATAAGCATTTAAAAAACGCAAGTGTAACAAGAGATAACATTGGGACAGGTGCAATATCAACAACTAAAATAGCAGATGAAGCTGTTACAAATCAAAAAATAAAAAAATATGAAGCAAATAAACCTGGTTCTGGAATTCAAACAGATAGAATAGCAGATGGAGCTATTACAGATGCAAAAATTCTTGCTTTTAATGGCGACGTTGGAGGCATTTCTGGAGATAAAATTAAAGATGGCGCAATTACTTTAGAAAAAGCTGCTTTTGGGCAAATAGAGTTAATTTATTCTGGAGTTCCAGTAGGAACAAGTGGTAAAGCGAATGTAACTGGATTAGATAAGTATAGATGTTTAATTTTGGGCGTTACAAATGGAGGGCCTTCCACTGTTGGAAGCGATGGAAATCAAAATGGAGGAAGTATGTTGGCAACAATAATGATTCCTTTAATTAAAGAATCAGAAGGCACTTTTGCTTATAGGCCTTTTACTAATGTTCATCAAGCCTTTTTTCCAGATATAAAAGAAGATGGAACAGGAAGTTATAATACTTATTCTGCTTGGTTTCAATTTGACTCTAATTCAACCTCATCTGGGAAAGTTTGATTGGCAGAAAGAGCAGGTGCTTCATACAGTGGCTTAGTTTTATTCGGTATAAAATAAATAAAAAGGAGGAATTTTTTATGAAAATTAATTGGAAATTACGTTATTTAAACAAAACTACTTTAGTTGCTTTAGTAACAACAACAGTAGCTTTTATTTATCAGCTTTTAGGTATTTTTGGAGTTGTATCTCCTATTAGTCAAGATACAGTTACAACTTTAATGATGACTATTATTAATATTCTGGCAGTTTTAGGTATTGTGATTGATCCAACCACGAAAGGTATTAATGATAGTGTCAGAGCGCAAGGATATAAAGAACTTGGATAATTTTGAAGAATACTTAGAAAGTATAGATAATTTAGAAAAATGCTCATTTTTTCGTCTGCCTCCTAAAATTACTGTTGGGCAGACGAAAAAATTATTCAATAAATACCTAACGCTTCTTGATGAAAATAGTTTTTTGGTTAGAGAAACAAAAAATCAATTAAAAATTTTAAGTTATTATCCAGACCATTGACTTGCAGCAGAAGCGTTTCAAGTGGAGGGATTAGTATGCAACCATACGAAAAGTTAAAAAAAGGTGCCCACGAAGTAATGCTTTTCCCAACAACATCTTGGTCTGTTTCTCAATATTGAGGACCTCTTGATGGAGGGTCACATTGTTGTGGGAATCCTATGGACATTGGAAACTCTGTATTATACGCTCCTTGTACAATGACAAAATCTACCTATGGGATAGACCCTACAACAAACTGTGATTTATGATATTCTTCTGATTCTGCGGGACACCCTGCAGAAGTATGAGTTCCAAGTCGCAAAGAACCTGTTATAGTAACTCTTATTGTCGCACATCAAGATTCCCCTATGCATAGAGGAGGAACTGTAGTGCCACAAGGAGGACCCTTAGCTCATGGACTTGGAACATTTATGGGTGGTCATTCTGGAGGGTGCCCACCTCACGTACATATTGAATTTGGAATTTCTCCAGATGGAAGCAATGTTTTAATTCAAGGAGGCTGCACAGGCCCTATTGTAGGAACTTGCTATCAATGTCAATATACAGACCCATATTATGATGTATGTTTTATGAATGATACAAATGGAGCAGAAAGCAGTCCTTTTGCTTCACATCATCAATTTGCAAAAGGTTTAAGCTGATTTGTGCCTGCTGAAAGTAGGAGTTTAGCTGCTACAGATGATGAGATGTTTAATAATATGCGTTGCGTATATGGTTTTTTTAAATGTTTAGATGAAATAGACGGTTTAAATGAATTATATAAAGCCAAGGCTACCGCATGAACAGATGGCGCAATAGCTGGTATGTTAGCAAACATGCAAAATGAATCTAGTGTAAATCCAAATAGATGAGAGAATAATACTCCTTATGGTGTTACCATAGGTGGAGGTCCGAATGGATATGGATTAGTTCAATGAACTCCACATACTAATATAATTAATATTTTACAAATTATGATTGGAGAAAGCGGTCAGCCAATTTGAACTGAAAAAGATAGAGACCCAACTGTTTTAGGAAATGCAGAATGTCAAGAAATTTTTATTGAATATTGTCAAGGACAACAATGAATTGCTGTTGATGGAGTAAGCTGAGAAACTTGGGCACATAGTGATGCCTATGACTCTGCGTCCGGCGCGAGCACTGCCGCTATGATTTTTCAACAAGATTATGAAAGACCTTCTCAGATTGACTCAGATCGAGGAGTGTTAGCAACTCAAATTTATCGAAGAATTAAAGATGAAAAATGAGATAAAGAAATGCCTGCGGGAATGCTTAAAGCAGAAATTATTAATCCTTGAGATTTAGCTACTGTTGTTGAAAATGGTATATTTAAAATAAAAAAAGATTTTATACCTGTTTATTGATGCCCTAGAGATCCAAAAAGAAAAGATGCTATTACTTTTGAACTTGACCATTATTTATTTGTAAAAGATGGAATTTTGCCATATGAAAGAGTTTATTTCGGTCCCGGCGGTTTCCCCGCAAAAGACCCAGATAGAGCAATTGTAACAACTTGATTTGCTTGAGGTGGAAATGAATATGGGCATTATTTTGCTCCTTCTGTAAACGCAATTACAGAATCTCAATCAATTTTTTTGGCACCTTATAAAAAAACTGGAAATGAGTTCGAAGTAGATAAAGATTTCTTTGAAGTTTACTTTCCTCTTGAACAAGAGAAAAGTTTAGTTGAAGAACCATATAATAAAAAGGTTCTTTTCAAAAGTGATGAACTTCCAATTCAATATGATTTACTTCAGGTTGGAAGTTATGATGAAAGAGGAAAAAAGATTAGAAAATCAGCAGAAAAAATTCGAGTTTGAGGAGAAGAAAAAAATGCAGATGACACTTTTGTTTCTCTTTCTGAAAGTTCAACAACCTCACATTTTGTGGTAGACTCTAATAAAATTATTCAAATGATTTCTTTAGACAGACAAGTTTATGCTTCTGGAGTATATGTTGAAAATGTAATTGATATTCATCTAACAAATACCGCAGATAATAATAATATGGAATTAGCACAATCTTTAATAGCAGAACTATATTATTTTGAATATGTTAAAAATACCAATTCTTTAGATAGCGTTTTAAGTTTAAATGTTGCTACAAACATGCCTTTCAATGCCAGCTCTTTTAAAAGTGGAGTTATTCAAAAAATACAAAGGTTAAGACAACAAAGCTTAAATAAAGAACAGTCTAAAATATTGGCAAAAATAAAATCTCAAAAGAGATATGAAACATATTGAAATAGAATAGGGGATATTTTAAATAAAAAGGAGTGAGAATAATGGATTATAATACCTTTTATAAGACATTTATAGGAACCGGTTGAGATGTTGATGGCTACTATGGCAATCAATGTTGAGATGGATACGCAAAATGGTGTATCGAAAATGATGTTCCTTTTTGCTATTGCACAAATAGCGGATATGTAAAGGATATTTGAGAGCAGAGATATTCAAATGGAATTTTAAATTATTTTGATGAAGTAGAAACGCTTCAGCCAGGAGATGTTGTTCTTTTTACAGAGAATGCATATACTCCGTATAGTCATATTGCTTTATTCCATTCTGATATAGACGGAAGTCAAGGTTACTTTATGGGACAAAACCAGGGTGGATATAATGGTAATTTTGATCTTTGCGCGCTGCCTTATTGAGGAACCTACACAACAGCATTTAGATTAAAAACAGCTACCCCAGCAGCAAATCCTATTGATGAATTAATACAAGAAGATGGTATTGCCACATTAACTGTAAGCGATGTTCGTGCAAGAAAAGGCGCGCCAAGTGGAGAAATCGTTAGAGTTTATAACGAAGGAGATAAAATTCATTATAATTGAAAGTATATTGGTAATGGTCATCGTTATATTGTATGACAAGAAAATGGAGAATATATTTTCTTAGCTATTTCTGGAACAGAAGACAGAAGTGAAATGTGGGCTACTTTCTCTGACCCTAATGAAACAACAGACAATCCTTCTGCTGGAGAATTTAATGAAGATACAAAAGAAGAATCTGTTAAAAAAGTTTTTGGATATGGAGTAGACATTTCTTCTTATAATGGAGATATTGATTTAACTCCTTATGATTTTGTCATTATTAGAATTAATGAAGGGGTTAAAATTGATTCTATGTTTGAGACTAATGTGCGCAAATGTGAAGAATTAAATATTCCTTATGGGGTTTATTGATATGACTATGCGCTTAACCTTGATGGGGCCGCAGAACAAGCAGAAATGGTACTTAAAGCAATTGAAGGAAAAAATATTTCTTGTGGAGTTTGGTTTGATATGGAAGATGCTGATGGCTTTAAAGCCGCAAATGGCATTTTAACAAAAGAACACATTACTCCTCTTGTAAACAAATTCTTAGAAATCATCTCAAAAGCTGGATATTACTGTGGTGTCTACAGCACAGAAATCTGGTTTAATACTTATATGCCAGAAGTAGAATGTAATAAATGGATTGCTTTCTGGGGAATTAATGATGGAGAAGTTCATGGAGATTTCTCAGATAAAGCAGTTATGCATCAATATACATCAGTTCCTCTTGATAAAGATTTAATTTATGTTCCTATTTCAGAACTTTCAAATAAAAAAGAGGAAAAGCCGTCTGAAGGTGTTACACCAGCAAAACCGCAAACTCCTACAGAAGAAGAAGAATTAGGAACTGGTTTTATTGCTTTATTAAAAAAGTTTTTAAAATGGATTAAAAAAATATTTAAAGAGGAAGACTAGTTCTTCCTCTTTTTTCTTTTTTGAAAGGAGATTAGATATTATGGCAACAACAAAAAAGAATTATAATAGACTTTCTGATGCACAAATTGCAGAAGAGATTTTAAATGGTGGTCTTTCTGATATTGAAGAAAGAAAAAAGATTTTAGGAAACAGATATGAAGCTATTCAATATTTAGTAACAAATAAATTAATGACAGAAAAGAAAATAACTTCTCCAAAGAAAGGAGAAGATACTATTGTAAAAGATATTGCAAATGGAAAATGGGGAACTTCTGAAACAGACATTAAAAAAAGATTAAATATGTTAGGTTATGCAAACGATAAAGAAATTTTGAAAAAAGCTGATACAATTCGACAAAAGAAATATAAAGAATTTGCCGAACAGTTTAATTCTAAAAAAATATCTTATGTTCAACTGTTAGAAATGTTAGATAAAGAAAAAATTAATTATTCTAAAATTCAACCATATGTGCGCGAACGTTCTGGAGATATTCAAGTTGGCGATTATGTGCAGATTAAGCAAGGCGCCACAGATTTAAAAACAGGAAAAGCAATTCCAAATTATGTTATTCAATCTCAATATTTAGTGAAAAAAACCAATAGAAAAACTGTAACTATTGGAGATAAATTTAAAGAAATGGGAGTTATAGACAAAAACTTTATAATTAAACAATAGGGGGAATTAAAATGGCAATAACATTTACATACGACAACGAGGTATATACAGTTCCCAATGACTCTGCGCTATCAGAAAATGGACAAATAAAAGTTCAAATTGGTTCTCATTATAATCCAGATTCTTCTCGTTTAAAAATTGCTGTTCAATTTATTCATAATAATCCAAGATACCCTGGAACATACTATTGTCCAGAAGGTGGCGATGGAGTTGGATACGGAACTGGGGGGCCAAATGATGGAAATTCTCATGCGGTTAGATTTAGATGAACTCTTACTCAAAATAATGCTATGTACCGTCAAGGAACAGTAAACTCAATAAATGTTTCACCAAACGCCCCTCAAACAATAATTCTTTTTAATCAAGTATTAAGTTGAGAATCTTTAAAAGAAGTGTTTCGTTTTAATTTTAAATGAGATGACAGTGTTATATATAAAGGATACTATGGAATTTACCAAGGAATTTATTATTGGGTAGATTTAAATTTTAATTTAAACTTATCTTTTGATTTATCTTCTGCTACTAATTCTTTTTATAGATTACAATACATCTCTAACTTAGACTCACCTTTTCGTTTAAAAGATTGACCAGAGAATAAAATTAATAATAAATATCCTAATGATACGAATTATAAGGTTTTAGCTGCGCCTGTATTAGAAGAAGGAAATAATATCGTTATTTCTTTTACTCACCAAGACTGGAAATATGAAAAAACATATCTCTGTAAATACGAGATTCCTCCCGTTTTCTTGTATTGAGAATCTGATACTTCAATGGATGGAAAAGATTTGGACGGAAATAAAAAAAGTGGAAAAGTTTGATACCCAAACGAAATTATTACTTCAAATTTTTTAGGAGGAACAATTAGCTTAAAAGCAATTTGACTTACATCTAGCACCAATCTTTCTCCTGTTGTAATAGATTTTTCAGATGCTACTCAAAGAGTACTAGAAAATTTTTCTGATGTTTCTCAATATGATGGTTGACTGGGGTCAAACGGCATAATATATCCTTTTGAAGGAAAAGATAAATTTTCTACCAATTTTACTTTTGTTTTAACTATAAATGAAGATGAGCATAGTCTTATTTGAGTAAAGACAGAAGATGGATGAAAGAAAGGTTTTCTTTGAGTAAAAACTTCTGATAGTGAATGAGAAAAGAGCCGTTCTGTTTTTGTAAAAACAGAAAATTCTTCTTGGCAATCTTCTTAAATTTTTTGTTATAATAATAATAGAGAAAGGAGTAGATAATAATGAAATTGAAAATTCGACAAAAAGACTTTCCTCAAGTAGAATTTCAATTATTTAAAACTATTTTTTTGCACTCCTTTTCTCTTGTAATATATTTTTTTGACAGTGATGAGGTTTACTATTATAGCGCAATCCCATGGGAAAATGGTTTTACTCTTGTTACTGTATAAGATTTTTTAGCCATTATAATAGGCAATAGGAGGTTATTTAATTATGTATACTTATGATGATTTGTTTAATTTATTCTGGAACAAAGGTTCTTATTCTTTTGATAGGGCTGTACACGACATGTATCCTTATAAAATCAAAAAAGAAAAAGACAAAATAGTATTAATTCACAACGTAGTAGGAATTAATGAAGATGACTTGATTATTGATATTGAGGAAAAAGATGGAAAAAATTATTTGGTAGTAAAAGGAGATACTAAAGACGAGGTCTTTGGAGACTACTCTATTAATTCCTCTTTTGAAATTAAACCAAATAGTTTTGAAAAAATTCAATATGAAGTTAAAAATGGAATTCTTCGCGTTTATTTGTTTAAAAAAGAACCAGAAGAAAAAACTTTACAAATCGAAAAGATTTAGTATCATGGCGCGCATAGTAGCGCGCTTATATATGGGAGTAGTTTCAATGGTAAAACGATGGTCTTCAACCTGAAGGGTTACTTCGGAAATTGGTGCCTTATAGTGGGGACATTGTAAGTGAAGGTGATGATATCGGTGAAACCTAAGTCTTTTAGATATGGTAATACCGAGGGAACGAAAGGCCCGTAGAGACTAGATAATCACCCGACTAGAACAGTCGAAGATATAGTCCAGCCCACAAACATAAAAATGGCGATGAAAATCGTAGATGGGAAGCAACACCATATTTGGGGGTTCGAATCCCTCCTCCCATGCCAGACAGAGTTCCTCACAACAGCGAGGTAAATATAAACATAAAAATAGGGGAGTAACTTTAATTAGTTACTCCCCTTGCTTTTTTTACTATCTTTTTTTACTTGATCTTGATAATCAAATATACTATGCATTTCTTTATCAATTTCATCATGTTCATTTGGAACAATTGGTAAGGTTACTGCTCTTTTATAATATAAATCTCCTTGACTGTTTCCACCTAAAGCTTTATACATTTTATACCATTCAGTTAATCTATCAAATTGATATTGAGTCATTTCTCCAACTGCAAGATATTCTTTACAAGTATCAATTAATAAATATTTATAAAATAAAACATCTTGCTCTTTTAATACTTCAAATTCTTTTTGCGTATCATTTAAACGGCCAATCGCATCTCAATACATCTTTTGCCAATAATCATAAGTTGCTTTTGTTTCGGTTTGGAAAGAGGATAAATCTTCAATTAATTCTTTTTTTAACTGTTTGTTTGATTCTGTAACAATTTTTTCAATCTCTTCTCGTAGATTTTTTTCTTCAAATTTTTTTGCCTTTTCATTTTTTTCTTCTCCAACGCTTTTAATTCAATCAAGAAAAGCTTTAACTAAAAAACCTCCAACAGCAACTAATATATATGCAAGCACCTCATCTGCCGAAATATTCATATAAAAACCCTCCTCTATCTTTGAAATTAAAAAAGGCGTTATACGCCTTTATTTAATTTGACCAGTCAAAATTTCCATTTTTAACTTTTCCAAACTTTGTCATATGAGTACCTATACAAATAGCATCGCTTTCATCTTGAGTAGCTTTTACCCCATATGTATTTAAAACAAAGGTTTGGGCATTTTTCTTTTGAACTTGTCTAGTTTTACCACTTATTTTTAAAGTAGATTTTCATGTATTTGATGAAACTATAGAATATGGTATATTAAGCTCTTGCGCAAGCTCTAATACAACTCCATAAACATTTGCTAAAACTTTAAAAGTTTTTACATTATTTCCAACAGAAGCTTGTAATTGAATATCTTCAAAAGCTATTTGGTTTATTTGATATTTTTCTATGAGCTTAACTAATTCCTGTCTAATTGTAACTAGTCGTTTTCCAATTTCCTCTTGTTCTGTTCGTATTTTTCCTCAATCTTTTAGTTCCCCGTTCTGGAAATACGCTCAACCCGACAACTTGCTCGCTTGGTCTAGGGCCAAAAGCCTAGTTTCCTGTGCTGCCGAATCCGCCATTGCGCTCTCCTTCAGCATTATCATTTTCTACTTTTGCGTAAGGCAAAATAATACCCTGACCAATTTTATCTCCTTTTTTAATAAGAAGATTAAATGGAGATAGGTTAAGTACTTGGAACATAATATGTCCTTCATTGTCTGGGTTATCTACATAATCTGCATCGATTATACCTACCCCATTAGCGAGAATCAGCAGATTTTTTAAAGCGATTGAACTACGAATTGAGAGTTGTAAATATTGATTTTCATCTAAATAACATTTAATTCCAGTTGGAATTAAAGTAGGCTTAATTCCAAGAGTTTTATTTAATTCTTGAGCATCAACTAAAGTTTTTTGAATTCCCCTCATGTCTTGAACAAGATTCTCATAAGCTGGAACAAAAATATCTTCTGCTGCGCAAAAATCGTAACCAGCGCTTTGCGCAGTTGACCTTTTTGGAAGTTTAATTCCTAGGTCTTTATAAGCAGAAACGACTTCAAACTTAGGCATAGCGCACCTCATCTGGGCTATATTCTACTTTAATTCTGCGATCTGGCTCTTTTACATCTGTAATTCCCTTGGTGAGTGACACCACCCAGTATTCGTCAATAATTTCGCCCTTGCTCTTGCGGGTCTTATATTCGCTGCTATATTTAATTAATTCAAAAGTTGTTTGGTTTTTATTATCTTCAATTAAAAAATTTGCTTCTTCTTCTGTATCTACTCTATAGGTTTCTACTGTTTTGCATAAATATTTACTCATGTACTTTTACATCGATTTGGTTTCTTCCAAATCTACTCCCTTCTATTATTTTCATTTCTTCTTTTACTTTTTGACCTTGCCAACCAATAAGATGAACATTAAAAGTATTTTTCTCATAACATAATGAAACTAATGCTTTTGGCAATTCTTCAATAGTAAACTCACCTATTGTTTCATTTGGTCTTCCAACATCTTCTTTATATTTTACTTTATGTTTATATACAAATTCATTTACATTACAGTTAATTACTGACATTCTATCACTCCCTTGTTATATGGGAATAAATATCCAATGAAAGCTTCTTGACTTCCTTTTGGAACAACCCAAAATTCAACAGCATCCTTTTCTTCTGTAGTTCCAATTCCTTTTATATCTCCTATTGATTCTAAACATTCAATAACAACATCTTCAAACTTTGTCTTTGATTCTGGATTAACAATTAAGGCTGTATAATATCTTAAATCATGGGACAAAAGAAAAAAATATTTACAATCAGACATTCCATTTTTCCATTTTTGAATATCTTTTTTTGCTAAAAATATACTTTTTTCTGTAAAAGTTTCGGCTTGCGCCATTGCTTGCTTATTAATCTGATATAATGACATCGTTGGTTTTTGTGGTTCATAAAGAACCCATTCTTTATTGTGATATTGATATATTCGTCTTGTATCTGACACTAGAACGATTTCATTTTCTTCTGGTCTTTTTAAAGCTAGTAAAGCTTTATAACTTGGAACAATGTTCATTAAAAAGCTCCTTTCTTTATTATTATTATATCATATTTTTTTAAAAAAATAAAAAACCGAGAGTTTTTAAGAACCCTCGGTTAATAACTGTTGTAAGAATAGTGCACCCGCCGTATTGCCTAAAACTATTGTTAAATATTTTATTATATTTATAAAACTAATATTAATTAAAAGGTATGGAAAATCTGCAATACAGTGTTCAGCACCAATTAAAATAAATCCCATTACACATAAGACTGTTATTAAATCTTGTTTTATTGTTACTGCTAAATGAATTAAAATTCCGCATAAATAGGCTTTTGCGAATAATGCCAAAAAGTCTTTTGAAAATTTTGCGGCTGCCGCAGTTTTTAATAATTCAGCTAAATTCTCGTTAGCTATACAAGAGAAAAAAACTAATGCTCCTACTCCAATTAAGTTTAAGAGTAAAACTTTCGTTTTATAATTCCAAGTAAATTGAGGAAAACCAACTTTTCCAGTAAATAATGGAAGTTTTAATTTTATAATAGATAAAAGTCCAAGACTAAAAAGAAAACTTCCTATAATTGAATTTTCTGCGGTTAAGTTGGCAACTACGCCAATTCCAATTAATATTCCAGCTAAAACCATTATCTTCTCCAATCTTTTAAAGACTCACTATGTTTAATTCTCATTTCAGTTTCTTGTTGCTTACCTAGATTGAAAGCAGTTTTATAGTCACCAGTTAAGTAACCTGTTACTCTACGCAATCTTTGAATATTTTTGCTTCCACAAATTGGACATGTGTCATTCATCTCATCTGTGTATCCGCAATCTAAACAGGTATCATTTGGAACATTTATAGCGAAATAAGGGATATCCTTGTCCATGGCATAGTTGACAATAGATTCTAATGCATCAAGATTATTTTTAACAGTAGATTCTAATTCTACATATGTAATGCAACCAGCGTTACTATATCCAGTTAACTCTGCCTCAATATCAATTTTTTCAAAAGGTGACAAGTTTTTCCAAACCGGAACATGGATTGAATTAGTAAAGAAATCATTTTCTGAAATACCTGGTAATTTTCCATATTTTTTCTGGAATGCTTTCATTGCGGTGTAGCACAAATTCTCTGCCGGGGTGTAGTACACACCAAAGTTCAAATGTTCTTCTTGTTTAAACTGTGCGCATCTGTCTTTGTAAAGCTGTTCAATACGTTTTGCTAATTCCATGCCCCTTTTTGTTGTGTGGTCACAACCGATAAGAATTTGAAGCGTTTCCGCGAGGCCGATTTGGCCAATAACTAGTGTACCATGTTTAAGCGCACTACGCACACCCTCTTCAGGTTTATAACCTGACATTACGCCATTTTCATACATAAATTTTGCTGAATTAGGACTTTGTGAACACATATATTCGTATCTTTCTTTTAACATATCTCTTGCTTCATGTAATTTAGTATCAAGTAAAGACATAAAATTCTCAACAGCATCTGCTTCGCCAGTAGCATCATACTCTTCTTTTGCAGCGTTTAATGCATCCATAGCTAAGAAAGGTAATAAAATTGTAACTGGTGCTAAGTTTCCTCTACCATCCTTCTTTTGCGGATTAACTCCAGGTTCTGCATTGATGTCTGCGCCGTTATATGTTCTGCACATTTTCTCTTATGTTACCATAAGAACTGACTATATCTTCTATCTTTCGATAGCCTCCCGCTTGGACCTGGTGCTTATCTCCAGGCCTACTCCCTTACATTCATCAGGGATAGTCGATACACTTTATTTTATAAGTTCTATAATATATCCATCTGGTTGTGGACGTTTTTTTTGGACAATTTCTGAAATTTTTCTTCTTGATATTGGTAAATTCTGTTCTGCCTGGCTATAACTTTTATAAACTGTTATTTCTCCTGTTTTTAAATTAGTTACTTTTATTTTATTGCCAGTGCGTTCATGATTTTTTTTAACTGTATAATCATCAATATATTCATCTTGTTCGTATGCGATAAGTCATTCATCTTTATATAAACTTTTTACTTTATGTAAACATCTCCTAGAACAAAATTGATGATTTGTTTCATTAAAAAAGTCTCTCATCTGCGCTTGTGTTTCAAAATGATATTCTTCACCAGTATTAATATTTTTACATTTTACTCCTGTTGCATTTGGATTGTTACCGCCTACTTTAGACTGTCTAATTTTTTCTTTAATTAAAGACAATTCTTCTGGAGTTTTTGTTTGATATGTGTTGCCACCGCTTTTATATTCTGCAGCAGTTTCATTATATCCATTTTTTATACTATCATAATAAATAATTCAATCATGTTCTTTTTTTGTTAACTCTTCTTGACTTGTAGCAGTATCAATAACTTCAGTAACAAAAGAATCTGGTTTATAATACCTAATAGCTCTTGCAAAATGAGTATCAATGACGTTGTTTAAAGCATCTGTTTGATGACGTTTTCATCTGCTTTCTAATGAATTAACAGTTTGTCCAATATAAACTTTGTTATTTTTTGTGTTTGTTATTTTATATATTATCATTTTTATTAAACCTCCTATGCTTTCATTTTTATTTAAAAATGTGCGGCATAAATTTAATAAAAATTGTCCAAAACTTATAAAATCTTAGCACGGTCTCATCCTGTTTTACGAGGACCTAACCGTTAGCTTACAATATTTTTGTAAACACCCGCGAGCGCGGTTCAAGAGGTTTTAGATGAGCTACAGTTTACACTTACCCATCGTGCTTACGTATGTCTCAGGATCGTTACGATCATACCCTGCATTAGTAGACCAGTCAACATTTACATAGTTTGGATATAATCTTTGCGCAGTTGACTTTAAAGCCAATCTAAATAAATCATAGTTAGGGTCACCTGGCGCACGATTAACACCTTTCATACATTGGAATATACCACAAGGGAAAATTGATGTTTTATGTAATTTTCCAAGACCTTCAATAGAAACATTTAGGATTTCTTCAGTAACCATTTTACCCTCTGGGAGAGTGCATGTGCCGTAGTTGATAGATGTAAAGGGTAATTGGTTACCAGACCGTGATTGTAATGTATTACATTTGCATTCACACAAGTTCGTTAAGCTTGTGCAGTTCTCTTATGAACTTCTTTATGTCGCCATAAAGATTAGACTATATCTTCATCCTCTTTTGAGGAGGTTACCATTTCGGATTACTTAATCCTACTCTCCGTTTTATGGAGATAGTCGTTAGGCATTTATCGTATCATCATAATATTTTAAGTGGTAGCCCTTTAAGGTTTTACCTCTACCATTGCATAATTTTGAAATGTTTGTCGCTGGAATTCCTAATTGTCTACTACACTCTTGAACAGATTCATAAACAGTATTTAATTCTTCACAATAAACTTTTCTTTTGTTTGGATAATTTTGAGATAATTTCTTTTTCTTTTCTTCTGAACAGGGAACATGTCTATTTTGAGCCGCAATAGATAATTTTTGTTTATGCTCATCAGTAAATTTTCTTCCTTTTTGAGCATTACTTATTTTTTTCTTTTTTTCTTCAGAACAAGCATGTCCCAATCCATTTTTATTGCCCATTAAAGCATGAGAAATTTTTTCTTTAGTTTCTTTATTCATAGAAAATACTTCTCCGCCAGAAGTAGAATTATATCCATATTCTCTATTCATTGCATTAAATTTTTGTATAAGTTCTTGCTCTTTTAAACAAGCTTCTTCTTTTGTTAAATTAGTAAACAAAATATTATGTTCAAAATTATCCCAACCATATTTTTGAATTGCTGAATAAAAATGAGGACTTGATTTATAATTGCATCCATTTGAACCCCATCTTCGTTCTGGTATTTGAGATGTTATGCCAATATAAACTTTATTATTTATTTTATTTTTATGTTGATAAACAATATACATAAAGCCCTCCTTTCTTTTAAATAAATGATACGAATTTAGCACGGAGTTGTCTACGAGAGAGTTTCTCCGTTTAGGTAACTATGTTCTTAACATTACTGTTAAGTCGCCCTAATATTTAAGGTTGTGGTACATACCTTCAACGGCCTGGTGAATTTCTTTTTTTGTCATTGCCATTGCATATTTATGAGCGCTTTTGTCTGCGTACAAACTATCATTATAAATTGAATAATCCTCTGGGTCTATATTATAAGTCCAACACTGTGGGTCTGTTTGTTGTTCATTAATACAGATTCTATCAGGTTCTCCATTAAAAAAGCTTATTTTTTCTGGTGTTAAAAAAGTTAAACCATCTAAATAATGTTTCCAAAAAGATTTTCTTACATATGGCACCATAGTCCAGTCAATATGGCTTGCGGAAACTCCTCCAAATTGTTGTAAAGATTGAAGCTGAAAAATTACTGCAACAAGTTGAAAAGCAGTATTTACTGAATTGGCTGGACGCACATCAGTTTGACGAGTATTAAATCCTTCCGCAAGTAACTTATCAAAAGGAATCGTAAGACAATTATGCATTCCGATTGCGTAACTGTCTAAGTCATGAATATAAATGTAATTATTTAAATGATTATTTCGTGACATTTCTGACATGCAATAATCAAGAGCAAATTTCTTGGTTAAGACTCTATTAGCTTCACCCATTCTTCCACCAAAAGAGCGTTCATCAACATTAGCATTTTGGTTTTGAACATCAGTTGCATCAAGTTTTTTTGCAACTTCTTGCATAAACTGAGTATTATATTCTCTTACTTTTGTTCTATCATATCTATATTTAATATATGCTCTAGCAACATCTTTTCTTTTACAAGACATTAACCCCTGTTCAACCAAATCTTGAATTTCTTCAATTTTTAACATATGGTCTTGTTTCTCAGCATAATCATAAATATAATCTGCAATGTTTTTTGCTTTTGTCATGGCATATTCTTCTATCTTACCATCAACATCCTGGAAAGCAGCTAAAACTGCACTCTCAATTTTACTTTTGTCAAAATTTTTAATTCGACCATCTCGTTTAATAATTTTCATTTAAAACCTCCTAATTATTTAAATTATTTCTAGGATTCTATATTGATCCAAAATATTATAACAAATCTTTTAATAAAATTAAATAAAAATAACCAAAAGAGAGGAATCTTTATTCCTCTCAAGCTCCTTGCGCTCTTGCTGAAGTTAAGCTAATATCTTTTCCATCATCAGAAATAGAAGTAATTCTATATAGCTGATGGTTTTCTTCATCGTCTTTTCTCTTATATTTTTTTGCCATAAAAGAATCTTCTGTTTTAATTCCCTGAATAACAATTAAACTTCCTCTATCAAACCAACTTTTTTCAATAATATGTTTTTTACCATCTTCTCCAAGAGCAGAAATTCTTTTATCAAACAAAGCGAAATGTTCTTTTCTAAATTTTACTTCAACAACACCTTTTGGAGTTAACAAAGTAATAGAAGAATGACTCTTATTTTTAGCAATACAAGTTCCATAAATTTTATGAAGTTTAAAGATATTAATTTTTCTACCATTTTTAGTAAAGAAGCTTCTTTCAACCTCTTGTTCTTCTGGTAAATCAAAGAAATCTGACAAACCATATTTTTCTTTATTTACATTAATTAATTCATGTTCATGGTAATAAAAACATAATACCTCCATTTCCCAAGAAGAAATAGAACCTTTTGCATATTTATTCCAACTTTCCATAAAGATTTTTTCATTTAAACTTTGAAGAATTTCTTGACTATTTTCTTTTAACCAATCTCTAGCGGGATCCATATATCCTTGATAATACTTATCCCATTTCTTTAAGTCTAAAGTTTTATCTGGTTCAATTAAAAACTCTAAATCTATTGAAGTTAAAAAATCTATTGCCCTATTATCTAAATGTCCATTTTTACAAATTGCTCTTAAATATCTGTTAAATTCAAATACTCTCTTTTCAAAGTTTAATTCTTCTGGAATCATTCCACTTTTCACTAACCCGGCAAAATTCTGTAAGGTTAATCTTTTTTTCTTTTCACAAGTTTCCCAAATAAACCATGCCATTACAAATTTTCTATCATAAAATTGGTCAAATGCGCCAGCCTTAATTAAAGAAATCATGGCAGTTTTATTTAATTTTACTTTTGAATAAAAATCTTTTGGAGAAACGTAAGGTCTATTTTTTAATATTTCTTCCACTACGTTTTCACCGACATCCAAAATTCCATTTAAACCAAACATAATGACATTGTCTTCAATATTTGGAGAAAAAGTTCTTTGAGATTTATTAATATCAACTAATCCTATTTTAATTCCTGCGGCTTGAATATCACCTAAAGCCTTTGCAATTTTTCCATAGTTTGTGGAACCTCCTGTTAAAGCCCCACTATTAACTCTTAAACATGCAGTATTCCAAAATATTGGATTATAGTTTGTGCCAAGATACAAAGTCTGTACACCTACGAAGGAGTACGCAAGCGAATGAATTTTTGAAAAAGAATAACCCATCTGTGGACCAACCCCAGCTCTCCAAATATATTCACCCAACTTGTGAGATTTTGCTTGCGCCAATACCTTTTGCCGCAAAGCTGGAATTTTATCCATTTGCTTCTTTCCTACGATCTTTCTGGCGCGATTTGCTTCCCCCAATGTGAAACCGCAAATATTTTCATCCATCAACATTAACATTAACTGCTCTTGGCTTGGAGGTACTCCATAAGAACTTTTGAAATATGGTTCTAAAGTTTTTTCCTCTTCTTTTGTTAAACCAAAGTTATCCATTTCTTTATACCATAAATCAATATTATTTTTAAATCTTACATATTTATCCATTGGCTGCTCTTCTCCAGGACTTGATGTCATTAATCTCATCAATCCATTACAGTCACTCATTTCTTCAATTGTTCTTGGTTTAATCTTTGCAGCTGCTCTTGCGCCAACAGATGAATCAAACTGAAATGTATTTAAAACAGAACCCTTTTCTAAAGCATTCCAAATTCTTTCATCATTTAAATTTAATACATTTGGATGTAAATATTTATCATAAACTTCTTTTAAAGTTAAATCTTTATCAATTTCTCCATACTCCTGTAACAAATTTATAGTTTCAACAATTTTATCTTGTACATCAGTAACTAATATATCAAATTTTGTCATACCAAGATGTTCACATTGATGAAGATCCCATTGAGTAATAATATCTCCACTTGGAGTTTTCATAAATGCACCAAATTCATATGGATTTTCGTCAAAGAAAATTACACCTGATGCATGACTACCTCTTTGCTTAATCAAATTCTCTATTCCAAACATAATATCCAAAAGTCCAGGATATTGTTCTACTTCTTCAATGAAAACTTTTACTGGTTTTCTACCTTTTTCTTTATTTCCATACACAACATCTTGTAAACTCCAAATAAAACCTCTTTCTACTGGTACAAGAGAAGATAAATATTGAGCTTCATCAACATCTATTCCCTGTGGAAAATCTTCACTTCTATATCCTCTACATGAAGTTAAAATTGCGCTTTTGGTTGATTCGGTTCCGAACGTTGCCACCAATGTGCAACCCAAATTTTCTCTAGACAAATCATCTAAATCATCATTAAAATTCTTACTTCTTTCTTCCCTAATCTTCTGCAATATTAAAGGACGTTTACTTGGACATACATCTATATCAATATCTGGTAATTCTACACGGTCTTTATTTAAATATCTGAAAAAAGGTAAATCATGTTCTATTGGGTCTAACTGTGTTACGCCTAATAAATAATGATTCAATCCCGAACAAGACGAGCCTCGGCCTGCTCCAACCGTACTTCCGCACTCCCAAATTAAATCAATGTAATGTTGTAAAGTAATTGGATAATCAAACATATTTGAATCTAATTCTTTTCCAATATATGCTTTAACCTCTGCTTCTTCTTCTAATCGACCTAAATAAATATTATTATCTTTTCCTAATTCTTTAAGCTTTTTTAAGCATTCATTAACCCAATATCTTTCATGATTGTTTTCAGATTTTCTCATATTATAAAGATTTGGATATTTTACCAAAGATTTATCATCAAATTTTTGACTAAAAGGAACCTCAACCCTTGGGATTTGTTGTTTATGAAAAATTGAATATTGTTCAATTTTATCATAAATTTCTTCACTATTTTTAACCATTTCTTCATAGTCTAATCCAGATGCAGACAAATGTTCTATTAATTCTTCTTCTGTTTGAAGATAAGAATATTCATAAAAAGAATCTACTTCTCTTTCTCCTTGTTTAGAATTTAAATATGCCTTATGAACATATCTGTCTTCTTTCTTTAAAAAATGAGCGTCACAACCTATTACCATTTTTCTATTATAAGTTCGTGCAATTTGTTTAAGACGCTTATTTACAATAATTTGTTCTGTTGAACATCCAGGCGCACATTCTACATAAAAATCATCTCCAAAACATTCGATACAAAAAGTTATGTAGTTATGGATTTGTAATTTTTTTTCTTGTGCTAATTCAGTATTATTATTTTTTTCTGCTTCTGTTAAAGCTAAAATTGTTTGTCCCAATTCTGAACCAATACAAGCACTAGTCGCAATTAAATGACCTTTTCCAAACTTTTTTATTTTCTCTTGTAATTCTGATTTTAAAGTTGGAACTCGTTCCAAACCTCTATCCATATAAGAATTCATCCAAGAATAAGAAGAAAGTTCTTTTAACATTTGAAAACCCACTTTATCTTTTGCAATTAAGATAAAGTGGTAATATTTTGTTTTTGGTTCTCTTACATCTGTTAAATAAATTTCATTTCCTATTGCAATTTTAAAATCTTTATCAATTTGCTCTTGATATTCTTTAATCTCAACCGCTGCGCACAAACACTCATGATCTGTAATAGCAATTCCAGATAAACCAAGTTCTATGGCTCGGTCTATGAGATTTTTAGGCTTATTAATACAGTCGATCAATCTGATGTTGCTGTAGTGAGTGTGCGAATGTGGTTCGAAGCGACGACCCATTTCATCATCTTCCTTTCCCTTATTTCTATATATATTATATCATAGCTTTAATATTTTGTCAAAAAAACTAGTTTTTTATCACGACTAATTTTTCTACTGCCCTTGTGCATGCTGTGTATAACCATCTTTTATGGTCATCTTTCTTAAATGGAAAATTTTCTTCAATAACTAAGACATTATCCCATTGACTGCCTTGCGCTTTATGACAAGTAATAGCATAACCATAAGCAAAAGGAACAATTGGATATGGAGCGCCTTTTATTTCTTCTGGAGTAAAAGCTGGAACGCCAGTTAGAAAAAGTTGTTTATCAATATAAACACATTCAAACATAGCATAATAAGAATCATATCCTTCTGGCATGAGGTCTATACAATATAATACTCTACCATCGTCCAAATGTAATTCAGATAAATATTCAACAGTTCCAATAGTTCCATTTACCATACTTTCTCCAATCATATTAGAAGAGTTCCATATATTTTTCAAACAAATAATTTTATCTCCTAGCTGCAACTCTTTTGGAACATTAGTACCCCAAATGTATTGCCTAATTAGATTATTATAATAATCTCTTTGTTTATTTGTAGCTACTAAAACTTGGTCTGCCCAAGTCAACATTCCAGAAACTAATTTACTCTTACTTAAAACTTGAACTTCTGTACCTTTTTGCTCTGGTAAATTTTTACCTTCTCTAATACGCAAACTTAAATCTATAATCTCTGAATCCTGTGCCTGTCTTACAATTTCATCTAAAAAGATATGTGGGTCGTCTAAAACATTATTTTCTTTCCGAACCGGGGGAAGCTGTGCTGGATCCCCAAGAGCTAACACATGTACTGGATGAGATAGTAATAATTCCCACATATCAAGTGGTAACATTGAAACCTCATCAACAACTACAATTTTGTATGGCTTTTCTAATTTTTTTCTAGGATAAAAACGATAGGAACCATCTTTTAATTGTCTAGCATGATAAAGCAATTTGTGCGCAGTTACAGCATTTTCATTCCCATGCTCTCTTAATACTAGGGCGGCTTTGCCCGTGAAGGAAACATAAACTACTTGAAAAGAAGGAATGCCCAACGCTTGAATGATATAACTAACCAGCGTTGTTTTACCCGTACCAGCCATTCCCGCAATAACGGTGTATTTTTTATGTTCTTTATATCGTTGAAGAGCAATTTCCAAACCCTTTTGTTGCTTGTCAGTTAATTGCATACCTTTTGTTTTATCCTCCTTTTCTTTTTATATTATATCATATTATTTATTTATTTTCAATATTACATGTAATTTCCCAGGTTGATCCCATATATTTAGGGCAAATTCTTGCCATTAGCATACAAACTCCACAAGGTAATAGGTGAGGGCATTCTGGTGTATCTTGATAATACGATTTTGAATCGGCAGTAGAGGTAGAATCGCTATAAATCAATTTTGAATTAGTAGTTGTTTTGTTATTAAACATAAAATTTCCTCCTGTTTTTTAACTAATTTTTTACATTCTAACATTTGCTCTTAAAAATTCCTAGAAAGATTTTTGTTCCAGGTGCGGAGAAGCCGCCATCAGCGCCACAAGCAACTAGAAATAGTATTCTTGTTTTTCTTCTATTGAATAATCTTCTATTAAAATTTGAGGAGCATTATCCCAGCCCGTATTTTTAGAACATCTTCCAATAATATCTACTTTTACATAGCCATCTCCAGGGTTTAAATCTTCGTATTCACTTTCATTTGCTTGGAATTTAATTGCTGTTAAACTTGAGCTTGAGAAAGTAAATTTTAAAGTGTTTTTATTTTTTCCTAGTAAAGAGAGATTGTTTTTTGCAATAATAATATCTTTTAATAAAACAAGAGGTTCTTCTACTCCTTGACCCCATAAATCATCTGATTCAGCAATAGACAGAATATCATCTTCATGATATGGAAGATTTTCTCCAGTAATTACCAAATCAACATTATATTGAGCAGAGAATTTTGCGTCTTTTAAAATTTCATTACTATATTCTATAAACTTGCTGATATTCGGTTCGGAGATGATTACACCGAATGCGTTGTCATGCCCCTGAGCAAGTTCAAAATATCCACTATTCTTTGCAAGTTGTTGTAAAGATGGGAGCGCGCTTGAAGGAGTGTTTCTACCAGAACCGCCCCAGAAGACCTTTCCAGTTTCTCTATCTATTGTTTTATTTAATAACATAACAGGATGTCCATATGTTGACATAATTTTATTTGCAATAAGACCAGTAATCTCTCTATCTTTTTCATCTGGATTATCAATTTGGACTAAAAGAATTTTATTCTCTAATAAGTTATTATCTTCAATTTGCTGTTGTAAGCTTTCAAATAAGCTATCTCTTTCTTTGTTTTGTCTATTTCTAACGTTTGCGCAAGTACGAATAGATTGCTCTATAATTGTTTCCATTTCTCCCTTATGCCCACGTTTTGTAGAAGGTATTTCTGTATATGCCATATAATCTAACATTGACTTGAACAACAGGGTTTTTTCCTCTTGTGTTCCCACTCGTGTAACTGCATTAACAGCTGGAGCGATATACCAAGACACACCCTTAGGCGTAACTTTATCTTTCATATTGTAAGAATTTTTTTCTACCATTTTTACCATAAAGGGAGTCCAAATGTGAGCACATCCTTTTTCTACAATTCTATGCGTTTCGTATTGGCGCAAATCCATTGCGTCTGCTAAAACACCAAGAGCAACTAAGTCTAAATAATAATCAGCAATATTGTCATTAAAGAAAGAGTCTAAATAACTACAAAATTTCCAAACCATAGCAACGCCAGACAAAGATTTTGTTGGATAGTTTTCATCCAACTGATTGTTTATAACAATAGCATCTTCTGAATAATGACTTGCATTATGATGGTCAATAATAATTACTTTTCTACCTTCTTTTGCTAATTGCGCATGGATGTTGTATTCCTCACTACCAGCATCTGGGCAAAGAACCAAAGTAGCTTCGCAAGCAGAAATTAAATTTGTTAATAGTCCATGTGTTTTTCCTTCGTGCATCCCAAAATGAACTTTGTTATCAACCCAGGTTGGAAAACGTCTATGAAGGTAATTAATTAAAACTGCTGCGCTAGTATACCCATCACAATCACTGTCCACGTTCACAAAACATGTTTCGTTATTATGGATAGCCTGAACAAGGCATTGCGCTGCTTCTTTCATATTTCTTATTGTCGCAGGATTAATTATATCTTCATCTGAAACATTTAAATAGTGGGCAGGATCTTCTATCCCTCTATTTTTTAAAACTTGAATTAAACTAAAATTTTCTGAATCTTCATTAAGAATTTTATACTCCATGTTCAACGCTATCCTTTCTTACAATTAATGTATCACCAACTTTAAAATGAACTCCTTTATACTCATACTCTTCTGTTGGCAAAGCATTTATATTATAACTATCTCTAATATATAAAAATACATCCAATATATCATCTGTTTTATCTATTTTAACTTTTATGTAATCTTTATTTCTTTCTATAATCATTTTAAATATTCCTCTTTCTATCCTTAAATAATGTTAAAAACTTCTCCATGCCCTCATCAATCGGGGCTGCTTTATAATCAGTAATTTTTTTATAGTCTATTATAAAAGAAATATTTGTATAATTCTTATATCTTTGTTGTATCTTTTTAAAGTTTTTAATTAACTTTAAATATTCATCATCCCCAAGTTTTTGAAATTGTCGGTCAAAAGCAATAATAACTTCTTTAACACCAAGCTTGAGTAATAATTGCATTTGGTAATTTGATATGTTACTACCGCAGCACGCCACAGAAAAATCATTATCTCCAAAATAGGTTTGGAATTTAAGAGAGGACTTTTCTGATTCAAATATAATTGCGGTTTTAGTATTTTTAATCACTTCTTTTGAGTTATTTAAATTATATAAATTTAAACCAAGTGGATGATTATATTGTTTTTTATTTACTACAATAGGACGATATTTCCCATACGCTTCTGCTTCTGACTTAATCATTGTTCGTCCTCTAATTCCAATCAAACGATTATCTATGTCATAATGCGGAATTGTTATTTGCGCACCGCCAGGAAAATATCCAATTCTATTCTTGTCTAAAACCTCTTGGCTAATATCTTCCATTAACCAAGGAACCAGTTTAATTTTATAATTAAATCTATCTAAAATATTTGAATCATACTCTTCTAAAAGAATTGAAGTATCTTTTACGGAAATCTCTTTAATTCTATCATAATTCTCAAATATTTCCCAATCCTTTAACTTCTGGAGGTCTTCAAAATCTTTTGAGGTTTCGGAAAAACCAAAAGTTGTAGCCACAAAATTAATTGCTTCATTTAGCTTTAAATCTACTCCCTTTTGAATCTTAAATATTTTTTGAGTTAATTCAAAAATATCAAAACCACCATCTCCACCAGAGTAACTTACAAATAGTTTTGAATTATCATAATAATAGAGTTTGCGCGAACCGGTATGTGCGGGGTTGTGATCAATTGTTTGCGCAACAATCCCATCTTTTGTATATTGAGGTTCTCCTCCAAAATCTTGCAAAAAATCAAATATATTTTCTAAAGTTAAGTTTTCTTTTACCTCATCTTTAAAAAGCATGTTTTTCTCCAACCTCTATTTTAAAATCATCAATATATATTAACTCATAATCATAGCCTGTCATAAATAATGGTTCTACTCTACATGTGCCAAGATTTCCTCTACACCAAAGATAAACACCTTTATATTTTCCCCTTCTGTTTTTATATATAGATAGTTTTAAATTAGGTTTTTCAAAACCATTTTCACCTAAAACAGAAGTTAAAGATTCTATATCCTGTTGTTTAGCTGGAAGAAGAATCATTCCTAAATCTATTCTATCTGCTATACTTTTTGCGCCTCGAAGTAGATTCTGGTCTGGAGTATCGGAAATTGCATAGTCACCATTTAACTGTGTACTAGACAAAATAAAAATTCCATATTGATTGCAAATGTCTTTTAATCTTGCTGACAACATAAAAAGAACATTATCTTCTCTGATTTTTACTCCTCCACTACGACGACTAATTTCTTCTAAGATTTTTAAACTTGTGTGTATATAGTCGAATCCTACATAACGCACATTATATTCTCTAACAGCTCTTTTTATTCTATTTTCAACATCTTGAAGGGAAAAGTCATGCATAACTTCAATTCTTAATGGACTTCTTTTTAATATCTCTGCAGCTTTTAAAACTCTTGCTTCCTCACCTTCTTGATACCACCCATTTAAAATATGGTCTTCTTCAACGTTTGATAAAAAAGCAAGCATCATTGTTTGAACCTCTCCTAAATCCTGCTCTGTTGTAATATAAAGACAAGGTTCAGAAGTTCCGTTCCATACCCATCCAAAATCATCATAATAAATCATGTCACAGGCAAAATTACAAATATCGGCAATCATTGTTCTTGATTTACCTACTCCAGTAGGCGCTGAACGCAAATAAAACTTTCCCAATCTTGCTCCTCTTGTAACCGTATTTATAAGAGAGCCATACATTGGAACACCAACTTCTGGATGTTTCTTTAAGTTTTCTAAAAGATCTTCTATACCGTCTCCGGCTTGATATTCCTCAAAACCTTCTCCACCTACATATTCATATCGAATTTTTTCAATAACATTTTCAATCTTTAAAGCAATAGCCTCTAAAGAACTTCCATCTAATTGTTCCTCTTGTCTTTGCTTCTTTTTGAAATCTAAGACTTCTTCTGGGTCATAAATAAAACTTACATCAATCCCATAATTATCATAAGCTCTTAACAAAGACATTTTCTTCATTCTATTGTAATAATAGTCAAAAGAAGTAGACACACTTTGTTCAGATGCTTTTAATAACCATTCTTCTCCTTTTTCTTTTTTAAATATAGCTTCACTTTTTGGGCGAGAAGATAAAAAATCACAAATATTTTCTATTGTGATTTCTTTTGCTCCCAACTCATATAACTTATATATTGAACCAAAAACAATTTTATGAAAATCTTCAACAAAATCATTTTCAGTTATTGAATATTTATCACCATAATCTAAGATTTTTGGAGAATTAAAAACATTTCCAATTACTTGAACAATAGCGGTTGTATCAACATATTTACTCTTCATCACCTAACTCCTCCTCATCTAAAAAAGAGAATTGTTTTTTCTTTCTGGTTTCTTTTTTTGGTGACTCTATTTGTATAACTATTTGTTGTGGTCTATACTGTTCTAATACTTTTACTTTATTTTTTTGATTTGCTTGCCAAATATTGTAATAATAGTTTCTACTTTCTTCGTAAATGAATGGTACAATACCAATTCCGCCATTTGCTTTATCTAAAGAATTTCCTTTTATTTCATAAAAATAATATAATGACTTAAAAATCCCTGAATAGGTATAATTTTTGTTTTCTTTCATCATTTTTTTAATTTGCTGCTCTGCCTTTAAAGGAACAGAATCAACATTAAAAAGAGCTTTTATATAATTATATAAATCCTCTTTATCTTTTTCTATTTGAACCCTTTTTTCTGCACAAGAAGCATGTAAATACCGTCTTCCTTCTTGTATAAAAGGTTCTGAATTTCTGTCAAAATATTCCCCGCAAACGAGGCACTTTACCATTGCTTTAGCCATATAATACCCTCTTCTATATATATTATATCATAAAATACAAAAAAAAGCAAGTGTTATACCACTTGCTCTATACTAAATCCGATTTAATTTCTTCGTTAATAAGATAAATGAATTCAGCTTGCGCCAAAGACGTTTCGGCGACTTTCTTACCTTTTCCAAGGTATTTCTCAATAATTTGAGTAATTCTTGGTGCATAATATTCTTTATTTTTAGACATTAATGAACCAGCCAATTGATTAAACTCTTTCATCAAAGCATCATAATCATAGTTAGTTTCAATAGGAATATTATTATTTCTTTCATTTGTAATAAAAGAACCATTTGTTTCACTAGCTTCTTTATCAATAGCTTCATTTAAAGCATTAACAAGAGTATCATATTCAAACGGAATAACTGGTTTAATATATTTAAATCTACAACCAGTATCTGCGCTATTATCTGGAGAACGAAGAATTAAACGAGTTTTTCCAACTCCATTTTCTTCATATTTCTCAGCATAGGCATAAATATCTGCCATATTTTTAACTATCTCATTAATTGAATTTGCAGCAGTTGGGACTACTTGGTTATACTCTGTTCCATCTTTTCTTTTAAAAGTTTTGTCTTTTGAATGAGAAATAAATAAAACTGCATATCCCATTTGAGTAATTGATCTAAATGTATCTTCAAACTCTCTTTTTAATTTATTCCATCCTTGACCCCATTGAATTTGAGATAATGCATCAACATCATTTTGGCTACATACATACTTCTCACAAAGCGTACCTGCAATATCTACTGTATCAATAATTAAGCTATGAAACTTTTCTTTAACATCTGGTTTTTTTAATTCTCTTACAATCTGTTTTAATTCTCCCCATGTGGCGACATCTTGTGCATACACACCTGGCAAAGCGTTATAACCTTGTTCAAAGGCTAGAATAAGCGCTCCAGGAAGTTTGGAGCCGAAAGTGGTTTTACCACTTTTCGGTTCTCCATAAATATAGGTAATGTAACCACCTAAATCTCGACTAACTTTATGGGGTTCTAAGTTTAATAAACTAATTGCCATTATTCTTTAACCCCCTTTTCTTAGAAATCAAATTCTTTATTTGTGATGTTTGTTTTAGGAGTAGGAGCAACTACTCTACTCTTTAACTCTGCAAGCATCATTTCTCTTTCTTGCATTTTTTCTGTTAATTCTGCTTTTGTGATGTCAGCTTCTTCATCTTCATTTTCACCAACTTCATATGGAGATAATGCAGACTGTGTAACAATAAATGCTCTATTTGTTGAAGTCGTCTCGTGAACTAAATCTTCTCCCCATGCAGATTCTTCAGTCCATTTTCTTACTACTGTCTCAGATACTTCTGTACCTGTGATTTTTGTAAACATTAAATTTTTTGGAGAAATATCTTGGCTTAAGAAATAATCAATGCCACCTTCATTTAAAACTGTAAATTCCATTGGTAAAATTGCATTTCTAAAATCAAAAATAACTCCTTTTAAGATTAATTTTCTTGGTTGATTTTTATCTGGGTCTTCTTCAACATCAAGGACTCTATTAATTACCATATCTGCTTCAAATAAAGCTCTTTCTCGTTCCTTTTCTTTTAAAGGTTTATTTAAAACATGAATAAATCCACCCTGATTAATTCTTTGAGAAACTAATGTAGGTTCTCCACTAGGAGTTTTTTGTCTATCTGTGTAGAACTCATTTAAAGCAAGAGCTGAGTCTGCTCTAACTTTAACATCTCCGCCATCCATATATGTTTTAAGCTTACCTTCAAGAATGTCGTTTAAAGTTGCGTAAGTTGCATTATCTCCACCCTTTGAAGTTTTCTTTGTTACATAAGTATAATGAACTTGAACGATATTTGTTAAAGCATCATTAGTGGCAATATCAATAGTACCTCTAATATATTCAGTTCCTGGTTTCTTACTATTTTCACCAGTCACTCGTTTTTCCAAATTATGCTGATAAAGCGTACCTTCAATATAAACTCTGTTAATCATTTTTTGTTTCATTTTTCTACTCTCCTATAACGTAATTTTTTCCTTTTTCTGTTAATGTGTAGGTCACTGGACCCGTTCCAATTTTTTCTACAAAATTATCAGCAACCAATTTGCGCATTGCACCAGACACAACCCTAGAAGAAACTCCTAAATCTAAGGCAATTTCTTTTGAGGTATAAATAGTTTTGTCTGCATTTTGTAAGAAGGTTAGAATGTTTTTTCCATTATCTGTTAATTCACTTTTCTCTTTATCTTCTTGTTCTAATGCTTTCATCATGGCTTCGATATTTTCTGTCATTAACTCTTTTGCTAACTCTGGATTAGCTTCAATCAATTTTCTAATAAATTCTAGGAACTCTTTTTTCATCTCTATCTTTTCTCCTTACATATATATTATATCATATATTTTATTAATTTTCTAATAAAAGATAAGTTCGTCTGCGTAAGGTAGGGTTTTTGCCCAAGAGATAAAATCATTCCATTCTGACAGTTTGTGCCCTTCTCGTTGAGCGCAAATGCTTCTCAATGTTTCATAATTAAAAGTAATTGTTCTTGTCTGTAACCAGCTTTCTGGCAACAGCTGAACTAGATGACGCCAAATTGTTTTATCTTTTTTTCGAAGATATTGCTGCCGCAAATCTTCTAAACCATTTATAACAACAGCATCAAATCCATCGTGACCATCTAATTCAAAGCAATCGAAAGTAATTGGGGTTGATGCTAATTTGTGCATTGTTGATGTACTATTGGCAACGGTACCGATCTTGTACGTATCCAACTCTTTCCAAATATAAATGGGCGCAGTAATATCCACACAGACTTGGATTTGGCGAAGGAATTTGCGGTGTTCTGACCCACCCTTAATCAGCCTTTGCGCCAAGTCTAAATCTTTTTCACCCAGATAAACTACATCCGCGCATACACCTTCAATCTTATCTAATGCTACTGTTGTTTCTGGCATTTCTAAATATTCATTCCATCTTTTTAAACCAAATATACTGTCTGATTTTGCCCAACTTTGAAGGGGGTTGCGCATACCCATTATTGAACCTTTAAAATTATGAACTGAAGTATTTTCAAATTTCATTTTTAATCTCCATCTATTGTAAGGCCATATCCTTCTAATTTAGGAACTGCACATCTTACAAATTCTTCTAAATCATCAATAAAAATAGGAGCATTATAAGTTAAAATTTCTCCCTTTAAATAAGAAACGTAACTAAAGCAAGAAACATAGCCTAGTCCATATGCTTTTATTTTATTTTCCATCGCATATGGATTTCTGCACAAAATAACTCCGTTTACATCATGAGCCTGTTTGATTATTGCTTTTGTTTTTCCTGTTCCGGCAGGGCCAATTATTTTTTCCATTTTAACTTTTTACTCCTTTTAATGTGTTAAGACCGTATTTATTACTTTCATAAAAATCGATCCAATATCTCTCTTTTTCATTTAATTTATCTGCGGTACAAAATTCAAGAATCTCGTATGAAAAATTCTCTGGATTTTTTTGTTTCATTGTTGAATATAGCCTATTGTTTGAGCTATTAATTCCAAGACCCGCTTTTATGTGTGTTTTTAATCTAGTTGGAATATCTTTACTTTGACCTATGTAGCACATTTCAGTTTCCAAGTCTGTAATTTTATAAATTCCAGTTTTATTATTATCTTTAACTATACGGTGCATTAAATCATTAACTGGTCTTTCATAATAAACCTTCCAAATAATTTTTTGAATCGCTTCAAAATTTTGTTTTCTAAAATCTTTGAGAGCTTTTTTAATGGCTTCAATTTCTTCAATATCATCTTCAGAAAGTTGAATTTTATAAAACTCTCCTTGCTCCTTTATCTCCTGTGCTCGCTTAGCTGCTTCTATTGCTGCGCTAACGGCTTCTTTGTGTGTTAATTCAATGGCTTTTAAATTTTCTATATTATCTTCAATTATTTTAGCTTGTTCTTGCTTTTCACTAACAAAATTATCATAAGAAATTTCTATATCTGCACATCTTTTATCTCTAAACTGTTCTTGTTCTTTTATATAGTCTTTAATAAGTAAATCTACTTCTAACTTTCTTTTTTCCTCATAGTTTTGAATAGTTTCTTCAGTATGATTTTTTAAAACTTCTTTTTGAGTTTGTAACTCTGCTACGCTTTTGAGTAAGCGCATACTCTCATCTTCAAGAACATCTATTTTTTCTTTTGTCTTTAAACATTTATACGATAAATAACAAAGTACCAATGTGGCAAGAACAAGAGGAAATGCAATATATTCCATACTTTTAAAAAGGAGGGGAGCGTTCCCCTCCTAATCTATAAAATTATTCTTCTGTTGCGTTTACATCAAAAGCCATTCCAGCATCATTCAGCTTTAAGAACTTAACTTTCTGATGAGTTCCATCAGCTAATTCGATTTCTGCTTCTTCACGGAAACCTAAACCTTTTCTCTGAATTGCAGAAGTAAATGCTCCATCTACCTTATTTTTCTTTTCAAAACCTAAAGCATCTGCCACATCCTGAGCTGTAAAATCTTCTCCGTTATTTGCCTGTAAGAAAGTAATAATTTTTTTGCTGTTTTCACTAATTGCCATAATATTTGTCTCCTTCTAAAATTTTCTTCTAATATTAAGATTTTGCGTTCTGTTTTTTAATGTATTTTTGTATCATCTCATCTAATACGACCATTGCTTCAAGTCGTTCTTCTGGAGTTTTTCCACTTACTTTAGAACTTGCCTCTACGATTGCGTTCTCATAAAAGTTTTTTAAAAATGTGTCTTCTTCTTTGACATTGTCCAATTCAATCTGTAGAGAAGCTATTTCTTTAGCAAGTCTTTTTAACTCATTTCTTTTCATATTTTTTACGGAACCTTTCTTCTTAATACATTTATATTATACGAAAAATTTTGATCTTTTGAAAATAAAATGAAAAGAAGGCTAACCTAGCCTTCGATGAAATAATTAATAAATTCTTGTTCTGTAATAATTGGAATTCCTAACTCTTTTGCCCTCTTATTTTTTATAGTACCACTATTAGGCGTATTTGTAATTAAATAATTTGTAAAAGAGGTTACTGAAGTTACAACTTTTCCACCCCTTGATTCAATATCTTCTTTTAGAGCATTTCTATTCTTATAAATTGATAAACTTCCTGTAATACAGAATTTTTCACCTTCCAATGAGAAATCCATTTCTTCATTTTCTTCTTTATCACAAGTAACTACAATATATTTAGCGATTAGTAAATCTGCTTCTTCATAGTCAAAATTCCAAAGATACGACGTTTTTTCGGGGCCAAAGCCCTCCCATTTACAAAAGTCAAATTTTTCGTCTACTAAATCTCTAAACTCGCTCCAAGAGGAAACATGTTTACAAATATCTTTTGCTTGCGCAACTCCGATTGTAGGGATCCCCAAAGCGGAAATAAAGTTATTCAAAGGAACGTTTTGAGAGTTTTTAATGTTGTATAAAATTTTTTCAACTGATTTTTCTCCAAAGCCTGGTTGCGCAATCCATTTATCTTTCCACATAAACTCTAATTCATATAAATCAGTCAAGTTTTCTACCCAACCCCAGTCAACAAGTTTCTCTAATGTCTTCTTTGAGAGTCCCTTAATGTCGAGTCCCTTTTTACCACAGAAGTGGTCAAGTCTGTTAATAAATATAGATTCGCACTGAGGGTTGGTGCAATATAAAACTTCTGATTCGTTTTCTTTTCTAATCTCTGTTGGTTTTCCACAGAAAGGACAAACTGATGGGATTTCAAAAGTAGGGATATTATTTGGATTATTTGTTTGCGCAGATTTGACCTGGGGTACGATCATATTCGCTTTATAAATGAACACTCTCTGGCCTGGCCAAGGGTTTCCTAATAACTGTTTCATAATTGAAATATTATGTAAACTTGCCTTTTCACACACACTACCGTCTATATCAATTGCGTTATAAACTAAAACGGGGGTTAATTGACCAGTTCTACCCATTTGCCACTGAATATCCTTAACTTCTGTTTCATATTCATCATCATACATCTTGAGAGCGATTCCACCCTTAAAATGATGGTCTGTTCGACCTGCATCAAAATACTCTTCAACATTATCAAACTTGAATACAAAACCATCAATCGGATAATCTAACCTACAATTTTCTCTATCTATATAATCTAACCCTTCTTCAATATCTTCTAAATTCCAATATTTTTTATCTAGGGTATATTTAGGAACTTTTTCAAATCCTTGTTCAAACAACCACCACAACTTTTCTGTTAATGTTGGTAAGTCGTAATCTGTATCCCATGCTACAAAAGTTAATTTTCGTTTTTGACATTCACTACTGTCTAACAATCTAATGCTTCCCGCAGCAAAGTTTCTAGCATTTTTATAATCTGTTTCAAATTCTTTAAATGTTTTTAAGTCACAAATAATTTCTCCATCAACAGAGATAGAAACTTTATCTTTTAAAGTCTTAGGAATAGATGGAATTACTTTTGCGTTATGAGTAACGTCTTCTCCTACCTCACCATTTCCTCTTGTTTCTGCTCTGACCAAGATTCCATTTACATAAGTTAAAGATAAAGTTAATCCATCCATTTTTGACATAAAAATCATATCTTTACCACGCCCAAAGCTAAGAATTTCATTCATGTCTTTTGTTTTATCAAGAGATAACATTGGGTGATTATGTTTAACTTTATTTAACTTAGAAACAGTTTCAAAGAAAATAGATTGCGTTGGTGAGTTAGGAAGAGAGAATCCAAACTCTCTCTCCTTTTCTTTTAATTGGAAATAGAGGTCATCCCACTCTTTATCTGAAATTGCGGGATTCCCTTCGTCATATAGCCTAGTATATTCATTTAGTTTTTTTACCAAGTCTTCCATGTTATCTCCTTAAATTTTTGATGCTTGTACTATATTTGAGTTTTTAATTACTTGTACTCCTTGCGCAATTCTTCCGGTAATAGATATTTCAGAAGCTTTAATGCAAATTGATTTACTTTGCCCAGAGATTAAAACGGCATCATCCTCCGCTAAAAGCAATGCTTCAGCGACCTCCAAGTCTTTTGCGCACATCAATCCAACTCCACCTCTTTTTTGAAGAGTTAAATCATTTAAATTAATTCTTTTTCCTAACCCATTTTTAGTAAAAATTGCAAGTTTATCATTTTCATCTCTAATTGGCAACATTGAAACAATTTCATCGCCGTCTTTAAGAGTCATGGCTTTGACTCCTGCTGTTGTTCTTGAAGTCGTTGCAACATCTGTAGAATTGTATTTAATACACATTCCATTTTTAGTTACTAAGATAATTGGTTCATTATCCATAATTGCAACTGCGGCCAGGGTATCACCTTCGCGCAAGTTAATTGCGGCCAATCCAGTTTTCTTTCTTGTCTTTGTATATTCGCTAAGAGCTGATTTTTTAATCATTCCTTTTTTTGTTACGAATAGAACATATTTCTTTTCTGTCCCTCTCTGAATTGAATAGATTGTAGAAACATTTTCTCCAGGTTCCATTTTTACAAAACTTTGAATTGGCTGACCTTTTTTTGTATTAGTTCCTTCTGGAATATCATCAACTAAAAGCTTGTACATTTTTCCCTTGTCTGAGAAAACCATCAGCTGGTCAATAGTATTTGTTTTGATTATTTCTTTTGAAATATCATCAGTAGTTTTTACACCTTTACCACCTCGTCTTTGAGTTCTAAAAGAGGTTAAAGGAATTCTTTTAATTAAACCGCTTTCTGACATAATAACTACACACTGTTCTGGTTCAACAGTAGCAATATCTTTTTCGTCTTTCTTTAATTCTAACTGAATTAAATCTGTTCTTCTCTTGTCACCATATTTCTTAACAAGAGATAAAAGGATAGTTTTTACAGACTCTTTTTGAATATTTGAATTTTCTAGCCAATTTTCAATTTCATTTATTGTTGAGATTAAAGATTTTTCTTCATTCTGAATTTCAACTTTTTCTAAGTTTGCTAAGCTACTTAATCGCATAGCTAAAATTGCTTTTGCCTGTTCGATAGAGAATTTATATTTTTTAATTAATTCTTCTCTTGCGTCTGCGGCAGAAGGAGATTTTCTAATTAAAGCAACTATATTATCAATATCTTCAAGAGCTTTTAACAAACCCTCAACAATATGTAATCTTGCTTTTGCTTTGTTTAAATCAAATTCTTTTTCTCTTGTTAAACATTTTAAAGCATTCTCAACATAAATATTACAACAATCTTTAAGATTTAATTCTGTTGGTGTTTTCCCAACAAGAGCAACCTGATTATATGAAAAACTTGTCTGAAGATTTGTCTTTAAGAAAAGTTGATTTGCAATATAGCTAGGGCTTTTGTCACACTCAACAACAATTCTAATTCCTTTTTTATTTGTTTCATCCCTAATATCTGTAATACCATCAATTTCTTCTGCAACAGAACCAATTTCTGATACTAACGTTTCGACATTTGTTCCATATGGAATCTCATAAAAAACTAAATTATTCTTTTCTTCTTTATATTTTGCTCTAATTTTAACTGAACCGTGCCCAGTTCTCATAATGCTTGGAATATCGTTTTTGTTAATAACTATTCCGCCCGTTGGGAAATCTGGGCCAGGTAGCATTGGTTCTTTGCCATCCATATAATCTACAATGGCTTGCGCGACCTCGGTTAGGTTATGCGGAGCCCAAGAACACGCGAGAGCCACGCCAATTCCTGAGTTCGGGTTGCAAAGGAGGTTTGGGAAGTACGAAGGCAAAACAACTGGCTCTTCTGAAGTTTCATCATAATTTGGGATGAAATCTACATTATTCTTTTTTAATCCCTGCAATAACCCATCTTCTGCAATTTTTGACAATCTTGCTTCAGTATATCGAGAAGCTGCTGGACCATCCCCAATGACGTTACCGTTGTTTCCATGCCAGTCAATTAATGGATAACGCAAAACCCAATCTTGCGAAAGTCTTGCCATGGCACCATATATGGACGAGTCTCCGTGAGGATGTAGTCTGCCCATGACATCTCCTACAATTCGCGCAGCTTTTACGTGCGGTTTAGATGATGTTCTTCCTTCTGTTAAACATGAATATAAAATTCGTTTTGCAACTGGTTTTAAACCATCTGCAGCAGAGGGAATAGCTCTATCTGAATTCACAGCATAGGCATACTCAATAAAGTTTGTATGTAACTCATTATAAATATCATTACTATTCATTATTCAATCGCTCCTCCCAAAGTTTTACTTTTTTATTCCAAACTGAAAGCTCTTTTTTTATTTCTTCTTGTCTTTCTAAGCACTCTTTTTTAAATTTTGAATTCCAACCATATCTACAATGATCACAATCTCCACAAAAAGGTTTATTTCTTTTTAAGTAATCTAATACATATAGGATACCATCTTTAGAATACTTTTTATTTTTCACGAACTATCTCCAAGTTATCCCAGGTAGTATCATATTTTCTATTATTCCATTTTATTCTAACATAATCTCCATAAAGATTACGAAATTCTCTTACATATTCTACAATTTCACCAGCTGGAATATTTGGATATTTTAATGCTGCCTGAGTCATAAAATCTTCATCGTGAATTATTCTTAATGTTCTTAGTTTTACATTATTCTGCATTATAGATACCTGCTTCTCCACCATGTTCTTTAATGTAAGCTTTTCTTAACATTGCGCTTTGCCCCATTAAAGTTTCAAATAAAGTATTTGTCTTTTTGATATCTTCAACCGTAATTTGTTTAATAATTCTATTATTTGGGTCTGTCAAGGTTTCTTCTGTTTCTTCGACAGAAAGTTCTCCAAGTCCCTTTAATCTATTGACCTGGTACTTCTCTCCAGTATGCTGTTTTCTAAATTCTTCTAAAGCAGCATCATTTTTTAAGTATTTATAACCTTTGTTTCCTCCTAAAGTAATTTTATATAAAGGTGGAACTCCAGCATAGATATACCCATCTTCAATTAGCTGTGGGCAGAAATTCCAGATAAATGTGTAGAACAGATTCTTGATATGGGCCCCATCCACATCAGCATCTGATTCTATAATAATCTTGCCATAGCGTAAATCTTCTGGACGGTATGTAATCTTCATTGTTTTTGTATCAATTGTTAAGCCAAACGCATCAATCATAGTCATGATTTCAGCGTTCTTCTGGATTTTTTCAAGGCTTGATTTCTGGGTGTTCAAAATCTTACCTCGTACTGGCATTACAGCCTGAAAAGAATTGTCTCTCGCAAGTTTTAGGTTACCACTGGCACTATCACCTTCGGTTATGTAGATCTCACATTCGTGTCTAGGTTTACCTTTACAGTCAGCCAATTTAGAGTCAAACTTTAATGCTTTTTCTTTTTTCTTGTTTTGCTGTCTTACTGACTCTCTGGCTTTTTTAGCCGCATCTCTAGCCTTGCGGGCATTTATAGCCTTTTCCGCAATTACCTTAATTTCTTTCTCATTTGCGTTCATCCAGAAAACTAAATTTTCTGTAATTGCTTTTGTGAAAGGGGTCATATCAATTTTTACAATATGACTTTTTACCTGAGCGTTATAAGCAACACCTGAAGTTGTAATATTAAAAACTGCGTATAAACCTTCTTGTAGGTCATCTCCAGTTAAGTTTTTATCTTTTTCTTTTAACCATTTCTTTTCCTTAAAGAATTTATTAAACTCTCTTGTTAAAATGGTTTTTACTTGTGTGATATGAGGACCAGTTTCTGTTAAACCAGTATTTACATATGGTACAATAGTAGAACTGTAATCTGTTGTATAGGTTAAGACAAAATCCATTTTATTTTTATCGTCTGCAAAATTCATTCTAAAACGATTAGTTAAAATTTCTTTGTCTTTAACTGCTTCATCCACTAAATCATCAATGCCATTTTTAGATTGATATAAAACTTTTTCTCCATTATTATCTAACTCAATAATTAAACCTGGACATAAAGCCGTAATAGTTTTACAGAGGTCTTTAATTTTATCAATTTCTACTTCTGTATGTGTAAAGAATTCTTCAGAAGGTTGCCATTGAACTAAAGTTCCAGTAGTTTTATTGTTCCACTTTCCACTATCACGTTTACTAAATTCACCCTCTTTAAACCAAATATGTTCATATTGATTGTCTCGATAAGTAATTACTTCTAACCAATGTGATAAAAAGGTGGGGAGCTTACTACCTATTCCAAAAGATCCCAAAGACGTCCCTTCATAAGTTCCATCGTCACGATATTTTCCAGATGTATTCAATACACTAAAAGCAGCTTCAAGAATTGTTTTTCCATCATCTCTAAAAGAGTTTGGGATAAAACCTTGACCACTATCTTCAACAATAACAATATCCTTTTGGATAGTAATGCTAATTTTATTTCCATGACCAAGTCTAAACTCATCAATAGAGTTAGATAAAATTTCAATTAAAAGCTGCGTAGAATACTCTGTATTACCACAATATACACCTGGTCTAAGTCTGGTGAACTCTAAAGGCGAGAGCGATTCAATACTATCTTCTGTATACAATGTTTTATTTACCATTCCATACCTCCTTATTCTACTACTTTATAATCTATCTCTAAATTATTACCAATATCATCTATACGATAATCATCAACTAAAAAGTCTAATTCTTTAATTTCATCTTCAAACCAACCAGGTTCCTCTTTAAATTCTTCAAATTCCTCATCTGTTAATTCAAGAATACCTTCATAGTGTCCATATCTTAAATGTCCTGTTACATAATCTGGAATTGCATGAATAAGTACCTTTTTCATTTTTTACCTCTTTTCTATATAATTATTATATTATATTTTTTGTTTTTTGTCAATTATTTCATTAATTTTTTTACCATCTTCAAAACTAAAATGTCTATTAGTACATAATTTCATCATATTAAGATATTTTGGAAAAGTACGATTTTTCATATGTTTCCACCAATCCTCAATAAACGGGTGGTCTAAAATTTTTAAATATGGGATAAAACTCTCTGGATTGTCCATATCTATTTTATCTAAAATTTCTTTTTTTGTTTCTTCGAGATAGTAAGAACCATCTCTTTTTTGAAAATAATCTTTATCCATTTCTTACCTCCTTAATCCATTCTACATTTTTATCTTTAAGTGTTTTTTGATTGCGTTTATGGGCTTGGTGAACGGCTTGTCTAGATATGCCAAGCGCGTTACCAACTGCCGCATATGAATCAAAATATTTACCATCTATTTTACAAATAGTTTTTGTTTCTATTTTTTCTTCTACTGTATCTTCTAAATTGTAAATTCTAAAATAATAATCTCCTAATCTTTTATGTGAAGAAGAAGCCTTTCTAATTTCATTAGTAGAAAAATCTTTAATTTTACTAAGATATTGATAAGTTTCAATCAAATCTCCATAAACATTATATTTCGCTATTATTTTTTGTCTTTGCTGAACCTTTTTCTTATTTTCATTGACTTTTTGCTGCCAATAAGCTTGAACAACAGGGTCTGTATAATCTTTTAAAGAAGAGTCCTTTTTAGTGAAAACAAAAAGTTGGTTTTTCCACTCTTCCCTTTTTCTTCCTTTTGTTTTTATATTATATGTTTTTTGTAAAACTAATCCTTCTTCTTCAGCAATTTGAACCCAATCTGAAGTAAGAAAATATTTTACATTATTCATTTCAAAATTTTCCACATCTACACAATAGACACCATCTTTCTTGAGAGCTTTGACGCAGTTTTTTATCGTTTGACGCACAAAACAATCCAGCCATTCTTGATACTCTGGATATTTATTGACAGATTGAGTTTCTTCTTTTGTGTATTTTTCAAGAGTAAAAAATGGAGGGCATGAAAAACATAAATCAACGCTCTCTTCTTTTAACTCCAAATCTTCTGCACATTGATTATAAAGGATTGCGCTATTGGTTCTTCCGGTCACCTCTTCAATATAGCCTTGTAGTTTTACCAAATTTTGATATGTTTCTGTATTCGGGTCTGTTCCAATGTAAGTGAAGTTTTTATTTGAGGATAACGCTCCTAACATTCTTCCACCAAACCCTGCACAAAAATCATAAACAACCCCATTTTCTGGACAAAACTTTTCAAAAATTGCTTTTGCTCTCATTGGATTGTAGTTTGTAGCAGTTTTCCATCTAAACCTGGAGACCGCAAAAAACGCCGTGCGCATGTTGTGAATAACGCCAGAAGATAATGAAATTCTTAAACAGGTTTTTAAACATTCATTATTCAAAAATCTTTTTAACATAGTATTAGTATCTTTTCCACCAATACTTTCTACCATGTGTAAATTTGGAAATAAATAATCTAACAATGTTAAACCTTCAGAATAAAAAATTTCCAATGCATCTCCGCTAAAGGCAACCCTCCTTGCGCAAGCATCTTCAATCTCCTTTAAAACTCCTTCATGATTATAATAAAAAATTGGAAACAAATTAATTTTTCTAATCTCTTCAATCATTTTGTTTAGAAGTTCTTCTTGGTCTTCGTCGGAAAGATTTCTAAAGTCTCCTGGTAAGCAAGGATTTAAAACGGGAAGAATCTTTTTATACGGGTCTTGTTTTTCTCTTGTGGGAGTAAAATTAAAATATTCGTTATTCATCTCTTAGTACTCCCCAGCTACTTCCTAATGGAACTATATTAAAACCACATTCTTTTAATTGTTCTCTAACCCAATCACAAACTTCTTCTTGCGTTTTACTTTCAAACCAGTTTGAGCAGCTCCACATTGTTAAAGCTATTTGAAATATAATATCAATTAATTTTTGTTCTCTATTCATCTATTTAATCAAACATATCTGAAAAAAGTAATGGATAAGGGATACCGCAGAGAGTATCTTCATCTTCTGTTTCTTCTATTGTAATAGAAATATTATCTCGAATAAAACCTTCTGGGTCTTGTTCAAAAAGTTCATATTCAAGGTCTGTTAAATAAATTTGTTCTCCATTAATATAAATTTCTTTCATATGTTTCTTTCCTTTCTTTATATTATTATTTTATCATATATTTTATATTTTTGCAAAATAAAAAGAGCCGTAGCTCTTTAGAGTTTTAATACGTCTTGAGTGGAGATTTCTCCTTTTGCCATTTTATCAACTAGTTCGTTGTATTTATGTCCAGTATGTCCTGGCACTCTTTTTATCTGGATTTTATATCCCTTTTGTTCATGCATATAAAATTGAGCAATAACATCTAAATTTGCCGGAGCGCCACCAGTTGGAAGACTCCAACCATTTCTTTCCCAATTATACATCCAGTAGGAATAAGTTTTTCTTGCGTATTCAGAATCCGTATATAAAATTGGTGTATTTTCTTCGTTTTTTGTGCCATAGGCTTTGAAAGCTTCTAAGATGGCCAATAGTTCTTCTCTGTTGTTTGTAGTATTTTTAGTTGTTTGCGCAGCCGCAGCTCTAATTTGTCCATCTTCAACAACTAACCAAGCATGACCGCCAATATTTTCTGCCCCAACACGATTTTCAATTCTTGTACTACCATCTGTATAGATTTCAATCATATTAATTATCTCCCAAAAATTCTAAACTGATTTCAAAACCATCTTTATCAGGGTTTTCATTTAACCACTCTTCAACAAAAATCATAGCTTCTTCAAGCCCAACATTTTCAAGGGTAATAATACCATTAATCTTCACGTTGTACATCAGATTTTTCTTCCTCCTCTTTTTGTTTTTCTTCAATATAAACTTGAAGGGCGCCCATGGCGAAGTCATCCATCGTATCGTGTACACCTTGCTGATAACCAAGCCAGAAACTAAAACCTAGTGCACAACTTACCATGACAAAAATAAGAAAAAGTTTCATTATTCTTCGTCCTCTTTATCTTTTTTTAATTCCTCAGCAAGTTTAAAAAGGCTTTCTTCAACTCGTTTTTTTGGAATTGATAATTTATTATAAAAAGTATCATAATCCCAACTATTAAGCCAATCTAAGCAGTTATTACCCCTATAAGTACTTGCCTTATCTTGAACAATATAGTCAATAAGAATATCTTGTTTTTCTTCTAGAGCTACTTTTTCTTTTTCTAAAGCAATTATCATGTCGTTAGCTTTCCAGTTTTCATATTTTAAATTTGCAATATCTTCAGAAAGATTAATAATGTGTTCTGCTAAAAAATATTCTTCCATAATTTTACTCCTTTAAATCTAAATAACTATAAATTTTATCCATTACTGAAAAATTACCGTCTATTAAAAATTTTTTTCTTATTTGTTTTATTCCAATTTCAGATTTTATTGGGTCAAATAACCCGTTTAAAAAACTAACCGATATGTGTTGTATTTCTTCTGAAAAACACAAACAAACACTACCTATTTTACTAATAATAGGCATCCATTCTTTAATTTGGTTTTCAAAAGTTAAAATTCCCTGCTCTACTCCACACAAACATGACCCCCAAGTTTCTGGAAAATCAAGATAAATATCAAGTCTAATCTCTTCTCCTGCTGGGGAAGAAGAGGTTGTTATAATACCATTTTCTTTGTTTGGAATAACAATACTTTCGTCTTTTTGTTCCATTAAATAAGCTTTTAAACTGCCTAATTCATGTGAAGGTGTTGTTTGGCCTATCTTATCAATAAGGTCAATCCAATTTTGAATCATATTATCATTTACAATCATTGTTTATTCTCCTATATATGCTTCTGGATAGTCCATCCATGCAACTACCTCAAAACAATTTTCCTTTGTTTCATTATACCACAGCTTTTCTTCTGCATCGAAATATAAAGAACCAGTATAATAACCACTCGCATCGGGAACACCAAAAGACTCTAAAATTTTTTCTAACCAATATTCAGTTTTTATTGTTACAATATAGTTCCCCGATTTTTTGGGGGGTCTAACTTTAACAGGAATCCATTCCAAATAATCACCCTTTCTTTTATATAATTATTATATAACATTTTTTGAAAAAAGTCAAATCTTTAAAGAGGAGGATTATATGGATGTGGTAGAGGCATCCAAGCTTCTACCTGTTTAAGGTCATAAATTTCGCCATCATAGGGATCTTTCCAGGCAAGTTTACCTTCCCATTCAATTAAATTTAAAATAAAACAATCTTTCCACATCCAACAGAGAACTTCTTCATTTATCAATGGACGAGCAACATAACAAGGAATCCAGTTACCATATTCAAGACGATATGTCACAGGAGGACGAGTTATAATTTCCTTTTCTGCAGTTCCAAAATACCCTCCTTGATTCCTAACAATAATTTTATCATTTCTAATTTCGTCTACATATCCATGAACCCAAATTTCTTCATCAATTTTCATATACTATACTCCTTTTGGCGGGATTGGCAATGGCATCCACGCAATTATTCCATAACAAATCCTATAATCATTTTCTACAAAGAAATCAGAATAAGAGCCGCATTGTGCGCGAAAGACTCTTCCTATCTCCATGGCGCCAGCTTTATCACAAGCAAGAACGTCTTGATGTGGAGAAGGCAAACCATCTTTACACATTGTCCACTTTGGAGTTTCAATATATTCTTGAGGTGGAAAAATAATGATATTACTAGGATTACTATAAGCCTTTATATCTGCCAATTGTTTTTTAAAATTAGGGTCTTCCCAAGGTTTCCAATTACTCATTACTCAAATCCCTTTCTTTTTTTATAAATTCTATAAAATTTTCTGCGCCTTGCTCATTAAAAAATTTCTCTAATAAAAGACCTATTTCCCAAGCGGCAATGGCATATCCAATTATAAACCACATACCAAAAAGTAAAGCCATAACAAATACTCTTAATAACATTTTACCACCTCGTCAGCACTTTGAGTCAATTCTTTAATAATTCTATCAAGCATTTTTTCACCGTCTTCAACACTAAAACATTCTGATAGTTGTAAAAAACGAGGTTCTTCTGCCCCTGTATGATGCATCAACGTTGCGCAAACACAAACAACACCATATTCTTCTAAGTATTTATTTTGAATACCCAAGGTTTCAATGCTATTAACATTAACAAAAATTCCATCATAAGTTTTTAAAAATCTCATTTTCTATCCTCCAAAATAAAGTGCAAGCGCAATTAAATAATGAAAGATTTTGTCTGTTGTATAATTAAAAACTTTAATACATTTATGAAAATCAATTGCTAAATGCATTACAAACAATATAATAATTCTCCAATCAATTCCATATATAACAGCAAATGGTATACAGTATAATGCACAATGAACTAATAAGTGATAGAAGTTGTGACTTTTAGTCTTGGCCAAAAAGTCATTTTGCAGAACATAATCTCCAACTAAATGACAAAATATTATTGTAACTATTTTTTCCACCATTTCTTTTTTTCCTCCCACATAGAGCAATAATCATTATTATTAACTACGACAGTATTTTCATCAGGTCTACTACAAAATCCATTTTCTGAATGATATCTGCAATTTTTACATATAGTTTTTTCATTTGCTCTTGAACAAAAGTCCTTATCGGGAACAATTGTGTCAATAATACCTTTTGAGCAATCAGAGCCTCTTATAAATAAATTCACATAACGTCTATTGTAATATTCACAATCTTTGCATCTAATTAATTTAACTTCAGACAAATTAACAATGGCATCATCCATTGTAAAATATTTATCTGGAATTTTTACAATATATTCTTTATTTTGATTCATTATTTTCTTTTTCTTTATCTATATAACGTTTGTTATAGTATTCACAATCTTTATATATAATTAGTTTAAGTTCAGATAAATTAATAATAGTATCGTCTACCATAATATATTTATCTGGAAATTTTGCAACATATTTTTTAATATCTTTCGACATTTTTTACATCTATTTCTAAACTCAAAAGTCTTGTAACATCTTCTTCTGTATGCCCATCCCAATGTTTTGCTACTGGTAATTCTTGACAATCAAACAAATCGTAATATTCAGTTTGATAGTGATATGTATAACTACCTTCTGGCGTATCAATTCCAACAATAAACCATCCACCACCAAAACAATACTCACCATCTTCGTGCTTTAAAGACTTCCATGCTTTCGATTTATTCTGTTTGACTATCACGGCAAACAACATCATTCGTTGATAATATAATTGATTAAAAGTATGAAAACCATCAGAAAAATCTCCGATGTCATTTAAATCATATATATTACAAATTAATTTTTTATCTACTTCTGATAACTTCATTTTTTTCCCTTTCTTTTCTGTACTATTTTGTGCGTTAAATATTCTTGCCAACATTTCCAAGACTCCTTTTGTTTACAATTTTCACACCAATCATAATGTATGAAATCGTTTATTGATTCATATTGACATGGAGTCCCCAGGACTGACGCCAAATCTCTACTAATTGCTTCAATTATAACTTCAGCTTCCCAAGTATCGATTATACTATGTACTGAACTTAATAATATTTCTGATTCTAATTTATTCATTATTCTTTTCCTTTTGCATACGCACAATAGAAATCTTCTGGTGGACAAAAAAGCGCTCCACTAAAACCCATAGGTTCTAAACATAAGTCCAAATCTTCACTATGGCAATATTCTCCATCAAAATACTTACAATCTTTACATTGAATTAACTTTTCATGATACCAATATGTACCATATTCATCGTTGCGCAGAACTAAAATTTCTTTCATTCTTCTTCCCTTTCTGCTAAAACAAAATATGTATTATCTCTTAAGCATCTGATTTCATACCCAACATCAAGATAACAAGGGCATTCCTCTCTTAAACATGGCATAAAGTATTCGTTGTAATAATATTCGCCAGCCACAGTTAATGAAGCTTTTTTCTCTCCATGTATACGAAATGGGCATGGTTTAATTTTTACCATTCTTCTTCTACCTCTTCAAAATCAAATAATTTTGGTTTATGTTCTTTGTATCCTCTGATAATTCCTATACATGGAACCAAAGGACACCGTGTATCCTTTTCGTTATTAATATGGTCATCAATCAATGGACATATCTTTTGTTCATCCCATTCCCAATATCCATCATCCTCTTCCCATTCAAACTCTTCAACTTTTAGAATGGGACATTCTTCGCATGATTTTGGCATTTCCATGTTTCTAATCGCTATCATTTTTTACCTCAATCAAAGGGCAATTTCTGTGCCGTTCTATTCTAACATCTGTACAATGACGACTTCCTAAATCACCTAAAAAAACGCAAGCAAGATTTTCCATTCCTAAATAAAAACTTAATGGACAACATATACAACTATTAGGCATCTCTTCATTTATCGCTATCATTCAATATCTCCTTTATAGTTTGAATTGTCATTCACTAACCATGAGATAACATATTCAAGTACACTAGCAGTATTCTCTTCGTTATCAAAACTAATCATTAAAGAAATGTATTCATCTGCATCAAAGTTATTTAAATCTACTGCCACTTCAAATATATGTTTATCTTTTAAATCCATTCTCTTTATAACATGTATTGCTCTGATTGTATCAACATTAATCATTGTATTTCTTTGCATTAAAATCCGTTTCATTCTTTTTCTTTCCCCTATATGGTTCTGGCAATTCCATCCACGCTGTGACTTCTTCTCAGTCAAGATCGAAAGTGCTTTCCCAATAATCTCCTTGAAACGTTGCCGTAGCAACATAATTCATATCCATAGATACTAGTACGTATTGTCCTATTTCGGGTAATCTTTCGGTAATAGGAATCCATTCATTCGCTATTGGAAGGCTATCCAACATTCGTTTAATCGCTACACATGCATTTCTATATCCCATGATTCCATATTCATTGTCTGTAAATGTGGACATTTCATTTAATTTTGCATCAATTCTAGCAACGGCTTCATCTGCGTCAATCAGTCTCATTTTATCTTTCCTTAATTATCTGTTCATTTTCAAATATAGATAAAGCATAATTACTGTACCAATCATATATATAGCAGTTATAATTACTTCATTCATTTATCTCACCCTAACACAGAACCAGAAAAGCTATAAATAGTATCAAAATTCGAACAACAATACCCCAATCTTCTGCTTTTTGCGCCCTATAGAAGATTGACCCAGCCATAGCACCAACAGTCATTCTTAATATGGTTTCAATCATTCTTCTTCTCCTTCAGGTTTATATCCAAGCCATCCATAATGTTTTGCTACTACATCAAACTGTCTGTGATGATACCATCCATCATCGCCATCAAGATTAAGTCCATTCTCAAGTACTTTACACCATGCATTAACAACCATAGCCATTAGCTCTGAAGATATACCTCGTTCATCTTCTGCTTTTTCATGTCCAAATTCAACATCTTCTTTCAATTGTGCAAGAACATTTTCCTCAGTCCACTCAAGAGGTGTATGTGTCGCCCCCTCTTTAAGATGAAATCCATATTTATCCCATTCATCAGATGGAAGAAAATCTAAAAATCTATTTGTCCATCTTTTATCAAGAAAATCATCTTCTTCAAATTCGTTATAATGTTCTTTAACATACTCTAATGTTTTCATTTTACTTTACCTCAAATGATAATAAAATATTACTCCAATTATTGTTATCACAAGAGAAATAATTAACAACCACCATTTCTCCTGTTCAATTGCATTTAATATAAGTTTTGTCATAAGGTATAAAAATGCTAAATAAACTATCAACGTTTCCATCTTATCTCACCTCAAACAAAGCCTTTACAATTCTCTTATTTCCGATTTGTTCACAAGCGTTAACCGCTTCTTCATATGAATCAAAATAAATAAACCCTTGGTACGGTTCACCCACTTCAAAACGTGTAGCTTGATTGTGTTTATCTAGCCGCAATATCCAATTCTCTCCACTTTTCTTAAACCATCTTCTACCACCATATTTGAGTAATAGAGTTTCAACTTTACGTCTTTCGACATCCCTTTCTGCATCTTCTTGAGTGAGAAATACATTCCCCATGTCTCGTTCACCTTTGCAAGACTCATACCATGCATTAAACATAATAGCGCCATCAATATCAGTATAATAATACGTATCTCCATTTGGTAAATCCCAAACTGTTGTAGCTTCAGGAGGTTCTAATTTTTCAATTAATTCATCTGATATGGTATATTCACCATATGTACTCATCAAATCTTTTATTTTTATTTTCATATATTTATTCCTTTTTGCTACTATTTTGTGAACGTATGATATAAGGGGCATACATCAATCCAAGCATAATTGCCCTCATCTCTTAAGCTGTTAGCCATTTTCAGCGCTGAACTTTCATTGTCAAACACTGTAATTATTGGTTCAATGTCTTCGTGTCTCCTATACGATACCACATATACATAAGTCATTTTTATTTTACCTCAAACAGGGCGTTTTCAACTCTTTTTTCTCCGATTTTAAAAATTGCATCCATTAGTTCTTTTCTTGAATCAAAATAAATTATGCCTGGTAATTGATCTTGTAGCGAAAAATTAAGATATGTTGCATGTAAATCATAGTTCATTGCAATATACCAATTATTCATATTATTTTTAAACCAACGTCTGCCACCATATTTTAACAATAATGTTTCCACTTCTCGACGCTCTTTTTCTCCTGCTGCTTCTTTATAAGTCAAAAAAGTATTACCTGCTTTTCGGAGGTTTAAATCAATTTCATCTTCACACCAATGATGAATACCTATATTTCCTTCTCCATCAATCCAATTATATAAATCATTATACTTTAAATTCCAAATCGTTTTAGGTTTAGGTTTCTCAAGAAGTTCAAATTTATCAATAAATTCTTGTGGAACCTCATACTCTCCAAATTTATTAATTAAATCTTTTAATTTCATATATTCTCCTCTATTGTAATCTATCTAAATTACCAAAAAAATAATCAACTTATATGATTCCACTCGCATTATCCAAGCTCATCAAAATCCAATATTTCAATACACTTTTCATCAATTTGATTTTTAAAAGTTAAATCACTAAAGTTAAATCCTAAAAGCTTTCCATTTCTACTCTTATAGTCTTTATTTAGAAAAATAGTCCATACTTCATCCTTATAAATTATTCGTTTTGGATACTTTCCAGTATACCACAAACACATTAATTCAAAATAAGATATTTTTTCTGTTTTAGTTTTCATTATTACATTCTCCTTATGCCTGGCGGCGGCCAGATTAAAATATCATCATCTTTTGCAGCAAAAACAATATCTAAAACTTCAATGTCTTTTGAATGCATTAACTCTCCAATACTTAAGCCGCCCATTCTTTTTATAAGTCCACCATGATCAACAAGAAGGTCTATTGGTCGATAATCTTTCATAGCTGTTACATATAAATATTCTTTTTCACGATATTTTATTCGTGTGGGGATATTATTTGTATATAAAAGACTTAGTAGCTCAAAAAAGGTTATTTTGTTTTCTTTTCTTTTTGTTGGTTGAAATCCCATCTTTCTTCATCTCTCTTTTCAGCAATTAAAATACAAGTCATAAAGGTTGCAAAACAAGCTGTAAATACAATAGATAAAAACCAAAAAATACTAACAGTCAGCAGGCTCATCTATTTTTCCCTCCTGTTTATATCCAGTAATGTATTTTACTCCTTCTACATCAGTGAAAGTATTTAAATCTTTAACGTATTTTTCAAGAGCTTCTAATCTTAACTGCATTTCTAATCGCCAAGCTTTTTCATCATTGATATAATCTCTTTTCATTCTTCTTTTCTCTTTTCTCTTTCCTTTCTTATTTTTAAATATCTTTCTAATAAAGATTCAGTAATGTTCAATTCTGCTCTAATAGCATTTAAATCATTTAATTCTTGCTGCCAGGCGTGGTACAGAGCCTTTGCCGCAATTTCATCTGGATTATAATCTTTCTTTTGTGTTAAACAATCATAAGTATGATGAAGAGTTTTTACTCTTTCTTCTGCTAGTGGAATTTCTTCTCTTAAAACTTCTATCATGGCTCTATATTCAGCAATAGCAAGTCCAATTCTCCAACGAAATTCATCTTCTGGATGACAATAAGCAACACCAAGAGATTCCTTTTTATGATACTTTGCTGTTACATAACATCTGCGCCTTTCTTCATCAACTACTTGTTTAAAACTAACATTTCCTTTATTAAACATCTTCCTTATATTCCTTTCCTATATAATAACCATTTTTAAATCGTTCTAAAAATTTTGCTACATCCTTATCATCGTAACATTCAACATGATTAACCACCTCTTTACAATTAATACACCAAAGTTGCTTTAAGTGCATTTTTTCTCTAAGTTTGTTTTGTTTTCGCACTACAGGGATTCCTTTGGCACCACACTTACAGCAATAGAAATTATGAGATTCAATCATTTTTTCACCTCTTTTCTTTATATATTATATAATATATTTTTTACATTGTCAAGTCATAAAACTGGTCAGCGAAAATTTTCTTTCTACTAGGGCTAGAAAGTTTCTTTAAAGCCTTTTTAAAAAGCTGTTCTACTCTAGTATGAGATAACCCAACACTCTTTCCAATTTCTGCCCATGTTTTTTCTTGCCCATCATCCAATCCAAAACGTTGACGAACAATAGCAATTTCTCTTTCGTCGCCAAGAGTAGATAACATTTTATCTACTAATTCTTTATTTGCGGTTTGCGCAAAGGCTTGCTCTGGAGTTCTTATAGACGTGTCCGCGCACAAATCTTCCAAAGAATCATCAGTATCATCTGAAACTTTTTGACTTAAAGATAACGGTGTTAAAGAATGGTCTAAAAGCAATTTTACTTCTGCTGAGTTGTAACCAGTTAAAGAGGCCAATTCCTCTATTGTTGGAGATTCTCCATTTTCTTGCTCAAAATCTTTTTTACATTTATTTACATAATTAAGTTTACTAATTATATTTTCTGGCAAACGAATATTCCTTGATTGTTCTGACAACCCTCTTAAAATAGCTTGACGAATCCAATAGGTAGCAAATGTGGCAAACTTATTTCCTTTTGTCACGTCATATTTGTCTGCGGCAGTCATTAACCCCATATTACCCATTTGAATAATATCTAAATTACTGACAGGGGTTTTATAAAAATATTTTTTAGCAATAGAAACTACTAGGCGCAAGTTTGCATTTATAAGTTTTTCTTTTGCGGCTTCCCTTTGGTCTGTCAATAAGGCGTACCCTAATTCTCGTTCTTCTTCTGGAGTTAACATAGGATAACTTCCAATCTCTTGAAGATATAGTTTAAAAATGTTTGAACTTTTCTTATTTTCATCTTCAATAATTAAAATATCATTATCTCGACAAAATTTTTCTTCTTCTTCTGTTAAAGAAGATTTATAGAGGAAACCTCCTTGCTCTTGCGCTCTTTCAAATAAATTTTCTACCATTCGTTTTTTATTCCTTTCAATAAAATAGTTTCATCTTTTATTCTTTTAACATATGGATTTTCTGACATGTCAATAACCGTTAAATAGTGTAAAAAAGAACATCTATTTAATTTTCGACTTAAAATTTTTACAGCTGGTTGAATTTTAACGGGGACGTATTCTATTGGATAATCTTTTTCATCAACCAAGTAATAAAATAAGGTTATTAAATAACAATTAGAAAAATCCAAATGTCTAGAAGCTCTTTTTGCTATTATATAAACTTCTTTCATTTTACTTTACCTCTTTTCATATATAATAATTATATAATAAATTTTTTTAATAGTCAAATTTTAAAAATAATAAAATTTTTGGTATATAATAAAGGTTTTTTGGAGAAAAGGAAAAGGGAGTCTGAAAAACTCCCCTATTATAATTATACCAAATTTTTCTTAAACGTAAAAATAAGCCTCGTCATTAGACGAGGCTTAAAGAATTATTTTTAGCTAAAATAGTAAATGATAGATTGTATAGATACATATCCATACCATCTATAATTAAATGTGTTAAGTTTTTAAATTCTGTTTCTTTAAAAGTAATTTTTTGACCATAATATATCTTGATAGGAGTGCCATCTTTACTAGAAATAAAAAGAATTTTATTCTTGTATTTGTATTTTTCATCAACTTGTCCCATCATCTCTATTAAAGGGTATTCATCGTCCCACATTATTGCTGGGATTCCATCATTAAAAATTCCAAAAGATGAATCAACATTAAAAGTTAAGATAGACTTACCTGTTATTAGCTGTAGTAAATTAAATCTTAATAAACCGTAGGAAATTTCAGGACAAATAGAAAAGTTAAATTTTAAGGATTCGTTTCCTTTATTATTATATGAAATTACTCTAAACATATTTTTCTCCTATATAATATATTATACCAAAATTTTTTTTATGTTTCTACTGAGGGTTTTCTTCTAAAGAATAATAAACGATATATGTACCAGGTAAATCGCTTGCAAAAGTAACAGATTTATTGGTAATTTCAACAATTTTGTCTGAATCTACAGGTTGAGCTGAGCCAGATTGATCAGTATATCCTAATTTTAAATTGTCATGAGAAGAACTTTCTCCAGAGTAAGAAATTGTAAAAATCATTTCTGTTAAAGGAGCAACTTCATGTCCTTCTCCATCTAAGAAAGAAATGTTAATTCCAAATAAACCTTGTTCTGGTAAGTTTGCTTTAGAAAGTTTTAATTCTGCATTTGCAGGTAATGACTCCTCATCTGTTTTTTGGATAGAAACAGAAACGTTTCCTAGTGTTTTATTTAATCCTTCTCCAGTTTCAACTTCTTCTTCCTCTTCTTCTTCTGCACCCAATAAAAGTAATGCTTCTTCAATAGTTTTTTGGTCTTCTGTAAAGCTACCATTTTCTATACCATATTTATTTAAGACTTCTAAAATGGTAACATTATTTTTTTCTGTGTCTATATCTATTTCTTTTCCAGAAATTTTTTCAAGAAAAATTTTTACTGCTTTCTCAATATTATACATATTTTATTCCTCCTTTTTATTTATTAAAAGTTCCTAGTGGCAGAGAGTCTCCACCAAGAACAGAAAAATATATTACATTTTTTGGAATTGTTACTGAAGTAAAGTTTTCTGCTGTCGTTGGAAATCTTGGGATGACTCTAAAAATAAATCCATCTGCTGTACTTTTAGCAAGTCCAACTTCTACACGAGCATTAACAATATCTTCTGTATTTCCTGGTTTTGTTGCTGCGTAAATTAAACCAGAAGTATTTTGCATACTTTTTATTGTAAAATTAGATTCAGCAATAACATAACTATTATTTTGTTCAATATAAAGAACTCCTGTTGTAGAAACATCTGCAAAGCAAGTATCTCCACTTTCTTTTGGTGTAATAGATACCGCTTCAGAAACTTTAAAGCCGATTATAAAAGTCCCAATAAAAGTATCTCCATTTGCAAATCTAATAAAACCAGAAGAGGCAGAAAGATTGTGTGAAGCACCATCAATTTTAAAAGATACCATAGTACTATAATAAGCGTAGGCTTCAGCAACTGTTTTATTATTTTTTACTATTTTTATTGGACGACAAAGGTGTTTGTTATAAAAATATTTATTTGCATTACTGTTGAATCTGGTTTCATTAACAATTAAATTAGGGTATCCCGCAGAAGTTGATTCTAAAAATGGAGTTTTAAATTCATTTTTTGTTATTGTTTCTTCTCTTGTAAATAAATCATAAAAAACATCTATATATCCTCCAGCACCATCTTCTCCAATAATTCTTTCTTTTGGTGCGATAGCAAAATTTAAAGACATTTTATTTATTGCATCTTTGATTGTTTTTTCATCGCTTGAGTTATAGGTATTTAATATATCTTTAATTTTACTTTTTTCGTCAAGATTTAAATCAGAAAGGGATAAATATTCTTTTAATTCTGTTTTAATATTGTTCATATATTTTATTCCTCGCTTTCTAATTTTCTATATAGATAAAAGAGTATTTGTTGATTTAGACCATTCCCCTTCACTGTTAATTATATAAATATCTCCAGTTTCAATAATATATGCTATACATCCCATTTTTATATTTGTAGGAAGGTTTTCAATATCTTCTTCTTTATCACAAATAAAAGTTTTTAGCCCTTGAGTCGGACCATTTTTATAAATTTGAATTGCCATAATAAAGTCCTCCTTTTTTTCTTATCTTTTTTAATACAAGAGAAATAAAGAGAATAAAAGAAATTTGACCAAAAAAATAAAGACGGTTTAATTAAACCGTCTTAAATTAACTCATCGTGTTGCTTCCACCACCACCAGAATTAGGCAATAAACTTTGATCAAAAATAAGTCCTTCATCAGGGCTAGAAGAAGAAAAAGGTGCAAATGAAATGCTTCCTGCAGCAAAACCTTGAAACATTGCCACATATTTCTTTTCAATTTTTCCACTTTCCACTCCTAGTTGACCAAGAAAATAAGTCCCCATAATATAATTTTCTTCTTCAGTTTCAGGTTGTTGCATAGAAGTAAATAAGGTTGGAATTTTGCCTTCTTCAAGATAAGTTTTTATCTCGTTGTATGTTGCCCCAAGCGTCATAGTACTTGTATCTAAACTTAATAACACAATATTAGAAGACCCAGAATCTCCAGAATTGTTTTCTATATTGCCAATAGCTTCTGTAATATTATCTCCTTGCGTATTAAATACGCTTTTTATATTATCTAATAATCTACCCATAATATTTGACCTCCTTTTAAGGATTTTAAAGAGAGAGAAATAAAATTATAAGATGTTGTCCAATTTTTTATCTTAAATATAAGGATTTTTCTTTTAGTTTTTAATTATAACACTATTTCCACAAAACGTCACCATTATCAAACTCAACATAACTATTTGGGTCATGTTTATCTGGATAGATAACAGTTACTTGCGGAGTTTCAAGCCCATCTGCTACTCTAAACGAATAGAAACCACGGTCATTATCTCGATACCATCTTTCAGGTGCGCCTGTTATTTTGTAATATTGAGTTCTTTCTGTTTCGACATAGCTATCGTTATAAAGAATAATGTAATCGTGCCACCATGGGTCTAGAACCCACATATCCGATACGGTTTGTGTTTCATATTCGTTATCGAAAATTGATTGTAACTCATAACGAACTCGATTAATACCAACAACCGTTTTTTTGTCTTGCGATAATTCAAGTTTATACCTATTAAAAGCAAAAATGTCCGAAAGTTCTGTACTCCATGTTTCTTCGTCTTCTTTGTAACATAACAATGCATTTGATGATTGTGTATGAGTGCCAGAAGAAGATTCATATTCGTCGATAGCAATTAATTTTACTCCCATGTCATCCAAGGGAACGACACCCTCTATAAATTCAAATGATATTTCTGTTGCCCCTTCTGTTCTTTTAATTTTTACAACTGGATAAAGGGGTTTACTTTCTCCATCACCCATATTTAAATCTATATTTTTAATTGATTCTGAAATCAAATTTCCAGAACTTGAAAATTTTTCATTTAAATTATTTAAAATTTTGCCCATTAAAAAACCTCCTTTTTTAATTTATTTAAAAAAACTAATTGCTATCAGTTGACATAGTAGTCCGTCACACCTGGAGCGCAACCACTATCTTCAACGATGCAGTCGCCCATTGAGCAAGCGAAGACTGTGCCCTGCTCTATATCTGAAGCCGCCACTACATAATATCCATTTGCATCTCTATAAAAACCTTGTTCATCAGCAGTCCAATTAGGAGTATTATAGTGATATAAAACATTACTTGAATAATATGTTTCTGTGCGCCCGTCATAGCTATAAACCCCGCCAGATGGGGAAATGGTTTCATAACCACTTTCATCTATTGAATAGCTAACCTCTTGCGCCAAAGGGGCTTCTTCAATAATCACTTCTTCTTCTTGGACTGGTTCTTCTTCTACTATTTTATCTACTTTCTTTTCTTTAACCACTTTTTCTTTTGTTGGACTAGTTGTTTGTAAGCCATACAATAGAAAAAGAATAGCTACTAAACAAATAATTATTCCTCAAATTTTCTTCATAAAAATCATTCCTTTCCAAATAAAAAAGAGGTTACTTATGCACCTCTAAATCAGTTAAAATCATATCTGCTTCTCTAAAATCAATCCAAGAATCTGTTAATTTTTTACAACTTTTTTCAAACTTCTTTTTAGCTTTTCTATATTCCCTTAATTTTTGCTGATATTCTTTATCTGCATCGGCATAGATTTTTCTATACAACTTGCGCTCTGCCCTAGCTTTTGCCAGGGTAAGACCAAACTGCATATCAAAGGAGTCTTCTGGATGACACTTAGCCTTCCCGGTAATATCACCATAACTCTTTGTATGAAATGTAAAAATTGTTTTGTTTCCTAATCTATAATTACTAGTCTTCATTTTTATTCCTCTTGTAACTGCTCTAACTTTTTGTAAACTAAATCTGGATGATATCCATATAAGATGAGTGCCTTGCCAAATAAAACAAATGCATCATCAATATGCGTCCCTTCATCGAGTTCAAACGAACCATTGACGGAACCAATTCGATCTCCATCATCATCAATAACAACGCTCTGAACTTTAATACTAAGTGTTTCCATATTCTTTCTCCTTATTTCATTCTTTATATAATAATTATAACATTATTTTTATAAAAAATCAAATAAAAAGAAGGAAAGGTTCCTCCTAATTATACTATATAGGCTGAGTAATTGACCTAAAGTGGTATCCATCTTATGCGGTTAGCCGCACGTTTACACACAACTTTTGGTTGTAGGATACATCGACAGGACATTTGAGAAACGTCCCCAAATCTTACTGGAACCTGAATAACTTTCATTTCCTAGCCGATCCCTTTGGAGAGGTTCAATGGCTCCCACCATTTAATCGTACGCTCATACTCTTACTCATTCACCCTATACCTTGCGAGCTAGTAGTGTCCTCATCTTTCATAGGATAGTCGATTTTCGGTTTTCCAGTCCGGCGCACTTTTGCTTGAAAATGGCAACTCTTATCTTTTTCACAAGGTAAGAATTCTTTAAGTACGCTATAATGTAACTGAATGACGAGGCGCCGGTTTTGGCTCTCACCCTTTTGGAGCAAGCCTACCAATCGCCACTCTTCTTTCGGAGCCACCTACTCGATTTTAATACCACTTACACGAAACTCCCTCAACATAAGTGATTGTACTAAATATTATAAACTCTTCTTTTGGCAGAAGTCGAGTCTATAACCATTTTAAAAATCGTATATTTCTATACTTATCTCCTCTTAGCGACGGCTTATCCTAGAGAAGCTTTACTTTTCTTACAGGTCTGCCCAACCCATAAGAGCATAAACTTTTAAAATGCCTTTCCGTGGAAAGGGTTATCCCTTCGCTCTCATAAAACCACTAGAGAACTTTTACCTATTGCTAGGCTTATCCATTTAAGGTCACGAAGGCTGACCTTTAAGAACTATTAGCTTTACCCAGAGTCCACCACGTGGAGGTTGTTCTTACGGACTCCTTTTAAGAGCTACTAGAGGTAACTCTTAAAGAAAAGAGGATTTTTTGTATTTACATATATATTATACAAAAATTTTTTAAGAAATGCAAGTAATTTTCTTTTTTTCGTAATCTAAATAATATGCGCCAGGTTCAAACTCTTGCTCAAAATAAATTAACATTGATTCGGTATCAAGAGGACCTCGTAAATATCCTTCATCTGAAGTTGTAATTACTAGAATTGGATTGCGGGCTTTCTTAAAATCTGCTTTGCAGAATGGGGAATTTCCATTATAATACCAATCATCAGATGGTTCAAAAACATTAAACGCATAATCAATATATAAATAGGCATATCCTTGAACAAACTCATCATAAACTCTTCCGGCATTACATTCATACGGAAAATCATCCCAATCATCGCCCCAGTAATCATTACAATCATTGTCACCAAGATAGAGCTTAATAACATTGCCTTTTCGTTCAAAATCAATAATCTTCATATTTTAACCTTCCGTTTCTAAAATAAGGACTTTTGCACCATAAGGGATTGCATAATCAACCATATCTACTACCTGTTGGAGGAAGAATGATTCATATTCTCTTGAATTGTAATCTGGAATGGCATAGAACATATATTCAGAAGCATCAGGCTCTCTATATTTTCCACCTTCAACATCTTCTCTCTCTGGGTTCGGGCCAAACTTCATTTGATTTTCAACCTTTGCCAAATATACTTCTGGAGAAATCATATTGTAAAAATATTCTTGTTCAGCAATTTTATATTTCTGGTATCTCTGAATATCTTGGATGAGGTAATAACCCATTTTAACAAAATTGACTGAAGGTAATTGATCAATAGGAAGATATTTTACATATTCTAGTGTTTCTTTTCCATTCCAATCAGTATAAGTAAATTGATATTTTACATCATCGCCCATCTTATTTTCTGGTAAGGCATAAAAATCATCATATAAATCAGAAGCAAAAGATTGAGATTTTGCAAGTGCAGGCATGGCTTTTTGACTTTCTTTATAGTGCGGGCCTGCCACATGAACAATTCCATCTAGTTCATAACCAATATAATAAGTATACCAATAACTCATTGACTAATCCTCCTCTTTCCAGTTTTGTAATTCAGCACTCCATTTACTTAATCTATTAATTTCCTCTATTTCTTCATTAAATTCTATAAGACGTTCTAACCATTCTTCAACTTTACTGTCTTCTACATAGAATGGGTCAGTGGAACATTCCCACTGAAACATATGTAAAAATTGAAAAAATCTTAAATCAGGAAATGTTTTCCAAGCTTTATTTAAAAGATTTGTAATTCTATCAATTCTATCAAATTCTCTCATAAATAAAAACCTCTTTTCTTTTTACATATATATTATACTACAAAAATTTTATTTTGTCAATAAATAATTGGGATTAAGAACTTGGAAACTAAGCTCTGGTTTATATAAACCCCTTACAATAATTCCTTCTCCAGGCTTTTCTGGAGGATATGCGTAAATGCCTGCTTTGGTAGCTCTCGTAACCAGGTCCGCCATAGTTGGATAAGACATATTTAAATAAAATCCCATCTCTTCGGTCTGTACTGGTTGCATACCTAAAACGCCACTTAGTAAATGTAAAGCTTCATAATCACATAATTTTTCATCTACTTTTGCGGTAAATGGAAACCATTTTAATTCTTTAAGTTCTAAAGGATTGTCATGAATTTCCGGGCCACAGAACTCGCCAAAGACGTAAACCTTATCGGCTTCCGCCATCTCTTTAAATTGTTTTAACTTTTCTAAAACATTACTTTGTTTTAACCATTCAATAAACTTTTCATCTTGAGAAAAATAAGTTTGACCTTCTTCATCAATAGCAATATAACGAGGTTCTCCATCATATTTAGTAGTAATGTAATAAGGAGTTTTGTCAAACTCCTTTACAATATCTGGATTTTCTTGAATGGTTTTTTCATGCGGAATATCAACCCAAATGGGGACAGTTTTAATTATCTCCTTCGTCAAGATAATCCATCCTTTCAATTTCTTTTAAATCTGAATGTTTCCATCCATCTTTCTTAGTTTTTGTAGCACATATAGGACAAGAGCAATGAACCTTACCTTTACTCAATTTGTGAAGAGGATAACCGGCCAAAGAGTCTCCCCAAACATATTTAAAGATATTTCTTTTTTTAAAAATATGATTCCAATCATTGTGACGACGTTTTGCTCTTCTTGTTCTCATTAATATACCTCCACCTGACAGCTGCGCATAACCTCTAAAGCTGCTTCATGCTTGGCGGGTGTTACGCCAGCGCAGCACGCAGAATCAACTTTAACATCCATTTCTGGAAACGCATTTTTAACTAATAATACGTTAGAAATAACACAAATATCAGTACATAAGCCAATAAATTCTATCTCATCATAATCACCAGCATATAAGGTTATAATAGGAGAGCCAAAAGTTTCTTTTTGAATTGTAGCAGGGCCTTTATCTCTTAAAGCTGCTTTTACTTCATCTACAATTTGCCAACCATCAGAATATTTAATACAATGAGGAACAGGTAAAAACTTTCCTTCTCTTGTTTCTAAGTAATCTTCATAATGAGTATCTTGGGTAACAATAATATCTCCATCAAAATTGCGAATTTTTTCACAAACTTTTGGAATAATAGCTTGCGCTTCTGGTGTTCCAAGTGCGCCAGTTACGAAATCGTTCTGTACATCAACAACTACAAGGGCTTTATACATGTTTTTCTCCTTTCACAAATTTATATCCAATTTTTTCATAGTATGGTTTCATATCAATAAAATATTCTACTTTTCCTTCGTTTCCCCATTTAGAATAACTAATAAATTCTTCTAAAGGAGAGTTTTCTATAGTATAATCACCTGGAATGTTATTTTTACATTTTTCACAAAGAGGAGTTATCCAACCAGTAGTTATTTTTTTGCATGGAAATTTCCCACAAATAATACACGTATGTTCTGAAATATATTCCCAAGCATATTCATGTTCAGACCAACACTCTGGTTCATTATTTAAATAAACTCTTAATCCACCGTATTTCTCTTTTGCTTGAAGGATATGTACATCTGCGCAATCTATACCTTCTTTTTCACAACATTCTTTAAGGTCTTTACACCAAGCAAGACCAAAACGTTTCCACCATCCTCTAGGAATAGAGATGTCTAATTCGTTATATGTGCAGTTTGACAGGGGGTTTCCAAAATAATCTCTAGGAGTTAAAAAGGGGTATTGTTTAATTAAAATTTTATTTTTAAGAATTAAAAATATATTTTTCATAAATCTCCTCTCTAGTAGATTTCCCACCAATAGTCATAAACTTTGTGATAAGTTGAATTGTGGACTTCATTTCTACGAGCTTTTCGATGAGAAATTTTCTTATGTTCTTTACTAGTTTGTTTGCGCCAATATCTTTTGATATAGGCTTTATCAGATGGATAAAATTTTGCTTCATTCCAGTCATAATGACCATTGCTCCAGTATGCTGGAGCTGGGTACCAACGAGAATGCACCATTAATTTTTTAGTTTTTTCCTTCTCTTTCTTCTTGTTGTAATGAGAAAGACTTTTTCTTTTGCCGGAATACGGGTCTTTGTAACTATGCATTTTCCTCACCTCTTATATAATAATTATATAATAAATTAAAATAATAAACAAATAAAAGCCCTCCAAGACGGAGGGCTGGTAGTGGAGCTGGGGGAGATCGAATCCCCGTCTTAGCTAGATTATTATTATACTTTTCTTTATCCACAGCTTACTTAGATATGGTCTTTCACAAGTATATTATCTAAGAACTTTTACTTGCGGCAGCTCGTTTTGGTAACTCTTCTAAGCGGCGAGCGCACTTAAAGAGAAATTATTGAATGAAAAGATATTTTTAATCTTTGAAAAAATGTTTTTAGCGTTTAATTTTAGGTTTGATGGTTCGGGTCATCACCCCGCTGCAAGCATAACCTCACCTATCTAATCGAATGCCAACTCTACAGCCCCATATAAACTTTTGCATATAATGCTGTTGTTTCTTGCTTTGTTGGAGTATCTCCAACAGGGAGAAATTCAACATCTAAAACAATCTTTTTATGAGGAATAACTTTTTCACAACCATAAAAATCCCAATCTCCATATCTTGCATTCATTCCATAATTCCAAGAAAAATAAGAATCATTAATTTTTAAAATTGTTGATCTATTATTCCAGCTTTTATAAAGGTCATATTCTTGACAAACATCAGCAACCAAAAAATTTTCATCGATAGTATCAAAAACTTCTAAAGGTTCATCTTCATCAGAAAGGATATTTTCATGGTCTTCATAGTTTAATAACATAGCATCGGCAATTTCTTCTCTAGTAGCTTCATTATCAATAAGTTTTTGAATTGAGATTTGCATATTTTTATTCCTTTTCTTTTGTGAGGGAGACCAAAGAGAATCGAACTCTTATTTAGACGGTCACAACGTCTCGCTCTACCATTGAACTATAGCCTCCATATAAAATGGTGGACAGTCCCAGTTACGCTCTGGGCTCTCTGGTGTTTCAGACCAGCGCTTTCACTAGATTAGCTTACTGTCCATCAAAAAGTGAGGCCCAACCCTCACTGGCAGGATATATAACCCTGGAGTTCCCTCAGCTTTATTAAGTCCAGTATGACAACATTCACTACCGAGGTGGTGGAAAAAAAGAAAAAAGGTTAAGAACATTCTGCGGATCCCTGACGTTTTTATGTCCGAAATTTAAAGGGGCATGACTTCCTTTTAGGTACTGTTGCTGAAGCCTCATTCACTTCACCACTTGCGTTTGGCGTTCTACTTCGGTGGCCAATCCGATTAATATTCCTTTTTTCTGTTGTTAGTGCGGATAACAGGACTCGAACCTGTACGCACGAGGCATTAGTTTCTAAGACTAACATGGCTGCCAATTACATCATATCCGCATGTATAAAAACTTTCTTCAACCCTGATTTACCTAGCCCACGTTACGATTTATCTAGGCGTTTCTGCAATTGGGTGCTATTATCCCTAGCGTTGAATTTTAGGGCACTTCCTGAGAGATCCTTGGGTATCTCCTTTAAAGATTCGCGGGTCTTTAAAGGTTCGCATTGAAAGCTTTTTTAAAAAATAAAATGGCGGCCCCAATAGGAATCGAACCTATATTGTTTGAATCAAAATCAAATGTTTTACCATTAAACTATGGGGCTATAAACTTGGGATTTTTATAGAAGTTCCCATTCTTCATCAGAGTATTTTTGTATATCTTTTTTTGTTCTTGGTAAGCTAAATTTGTCACATCATTTTCTAATAGCGTTATCAGAAACATCATACTGTCTTCCAATTTCTAAAAAAGATTTAGTACGAATTAAATTTTTTAATTCTTCTCTTGAAACTGGCATTTTTTCAAGAGAAATTACTGAATGTTTAGCGTTACATTCTTTGCATCTAATTGCTCCATAAGAAATTTTTACTCCACAATCAACACAATGTGACTCTTTTCTTGAGAGTTTTTCTGAAACATTTTTTCCAGCAAAAGTATCTGTTTGTCTGTCACAGTTTGGACAAATTCAACGTAAGTTTTCTAACCTATCATCATGATTGTCTCCGTTAATATGGTCTAAAGTTAATGTCAACGGTTTTCCTTGTCATTCAGGAGGTAACCCACAAATTGCACACTTATATTCAGAATAATTTCCCTTTAAATATCATCTACGAAGTGTTGCTTGCGTTGCAGTAGAATTTTTTATAAAAACATTTTCTTCTGTTCGTTTAATAGCACCTTTTGCAACCCCAGTAAAATGATTTGTACTAATTTTATATTCATCTAGTACTTTTTGAATGGTTTGAAAATTTGAGCCAATTGATTTATACCCAAGTTTTCGTTGTAGTTCTCTCATTGAATGAGATTCTTTAACTAATTTTTCTAATTCTTCTTTAGAATATTGACGAACTAATGCAACTGTCATAATATAATCTCCCTTCTTCTTATATATTATAACAAATAATGCAAAAGAATGTCAATTTTCTGCCCAAAGATTTTAAACAAAATTTGGCGGTCCCGACGAGACTTGAACTCGCAACCTCCGCAGTGACAGTGCGGTACTCTCAACCAATTGCGCTACGAGACCGTATATTGTGGCACCAGGCTTTAACGGGTCTAGCCACTTTTCGTCCGGCTTTGACGATATCAAGCTACCGAATGATTGTTTCTACTTCACAATCAATAACACGGGTTTAAGAGGTTTTCCTTCCTCATGATGAACTTTAAATTTTGATTTCGTGGATTTTTAAGTTCATTTCTTTTGCATTTTTCAGCATGTTTTTCGAGCCTGGAGATGAACCGTTCCAAAACAGTATTAATGCATCAGCATACTCTGCCATCTGTTTATTTCTGATTGGACCAGCTGCTCGTCCATATGTGTTCCAATCAGCAGGAAATCGTTTTACAGGCAATCCATTTTCCTTTGCATACCGTTCTCCGAGTTTATCAACGCCTTGAGCACATCCGGAAACAATCTCAATATTTGTCTGGTTGGAAAGGTAATGATTCAGAACGGATTTGACAAAAGTATAATTCGTAAAATGTCTACTACCTGCAACAATAACTTTAAACATGCTCTTCTCCTCTAATAAAAAGTGACGCATACGGGATTCGAACCCATGAATGCCGCCGTGAAAGGGCGGTGTGTTAAGCCACTTCACCAATGCGCCATATGGTGGGACGAGGTGGAGTTGCACCACCGGTGTATCTTACGTGGCGGTTTTACAGACCGCTGGAATCGCTGCTATCCTACCGTCCCATTTTTTTTATTTATAATGTGCACCCAAGCAAGGAATCGAACCCTTTGTTGGCAGATTTGGAGTCTGCTGAAGACCCCAGTCTTCTTTGAAACTGCTCGGATATATGGTGCCGACTAGAGGAATCGAACCCCCAACCTACTGATTACAGGTCAGTTGCTCTGCCAGTTGAGCTAAGTCGGCATTTGGTGGCGGTCTATTTAAGAACAATCACGCGCGACTAGAGATTTCTTGGTTGTTAGCAGTATCTATTTAGCTTTCATAGACTTACCAACTACTGCATGTTCTGCCCGCCATATGTTTTAAGTCGCATATCGTTGCACGTTTATAAGGGAAAACATGCAAACCCAAGAGTCCTTTTATTTTACGTCCTACACCTTATCGGACGGAAGGAAAGCTTTCCCTTTCCTTTTTACACATATATTATATCACAAAATTTTTATTTTGTCAATATTTTTTTGCTTTTGCAACAATAGTACAAGTCATATATGGAAAAATTTCTTCATTTTTATCATTAAATACCCATACCTTTGTAGTAATAAACTTAGGATACTCTTCTTTGCTTTTGGCAAAAGAAATAATATCAAAGTTAGCTTCTTTAATTACTTTTGTCCAAGCATTTTCAGATAAAATACAAAATTTTTCATTAATTTCTCTGTGCCAGCTATCTGCGCCCCAAGTCCATGTTGCAAAGAATTCTTGAATTAATTTAATAGAACATTTAATTTCATGGTCATTCAGAACAACATAACTGCCAAATTTATCCCTACCTTGAATATAGGGAAAATCTCTTACAAAACGTTTAAACCATCCAAAATCTTTGCGGGTTAAAAAATTAACTCTACAAGATGTCGGCATTTGAGCTTCTAAGCCATCTCTAATAATTAAGGTACCACCATTCGCCAAAAGCGCATTTGCGTCTTTTAAAGCATTTTCAATAGGAATTGAAGTGTATCTTGCGGCAGGTTCTGCATAAGAAGAAAATTCGTGCAGAACAGAAGAGAAAATAACACAGTCAAATTCAATTTTTAACTTTTCTTTAACTTCTTCTAATCCAATACAATATACTTCAAGTTGATGTGAGCGTGCAATCTCTACAGCTTTTGGATTTAAGTCAATGCCAATAACTCTCGCTTCTGGATTAACCTCTTTAATGATTTTCATTAAAGAGCCATCTGCGCAACCCACGTCTAGGATGGTCTTACAACCAAAAGTATAGAAAGGAATCATCTGCTTAGAGCTTGTAGAACAACTGTTCCTCATTCTGTTTAAATAAGTTGAATAATTTTCTTCGTTCTGATTTGCTAAATATTCCAATGTATTTGCCATAGCTTAAGACTCCTTTCCTTTTTTCTATATATATTTTACTATATATTTTTAAAATAATCAATTAGGAGGCTTTAAAATTGTAAATTGGTTTTAGAATTTTTTCAATTCTAACAGTATCTTTAACTAATTCAATAATTTCTTCTGATGGTTTGTAAGCAAAAGGAGATTCATCTAAAGTTTCCTCAACAATAGAAGTAGAATAAATTCCTTCCATAGTGTTCTGGAAATCTTCTAAGTTTATTAACTCTTTTGCTTGTTTTCTTGACATAACTCTGCCTGCGCCATGCGGAGCAGAATTATTCCAATCTTCATTACCTAGACCTGTGCCCAGGATACAACCATCGCGCATATTCAATGGAATTAAAACTCGTTCTCCGTAATGTGCGGAGATAGCACCTTTGCGCACGATTCCATCTTTAAAAGAAATGTAGTTATGAATAGTTTCAAAAGAATCTATTCCTTCCCATCCCATAGCAAGACAAATAATTTCTCCTATTGCTTCTCTATTGATAGAAGCAAAGTTTTGACATATTTCCATATCATGAAGATAATCTTTTCTATCTTGACCTTCTAAATAGCATAATTCTTTTGGGATGTTGACCACTGGAATTTGGGCCAAAGCATTTGAAATTTCCTTTTGTCTTCCTGCTGCTTTATATTCTCGAATCAATTCTTCTCTTGCGGATTTGTTATTTTGGCAGTTTTTTATAGCTAAATCTTGGTAGTAAGAAGCTACTTGGACTCCTAAATTTCTAGAGCCAGAATGAATTATTAAATAAATGTTACCGTCTTCGTCCTGATCCAGTTCAATGAAGTGGTTACCACCACCAAGAGAACCTAAAGATCTTTCAAGCCAATCTACATCATGCAAATAAGAATAACATTTTAATTTGTGTAAAAAAGAAGTATCTGAAACAGGAATTTCATGAACATTACATCCAGATGGAACATAAGTTCTAATTACTTCATCTAATTTTGCAAAATCTACTGCAAGAGGTCCAAGGTTAGCTGTAAGCATGCCGCAACCGATGTCCACTCCGACAACATTAGGAATAACTTTATCTGTCATGTTTGCGGTAAATCCAATAACTGTGCCTTTTCCAGCATGGCAGTCTGGCATTATTCTAATCTTGGAATCGGAAAAAGCAGCTGATTCAGAAATTGCTTCAATTTGTTCTTTTGCTGTTTGTTCCAAAGTTTTTGCATATATCTTTAAATCTGACATTTTTATCACCTCTTACATTATTATTATATAATAAATTATTATAAAAATCAAAAGAGAAAGAATTATTCTTTCTCTTTTAAACGTTTTAATTCGTTTTCTAATTCCATAATTCTTGCAGCAGTCTTCTTATCTTCTTCATCTCTCATTTTCATATCAAGAATAATTAAAACAAGAGTAAAAAAACTAACTACAATCTGAACAAGAGCAAGTTCCATTAAAGACCAGCCTTTCTTCGTCTTTCTATTAGTTTTTCAGCAAGTTTTTCTGCTTCTTTATTACCAAGAGGATCATAATCTCCTCAACGAGCAATAGAATTTTCTAATTTACGAATTTTTCGCCTAACTTTTTTTAATGCGCCGGGGCAGGCGAAAGATTTCCCTTTGGCTAGAATGCGTTGCTCTCTAGCTCGTAATTCCGCAAGTTTTAATTCTTTTTCTGTCATATTATCTCCTTAAAAATAAAATGGCGTTGATTGAGGGATTCGAACCCTCGGTACCGGATGGTACGGCAACTTAGCAGGTTGCTGGTATAGACCGCTCACCCAAATCAACATAAAAATGGAGAGCTAGGTCAGATTCGAACTGACGTTAAGGCGGTTGCAGCGCCGTCCCTGGCCACTTGGGTACTAGCTCATTATTCCTAGCATTCTACTTTAACTTTAACTCTTGGAACTTTATATTCTTCTGAGCCATAGCCTCTTGTTTCAATTGAACACTCTACTTGAACACTATCTTCTAATATGTCAAAATATTCTGCTACAATTTTTTTAATGTCTTTTTCATCTAATTCACAAATTTGTCTCATTAAAAATACTCCTTAAAATTGGCGTTGAGCGGGGTCGTTTTCAACTCAATTTACGTCTAATTATTTTTAGTCGCCAGCGGCTATTATTTAAAGACCAACGACATCAAGTTTTTAGTTGCCTAGGACACGGGATGACTATAAACCTTTTGTAAAGCGCCGTGCACAGGATTCGAACCTGCAAAGCTTTTCAGCTCAACGGTTTTCAAGACCGCTCCCTCACCAACCCGGACACACGGCATAAGTGGACTGTGAGAGGCTCGAACTCCCGACCTGTCGCTTATGAGGCGATAGCTCTAACCAAACTGAGCTAACAGTCCATAAAAACTATTTAAAAAGTTTTTTTCCTGTTTTAGGGTCTTTTATATATTCTCCATGAATTTTTGGTTCCCCATTTCTTTTTACAACAACCTTTCCAAAACTTTTATTCTCTTGTTCTACAAGATTGTTCCAAAAATTATCAATATTTTCGGTATTTTTAAAAGTTTCTTCATCAAAATCAATTTCGACTTCTTTAGTTACACAATAAGTAAGAATACCTTTCATATTTTTCCTTTCTTTAAAAAAGTAGGGGTTGACAGACTCGAACTGTCGACTTCCGATTTGTAAGACCGATACTCTCCCAACTGAGCTAAACCCCTATTTGGTGGAGCCGGAAGGATTTGAACCTTCGTTTCTGGTGACGAACCAGCCTCTTGCCATGGATAGTTTTTCATAATGTTGTCATCATTATTACTCTCTATCTCCAGAAGATAGCCCCATTAAAATGGAGAATATGGGATTCGAACCCATCTGTTTTCCTGTTTGCAGGACAGGTAACCACCCCAAGCAGTTCCATTCCCCATGTATAAAGTGTCAGAAGCGGGACTCGAACCCGCACGAGATTTTACCTCACGGGATTTTCTTACTACTCTATATCACTATAGCCGCGGAAATCCGCGTTGTAGTCTGGACTATTTCTTAACCATAGCTTACGCCTTAGGTTGATGGTATATAGTCTCTACACATTTATTTTGGGTTTAATATTCTTACCTCTATAAGTTTCAGTAGTTGCATGACAATTTGGACATAAATATCTAAGATTTTCTACTCTGTTATCATTATTATTTCCATTAATATGGTCTATTTCCAATGCAATTTCAGTATTTAGCCAATGCCCATCACATCCACAGAATTGACATTTATATTCTATAACATTATGTCTTTCAACATAACCTCTTAAAACTTTTTGTGTAACAGGACTGTTTTCACAAAATACTTCTTCAAGTTGATATTTTTCTTTATTTAAACTATCTCTTACAAGTCGTTCATCAGTTTCTTTTGTTTTTCCTTTACTCCATAACTGACCTGTAAAATGTGAAATATCAATTCCAAATTCTGCAATTTTTTTCTTTAAAGTTTCTTGATTTCCTCCAGCTTGTTTTCTTCCCGCTTTTCTTAATACTTCAGCAAGTGAATAACTATCAGCACAAAGTTCTTCAAGCCACTCTTTAGTATATTTTTGTAATGCCATATACTATCTCTCCTTTCATATAAATATGAAAAGTTCGTCTACCTTTTTATAAAGGTCTACCCAAAAATTTAGCTCGTCGTTGCCTCTACCTAAATAAAGGTTTTCGTCGAATTAGCCATCATTCACACTAGAAGTTTCCTATCTAGGTGCTCAAATTATCTAAGTCCCGTATGCCTACCAGTTACATCATTCTGACATGTGGAGCGGGTGAGGGGAGTCGAACCCCCGTTATCAGCTTGGAGGGCTGAAGCTCTACCGTTAAACTACACCCGCAGATTTGGCACTCCTTACAAGACTTGAACTCGTAACCTCCTGGTTCGTAGCCAGGCACTCTATCCAGTTGAGCTAAAGGAGTACGCGTACCGTTGCAGTGATTAACGAGATGCTATGCGGTTTTCCTGGGTTTCTTTCTCGTTTGATTAAAGTAGCTACTCTTTAATCAAAAATAGTACCTTGCTTTGCCTTCTTATTATGCGTTTGCCACAAAGCCCTATACCTGAGAACTCTCAGTCGAGGGTAGTTGAGGTACCAAACCAATGTTAACGCACGTAGTTTATTGTCTATTGCGGACCAGCGGCTCGTGTAGGATTCGAACCTACGACCTGGTGGTTAACAGCCACTCGCTCTACCGGGCTGAGCTAACGAGCCATATGTGAATGGTGGTTCTACTTCCTTTCGACAGCACCACCGAACCGAGAAGATCTTCCTAGGCGTAGCTGCAGTCTACGTTATCCTAAGAATGGAAGTCGGGATGGCACGATTCGAACGTGTGATCCCCTGGTCCCAGGCCAGGTGCTCTACCAAACTAAGCTACATCCCGATATTTAGAGGTGTAAATTCCACCGCAGTGAGGCATACACCATGCCCGTTTGCAAACTCTCATTTTTTACCCCTGTCTCGTCGGCTAAGCACTTGTAAAAAACGCTACGTCCCAGAGGAGTCTTTTTTAATTCTTTTTGAAGGAGTGAAGATCTGAGAAGGCAGTCTCTCCAAGTCAAACAATTCCTAAAGTTTTAAGTCTTGAGGTCACTGTTTTTGTAAAGACTAAAGCAGTTTAAAGACATGGTTTAGGTCTATGATGGTAGCGTCCCCACGAGGAGTCGAACCTCGATTGTGGGTTTAGAAGACCCAGGTACTATCCATTGTACTATGGAGACATAAATGGTTCCGGGGACAGGACTCGAACCTGCATCCGCACAGCTTATGAAACTGGCCATCTGCCTTTGATATGTACCCCGGTATATTTGGTGACTCGTGGGCGATTTGAACGCCCGACCCTCTGATTAAAAGTCAGATGCTCTACCAACTGAGCTAACGAGTCATACAGAGAACGCATTGAGCGTTCCAAGAAACTCTGTCTACATTAGTAGACGAGCTAATAACTAAATATGGTCAGGGTGAGAGGATTTGAACCTCCGACCTCTCGGTTCCAAGCCGAGCCCTCTACCAAACTGAGTCTACACCCTGATATGGTTCCAGAGGTGGGACTCGAACCCACATCCGCACGGTTTATGAGACCGGCCATCTTCCTTTGATTGTACTCTGGTATTTAAAATGGTGAGAATGACAGGATTTGAACCTGTGGTCTTTCGGTTATCAGCCGAATGCTTTACCACTAAGCTACACTCTCATTAAGACAGGCTAATATTTTAAGTCGCAGCCTGGTTTAATCGACTACACAGGAGGGAATTAAATTTTAACGTTTTCCTCATATTTTCGGATACACATATCGGCAATTAAATCAATATTTGCGATTGCTTGCATCCAACAATCAATTTTCTGAAGCTCTTCAATAGAGCGAGGGAACGGGTCTCCAACAGCAATTTCATACTGAACCCTAGACCACTCTTGCCACTGAATAACCTTGCCTAACTGGTCTGCAAACTCTTTACGAGTTTTAATTCTACCTTCAACATAATCTTTAGTTAACTCAACAGCATTTCTATATACATTAGTGTTATTAAATATATTGAACATTTCTGCCCGTTTCGCATTTATATTCCAATTAACAACATAAAACTCAAATCCTAAATCATTGGGATAACCATTTTTCTTAAGTTCTAATGACATCATATTTACCTCTATTCTATTGGCACTAAGTCCATAATTTGTCTTCCAGTCTTTAATAAAGTAAAGAAGTCATAGGGTTCAATATCTTCACCAGATAAACGAGAGCCGCATTCATGGAACTCCCAATAGCCATCCTCGTCCTTTTTGAATGACCCTATTTCCCACTTATATTGATAATCCCAATCCCATTGGCAAATTTCTAATCCATCTGCAAGAGTTCCTTCCCTAGTTCCTTTATTGGTAAGAAAAGTTTTCGTGCAGAGTTCTAAATGACCTAATTGTAATAACGTCATTTTTATCACCTTTCCCTTTTTACATTATTATTATATCACAGAATTTTTAAAAAGTCAACTACTTTTTTAAAATTTTGATAATTTCTTCTGCTTTCTCTTTTGTGAGACCCTTAGTGCGCCAATCGGTTTTTACTAGATGGTCATCAATATCAAATTTTGCATAATCTGCAAAATATTCATCATCAACAACAGCCCAAGAAGTTGGAGCTGGTTCTAAGGTATCTACAACATGGCGAATGCCACACCCTCTGCCAGTTACCATTCCATCATAGGTTTTGTCGGTAACTTTTAAACCAACAGAAGTAAATCTTTTATCAATCTCGTTAGCAAAAATATCTTGATTCTCTTTATGAATCTTATACCACTCTGCTTTCCAAGTTGAAGTTAGCCAAATTTCTGCTCCAGTTTCATTAATAATGTACTTAAGGTTTTGAAGTTTATCTTCATCTATTCCCAGATATTTATCTCCAATTTCTGGGTCTGGTATTAAATAAGGAGTTGACGCATCACAGTTCAAAACTCCGTCAATGTCTAGAAATAAAAGTCTTCGAATCATTTGCGCACCTCCAATTTAAAAAAATAAGCGGGGTAAAATTTTTAAAAATTAAATTTTACCCCATATTATCTAAGCTCTCTCTACATGGAGATTAAAAAAAGATGGAAAACGAGAGAGGGAAATTTATTTATACTGTCTCTTAGAAAAACAGTCTTGAACTATTAGTGAGAAGCCGATGTACCACGTCAAGGTTGTTCAATGCTCATCGGTACCAGGTTTTCACAAAAGTTGACCAGACTTCCTACCCATTTAATGTGGCGGCAATCCCACGTTGACAAAGCCTGTTGATAGGGTTACTAACCTGGTTGGTCAGGTGCGTAAAAGTTGCCTCAGGGTTGGACTTGAACCAACGACCTCTAGGTTATCAGCCTAGCGCTCATACCCTCTGAGCTACCCGAGGCCTTTTACGCAAAATTTGAACTTTGTTCTAGAAGCGTTCTTCTCCTAGCCAGTCTTTATATCCACCATATGGCTATCAGGGGACAGAATTCTGATTTTATAAAAAGAGGTTTCAACAGAAGCTATCTGTTATTTTTCCCTTTTTACATTATTATTATATAATAATTTTTTAAATTTGTAAAGATGAGAAGTTTTCGGCGCAATGGTGTTCTGCGCAAACCGTTTATTGTCATTTCTTTTTCCTTTTCTCTTTTTACATATTAATTATATAATAATTTTTCTAATTATTCAAGTTGGAGATCTTAAGGCCATTCCCCAAGAGGAGTACCTAAAGATTTCCCTGGTGTAGCTTCAACGTCTGTACAGTAATATACATTAGGCAAATCTTTAAAAATAATTTTGGCAATGTCTTGATAAAGAGTGGAACATAATCCATTTACATCACCTAAAGAATCGTTAAAGTACTGAACGACTTTGTTTTTAAATACAACATATGTTAAATCAGAAGCAAAAATACCTCCAATAACCTGTAAATAAGAAAAAGCCTCGTTTCCATCAAAAGCATCTAAGAATAGATTGCCTTTTGATTCTACAACTCGATTAGATGGGATAATGTTAATATTAAGTGTAACACCGCCAAAACTAACCTCTGTTTCAAGTATTTTCATTAACGCGTCTGCTTTCACAGGATTATCAATATAAAGAGTGATAATATAATTATCTTCATCATAAATAATTCTTACCTCTTGATCATATTTAAACATTTCATAAATCTCATTATACCAAGTTGCCCAAGGTGGTGATAAATTAAGTTTTGCCATTAAAAAACCTCCTATTTTTCTTTCCAGCAGAAAAACCAAGACCAGCTGCCAAAATCAACCCAGTTTACACCATCTTTATCTTGCCAACAACGAGTATAAAAAACTTCATAGTCTTTGTTTTTTAAGTATGGAAACATAATTTCTTTCCAAGGGTCACCTTCACAATTTCCCATAAAAATCATTTTATCGTGTCCATCTGTTAAAAATACTTCTTTCATATTCTTACCCCTCTCACCAATTTTGTTTTAAAACTAAGTTTCCACCTTTGCACTTTTTGCAAGTACAAGAATCTAAGTTTTTTAAAGTTTTACACATGCGTTGATAATGTGCAACTACTTTATCACAAGTAGGACAGTAAACTTCATAGCGTGAACGCCCTTTAATGTCGGCGGTTTGGATATAGATACCACCGCTCGCGCAATCAATTTTTTCGCAGATAGCCTTAAAGACTTTGTCATGCCCATGATTTTCTTTTGTGGTTTTTGTAACGTAGTAATGCGCCCATTCGTGTTTGATAGTTTCAATTACATCTTCATCTTGGGCACGTTCCAAAAATGATTTAGAAAATTCCATTTTTTGAACATAATATTCTTCAGTACTAGGTCTAAAGGTATACATAACTCTTCCAAGAGTACGAGATAAACGTCCATTTATGTAAATTGGACATGTGAATTTATCGTTCATTGATTCAGAAATCTTTTTACATTCTTCTGTTAATCTTTCTACTGTCCACATATCAAGGCTTTCCTTTCTTTTTACATTATTATTATATCACAAAAAAAATAAAAAGTCAATATTAACTTCAATAAAAAATGTCTAAAAGGTCATCTTGAACTGAAAGTGGTTGTTGTTCATCTGCTGCTACATTAGCAATAAACCCTAAAGCATGAGTTCCTCTTTTATCAGACAAACCAGAAATACTCTTTCATGCTCATTGTCCATTAGTAGCTCCTCAAGCGGCTTCTTTTACAGTTAAACCATTTTTTAAGTCTGTTAAATCTAACAAAAATACCTTTAATGTATGTCTTGTTCTTAGTCTTAAATTAAAAGTATTTCCTTCTACTGGGAACCACATCGAAACTAAGGCAGGGTCAAAATCAGTATTTTTTGAATTTAGTCTATAATGAAGTGGAACCATTCTTGCGGTAAGTTTATTTTGTGCGGCGGAACTGGTTTCGTAAGCTACAGAAGCAGGAATTATTGGTTCTGTAACACCATTTCCTGAAGTAGAAGAAGCTTCAATTGTTGATTTTATAATATAATCAACACAATTATTAACGTTTGTTTTTAAATTATAAAGACTGTTTGGTCCTAGATGAGGCAAGTGAACAGGGCCAGCCCCAGTAGTTTTAAAGAGAATTTCTTTTACATCATCTGTGATAAAGCGACTAACAGAAAGGCTGAAATCTTTTGTCACATAGTATCCGTATGAACCGTGGTTTGGACTGTTGAAATCTCCAAGAAGTAAATCTCTTGTCTGGTATTGATGTGTAATAGTGTCAAAAGAAAAGCCGAATCTTAAAGGAAGTGGACAAGCATTTTCTTTTTTTGGATTCGGGCCTTCAAAATGCAAAATTCTATCCAATAAGAAAAATACATTGTTAATTTTACAATAGTAAGAAGAAAAATATTTTCCTTTTAAATTTTGAATATTAATACCTCAAGCTTTTGAACCGCAAGAAACAGTAATTGCACCAAATGGAACATAGCTAGCATCTACCCCTTCTTCACAAGGAGTGTAAGAAACAGTTGATCATGGTGTTTTAGTTCCATCTCTTGTTAAAGCTGCATTTCCACCATCAACAGAAAGATTTTCAATTGAGACAGAAGAAACGTCACATCCTTCATCAAATAAAATACAAGAGCCAATAATATTTTTAAAAAACAAAGAAGAAAAATGTAAGTTCTCACTTGGGTCTGTTACATTTGAACTTAATCCACTGGTATCTAGAATCAACTCTTTACCAAATACTAATGCAGCTTCACGTAATCACTGATCATTTCGGGTACCTTGAGGATATTCTCCAACACGAGAGTCTAAACAATAACCATATTGGAATTTTAAACTAGAAAAATACGAATTTACACAAGAGGCCAAACGCAATCCTTCTCTTTGGAATCCTTTAAAAGTTAAGTTTTCAAAATTTCCATTTTTAACCCTTACAAGAGATAAAAGCGTTTTTAAAGGTGTAGCTTGCGCACTTAGCGGCACACTATCATTAACCAATTCCTCATTAAGGCCACTGGTAAAAGTTAAATTTCTTAAACTAATATTTGAAAAATACGCATTTGCAGAACTTTCTAAACTTGAACCAACACCTCAAAGGAATTGGTCATCGTCAGTTTCTTTTTCGTAAGCAATAACAGTTCCAAGAGTTCTATTGGTAATGTCTAAATTTTGTCCTACTCCTTCGATAGTGATATTTTCTCCATTTAAAATTGTTGGATGGAAATAAAATCTGCCGTTTCCGAATTGGAGGGTGATATTACCTTCTGCGCAAACTCTTGACAAAATTTTTGTATTATTCTCTGCTGCGCTACGGTCATTTGCTTTTCCTCCTAGTTGTAAAAAATTAAGATGGTCATCATGAATTAATACCATACAATTTTCATTTTCTGCTAACTGATGAACAAATATTCCATCAACTACAACATTAGTAGGGGGAGATACATAATAAATAGCTGAGCCACCATCATTAATATTATACCTGCCTAAAGTAATTATGTAGCTTCCAGCAAGAAGTTCTTTTTCTTTTTCTTGTGTCACTTCTTCACTACCTGGATTATAAACATTTAAAACTTCTTCAAAAGTAGGGAAAATTTTTACTGCACCAGAAGCCATAGTTTCTAAGGAGCTTTGAAAGCCTTCTACAGCTCCTTTTAAGCTTTCGAATGTGCTTGATATTTTTTGCATTTGAGTATTTACTATACTAGTAATTTGAATTATATCTACTTTTCCCTGTTCTTTTAAAGTATATAAAAATAATTGTCCATCATCAATAACAAAAGCAGAATTATTTATTGTTATTGCTTCCTGTTGTACAGCAGTATTGAAAGCTTCTTTTGATTGAAATAGGACAATTCTATAATCATCTTCTTGAAGGACGGGTTTAAAAGCAAGTTCTTTTCCGTCTATATATATTTTCGAAATACTACCACTCATGATATTTTTTCGTCTCCTTTCTTGTTTTAAACAAATAAAAAAAGAGCAAGAGAGATTAATCTCAAATGCCCAATTTTTCCATCAGCATTTCAATGGTTTCTTGCTCTTCTGGAGAAATCATTTTTTCTTCTTTTGGCTTTGCTGGCGGAAAGCCCTCCCAAGGGGTTTCCTCAACTGGTTTCGCTGCTTGGATTTCAACCTTCGGACAAGTCAGCGCAATTGCAATCTGAACTTTTTCTCCCCCATCATCAGCCCAAACATACAATTTCTTTGACTCTTCCCCCACAAAATTGGTGCCAAAAGCTTCTTTAATAATTTTCGTTACGTTTTCTTTTGCTATCGATCCTCGCATAAATCCTCCCAACATTCTCTACAATAATCGTTTATTCCATCTTTATCATGATAAATAGTTACTTCATCTGAAAACATTGTGTTGCAGCAATCACAAATCCAAGTATAGTTATTAGTACAGTTGTAACAATAATCTTGCGCATCCCCGTTTTCATCAATTACAAGGCTAGTGTCTTCACGTGAGGAAATATCTCCACAAGAGCTGCAAAGACAATATTCATCATGGTTAAATAATTCATAATTTCTAATACATTCATCGCAGAAGAAAGAATCTTCTCTATAAATATCATCTCCGCACATTAGGCATGGAGTTGGACCGCCTAAGACAATAGGTTTAGGTTTTTTATCCAACGGCATTCTCGTATGGATAGGATGCGGATAATAAGGGGATCTGCGCAAATCGTTATAAAGAAGGGCACTTTCGTGAGTTTTGAAGTACTTAGTCTTGTCTATAAGATCGTCACACCAGTCCTCGCGCAATCCCTTAAATAATTCCTTAGCTTTTTCTTCTACTATTGCTAAAAGATCGGGGCACTCAAAAGGATATTGTCTATTAATAACTGCAAAGTCCCCATCTTCATTAATATGAAACAAAACTCTCCAAGTTTTTGCGTACCAAGGAGTTCCATAGTTTGTCATGGTTGGTTCTTTTGAAGATAAATAACAAACAATAGTAGAATTATCTGTCATATAGGAAATATTCCCCGCTCTGTAATCTCCGTTTAAAGAATGGCAAGAATGGAAAGGTTCACTAATAGTTAAATAATCTAAAGGATGAACTGAAAAAGTTAAATATCCTTCAGTTTTTCCGTTTTGGATAAAAGTAGAAGCTTTCTGTTGGACTAAATCTAGAGAACGAGGATCGTCGATTACGTATTTTAAAGCCTTAGTAACTTTCATTCCCTTTAGATTTGGATGGCTGCGCCAGCTTTCAATAGAACAGAAGTTTGAACCTCTATTCAAATTTAGAAAGTCGTAAACATCCATTGCGGTGTCTCGGTCTATGAGGGATGCCGAATCATATCTCGCCCATTCTATCATTTTATCCTGCCAAATTTTAGCTGGAGCGTCAATTTTTATATACTCTGGGAAAGTTATCCGTAATTTTCCGCCAAGTAATTTTTGCTTACGTTCTGCGCAAATATCAATTAACTCTTGGATATACCCAAGAGAAGGCGAATTACCTCCTAGCTCTTGAGAATTAATTATGAGGGTTTCAAATTCTTCTCTCATTCGATTTCTCCTTTCTCAGCAAGTATCGAAGCCAACGTAAAAGCGTTAAAACAATATTTACATTTTCCTATAGCGCATTTCTGTTGACAACCCAGTCTACGTTTGGAGATCTCCGGATCGATTAAGCGCACAGGAACTGATTTATCTATATTACCATTCTTAATTAAAAGGGAGAAATCAGAAGTATAATTGGTTTCTCCAGAATAAATTCTAAATAGAGTTTCCTCTTGAGTAGTATTTACTCCGTCAAATTCAATAGTAGAAAGATAAGGTTCATATAAAGGAAGGTCTCTCGGCAAAATCCAAGAACCATCAATACCATTTTTTCTTTCAAAACCATCAGAATAGGCTACATTTGCGGCTACTCGATATGGTACCTCTTTGGGCAAGTCTTTAAGGTAGAAGAAAGCAGGAGCCGCCAACTTAATATAAGAAACTCCAAGAGCTATTGCCGCATTTACTTCATAAGGAGTCTTTAAAGAATAACCAAAATAGAACTTGGCATTATGGGCTTTTGCTTCTTTTGCTGACTTAAAATTTGGTACAATTAAGTATAAACCTTTTTTTACTAATTTGGAGTATATCCTAAATTGTTCCCAATCTATTGGTTCGTCCTTAGGATTATCTATAAGGATTGCCGCATTAGGATATTTCTCTGCTATTGCGGGAACCTCATCGATTCTGCGCAAAGAGATTTTTATTTCATCTGCTTTTTCTAAATATGAATTAGAAAGGGTATAATGGACGCAGATTTTCATATCTTTTACACTTCCTTTCTTTTTCTATATATATTATATCATAAAAATAAAAATTTTTCAAGTAGAAGATTTTTGTGGGGAGAATAAATTGTTCCCGTTTTAAAAACTAAAGCGGAAAAAATTCGGGAACAAGAGGGTTGAGTCTAGGTTTGGAGAGAAATATCCCGAATTTTTTTCTCTTAGGATTTTGAGATGGGATAAAGAGGCCAAAGGCTTGGTTTGGAGAGAAAGTTCACGATTTTTTTCCGTCCGTAATATAAAATAAATCGTGAAAAAGAAGATAGGGGTCTAGATAAAAAGATCTCCAAAGCAGTGTTCGCGCAAATAAAAGTTTCTATTAAAGTAATGAGTTTTTCCATCAATTTTTGGGGTCTTATATTAATAGTATAAGGGGACGAAAATTAGTGGAAAAAGAGATTAAAAGTAATAGGAAGAAAAGCGAGTAATCAAAAGTACCCCATTTTTTTCCGTCCGTATATATATTATTCTCTTACAGCCGGAAAAAAAAGGGGGCCTTTTGATTAAAAATTTTGGGTAAAATTAGTTAAAAGTTCACAAAGAAATCTCAAGATATACGAAATAGAAAGGAGGATACTATGGAAAAGTATAGTAGAGAAGAAATTGCGCAGTTGTATTTCAATACCTCGGCCAATAACTTTTCAAGAAAGAAAGAGCGTTATTTAAACCATTTATCAGAGTATTATGAATGACATATGGAGGGGCGCAATTATGTTTTAGATAAAGAGTTAAAGCCTTGAGAACCTTTAAGAAGAGGTCGTCCTAAAACTGGAGATCAAATTCAAGAAGATTATATTAAAGCTCTCCATGAGATAGTAGATAACGACCCTGCGCAAAAGTTAAATTCTGGGGCGAATTTAACTAGAAACGCCAAAGCTAAGAATCCTAACCAAATTTGCACTAGATATAACCATCAGGAGGATACTATGAGTAGATATTTTTGTAAAGGTATTACCAAAGAATTCCCTATGTCTGAAAAAGTTTGGGTAAAGAAAAAGAACGATTTTGAGTATGAACTTTTGTCTGAGGAAGAACAGACTTATTTGACTGGTTTGATTGTGGATAGATACCCGGATAATAAGATTTCTTTATTATCGGTTGATGAATTGATGGCGTATAACCAAAAAGAGATTTCAAAAAAGGAATTGAATAAGAAAATTTCTGAACGTATTGAGGAAGAAAGTCGAAACTTTTATACTTGTATTATTAAAAAGTTTAAAGACAAGTATGGATTTATTCCTATCAGAGCGAAGAATTTAGAAGCGAGTGCGTTTTAGAATTTAAATTATTAGGGGGATACTAAAAGATAGGGGTATTGAGAAATGAAAAACCTTATTATAGGGGGTGTTGAGTATTATATGGGGGTATTGAGGAAAGGGGTGCCCAACCGGACCCTGTCTTGGAGCCCTTTTCAGATCGAATCGGTTCGTATCAAAATATCCCCTTAACTTTTCAAAATCTCGTTTTAAAAATCCCAAAATCCAATCAAAAACCTCCCCCTTCCTTCCCAAAGCAAGAGAGGCCAGCAGAGTTTAGTTTCTATTAAAGCTCCATGAGCGTAGCGAATGAGCGTAATAGAAACTAAACGATAGGGGGACCCGATTTTAATGAGCGTAGCGAATTAAAAACGGGGGGCGAAGCCCCTAAAGAGAGAACGAAGTTCTCTCTAGAATAATATATTTAATTAAAGTTGTGAGCGAAGCGAACTACGTAATTAAATATATTATTCCTCTTAAAAGTAATCAAAAGTTCACATTTTTTGCGCCCTAAGCCCCCCTTGCCTCTATATATAATGAAAGTTTGTGTGATATACTTGAACAAAACTGCCCAAAATTTTAAAAAAACTACTAAAAAAGTAGCCCCTATATATAAAAATATAGGGTTTTTTTTATATTATATCACATTTTTTATAAAAAGTCAACAGAAAATTTAAAAAAATTCCTAGTTTTCTCTCAAAAACTAGGCAAAAACCTATCTTTTATACGGGATACAGAACCGGATACCTGGCCAATAGAAAGGGGTACCTTTAAAAATAGGGGGATCCATTTCAAAAAACGGATTCAAAATCCTGGAACTAAAAGGGAAAATGAAACGAAAAACTGAAATCAAAAATGTGAGACGAAAAAGTGGCCAAAGCGTGGCTGGGCGAACACGTTAGTACCTGGGTTGTAACGAGAAGAGCGACTTAAGAAAAGGATGAATGCGCCAGGGCCGTTTTGGAGATCGTCAGATCGGGGTCCGCGCATTTTTACTTTCTTCTCTTGTTCGGAACCGTAGGTTCCTCACAAAAAAACGCCCTTATGGGCGTTTTTCTAGTCTTCTTCCTCTACTTCGTCTTCTGCTAACTGGTAGAAAGTTACACGCTTCTCAACAATCTTTTCTACATTACCAGCTTCTACTGCTACCTTCATAGCAGGAGCTAATTTCTGAGTAGTTACATCTAACATGTCAGCTAAATCCTTTGCACGGTACTTAACTCCAGCTTCCATAACTTCTACAGCACGGTCAGCTAACTCTAACTTTGCAGTGTTTACACGAGGCTTGCGCGCAGTTGCTCGCTTCTCTTGTGCGGCCTTTAATGCGATTAATTTTTCCTTAACTTCCTCATCCTGTACGGCCTCAATTGCTAATGCTAATGCAGCTACATAAGTCATCTTCTGTTCCATAAGTTTCACCTGTTTTTTAACCTTTCTTTTTTCCTTATTTCTATATATATTATACATTATTTTTTTGCTATTGTCCAATAAAAAAAATCTATTACAAAATCATTCCATCTAAAAATTTTTTAGAACCTTTTGGGAAACCAAGGGAAGGCCAAAGTGCGCAGTTGCGAAATTAAAAAAGGGCCAAAGCGTGCCACTTTTGAAAACGCCGCGCCCCGGAGCTGGCCCCCGGCCGCGCGGCGCCAAACGCTCTTTTAGTTACTTAAATATAAAGGTATAAAAAAAAGAAGCTTATTCAGCTTCTTGCGCAGTGTAGAATGCTACACGTTTTACGACTTCTTTTACAACACGGCCGTCACCCAACAACAGGCCCATAGCCGGAGTCAATTTTTGAGTAGATACGCCCAGCATTTTAGCCAAATCAGCCACTCGGTAAGCAACACCTTTTTCCATGATGTCATAAGCTTTTTCAGCCAACTCGATTTTAGCAGTGTTTACACGTGGTTTACGTTTCTGCGCTTTGCGGTCAAGCTGGTCTTTAAGTGCCTGAAGTTTCATACCTACTTCAGTATCCATGCCAACATGGCCAATAGCAACGTCAAGAGCATCAGCATAAGTCATTTTGATTTCAGTCATACATTTCACCTTTTACCTTTCTTTAGGATTTCCTATCCTTTTTACACTTATATTATATAATAATTTTTTGAATTTGTCTAATACTTAAAAGCTATAGCAAATTATTTCCTATATCAAAAAAGTATATCAAATTTGGAATTAGTTTAGGGCGCTAAAGGACTTTTGGGAAACTGCGCGAAGGCCTAAAGCGGGACGTAACCGGTAGCAAAAATCTGAAAATCATATGAAAATCAGATTCGCTCCGCCTTCCAGCTCTCCGAGCGCAGGCGGAGCGCCAAATCATATGAAAATCCTATTTTCGCAAACATAATAAAAAAAGGGATATATTATCCCTTTCCTATGCTTTTGGCTTGCGATGCGCAGTTAATTTCAGAGTGTACTCTTTACCATTGTAACCAAAGTTAATTTCGGTTTCAGTTTTTACATTTGCAATTTCGGCAATTTGCTCAAGTGCCGGAAGAATCTGTTCAATAATGAACTTTTTATCCTCATCAACCTTGCGCTCTTTAACAGCTTTTTTACGTTCCTTTCCTTTTGGTTTCAGCTGTTGCTTAAGTACTGCTTTTGTACCCTCATCAAGAGTAGTGTTCTTTTCCTTGTCAATTTCAAGGTCATCTAAGTACATTTGTTCAGCTTCTTCACGGGTCAAGCCCAGCGCCATGTTAGCTTTAATCATATCTTCTTTTGTGCGTGCCATGTTATCACCTTTCCTTTTCTATAAATATTGTATCAGATTTTTATGGGTCTGTCAATATCTTTTTTTATTTTCCTTTCCCTTTATCTATAAATATTATATCATATTTTAAAAATTTTGTCAACAACAAATTTATTTTTTTGATTTTTGGGAAAATCAGCTAGAAAAGTGACATGCATAATGTCAATATGAAAATCATATGAACATCACAAACAACAAACTCGTCGCCCTTGCAGCAAAGCGCCCGCAAGGGCGACGCCAAAGGCTATGGGAAAAGGATAGGATTTTCCTATCCCTATTCCTATTCGGTTACCAACTGGTACTTAGCAACACGCTTTTCGATAGCCTTAGCAACGGCACCGTTTTCAACGGCTACCCCTAAAGCTGGGGTTAACTTCTGAGTAGATACCCCTAAAATCTTAGCTAATTCAGCTGTACGGTAAGCAACCCCAGGCTCCATAATAGCCACTACCTTTTCAGCCAATTCAGCCTTTTCCTTGTTCACACGTGGCTTGCGATTTTCAGCCTTATGAGCTAACTGCTCCTTTAATGCAATTAACTTTTCTCCAACTGGGGTTTCAGCTCCAACTGCTTCAATAGCGTTCTCCAATGCAATTGCGTAAGTCATCTTAGTTTCTGTCATAGTTATCACCTTTTACCTTTCTTTCTTGGGATTTCCTTTCCCTTTTTACATCTTTATTATACTATGAATTTTTTTATTTGTCAACAGGTTTTTTTATTTTTTTGATTTCTGTTTTTTTACTTCCTTTCCCTATTGACACTTATATTATATATTATTTTTTTAAAATTGTCGAATACTTGTAAACTATATCTAGACCTTCTGCTATATAAAAAAGCTATATCTGATTTTCATATGATTTTGGGATAAGCATAAAAAAGGTCATTTGTCAAGTGTTTTTTTCAAAAATTTTTTAAAAGTTAGTCTTGACAAACCCGGCAGCCCTGCGCCCCTACGCAACATTTATGATTGCGCAGGGCTGCCGCCGACGGCATACAAAAAAAATAGTCCATTTTGGACTATTGTATAATCTCATCTATGACTGCATAATTGTAATATTCCCAGTAAAGCTTTTCAAGTTGGCTTTCATCTCCCTCTAAATACTCATTAAGAAGATACTTCTTTAATTTTCGTTCTGCTTGTTCATAATCATTAGCAAAAACTTGAATAAGTCTAGCGTTTTCCATGCAATAGAAGAAAAAGATTCCCATTTTTATCACCTTTTCACCTTTCTTTTTACATTATTATTCTATCATAAGGGGTTGATTTTGTCAACCCCTTTTAATCAATTCTATTCTTTTGTACTTTCATCCAACAGGAATATTTTAAACCATAATCGCAAGAGCCTTTGAAGTGTTTTTTAATATACTTAAAGATTTCTGATTCATCCAAAGCGTCATTTAATGCCGTATGACATTCAATATAAGCAACATCATTTGTAATGTATCTATACATTGTTTCAGCACTTGTGGAAATATTTCCCTTTTCTGAAATGCAACCATTTTCATATGCCCATTGAACAAATTGAGCAGTCTGTCCAACAGTATTACAAGCTAAGTTCCATAAGCAGAGTAATTTTTTCTTTTCAATTTTTGAAATTGTCTTTTGAGAATGACAGAAGAATTCTTCACTATATTTAATAGCTTTAATATCAAATTGAAGATTGTATGCGCCAATACAGGATACATTATGTTTGCGCACATCAAACCATAACTCTTTTAAGATTTCGCTAAAGTTTAAAACCATTTCTTGTTTACGAGCTTTTGCATAGTCTTTTTTGTAGCCTTGGTAGAAGTCGGAAGTGTCTAAAATCCACTTCCCGTTGACATGTAATTCTTTTACTAAGAATCGTTTTTTACAAACGATTTCACCTTTTGATAAAACTACATATCCTAAATCGTGTACAAGTGGGGAACCAAACGTTCCGATTGTTTCAGTGTCTAAAATCATAATATTTCTTGGTGTTCTCATTTTTCTTATCTCCTTTAACTGTCTATATTGTATCATGGAAGGGTTGAGATGTCAACCCTTTTTTAATTAAAAATTATATCTTTTTCATTGTATTCGTAAACATGATAGAAATAAATAAGGCTTGAATCGCTTGTGATTTTGCTCACAACCTCATAGTCCGGATTCTCAACTCCATCTTGTTTAAGCAAGTCAAGATTTTTTTCAAAAGCGATATGAAATGCGCCATTATAAATATAACATAAATCATCTGTTAATTCTACATCACCGTAGACGTCTTCAATATACACACCAAACATTTTGTGTACCTCCTTTATCTGATTCTATAATAAGGGATAATTAAAAAAATGTCAACAAAAAATTTCGATAAGCACAAAACTTTTATTTGTCAAGCATTATTTTTGGGAAGCACAAAAATTCTTTTTGTCAAGGTCCAATTTGGACTAAAAATGCTGAAAGGTTAGTGTTGACAAACTCGCCGCCTTGACGTGAAAAAGCGTGCGTCAAGGCGGCGCCCAACGCAAGCTAAAGATTTCTGATTTTCATATGAAGAGGGGAAGTTCCCCTCTCCGATTAGACTAAGCGATACAGAGCTACACGCTTTTCGATATGCTTTTCAATCTGTCCACCCTCAACGGCAACAGTCATAGCTGGAGTTAATTTCTGTGTAGACACGTCAAGCATTTTAGCAAGTTCAGCAACACGGTAGTCAGTGTTAGGTTCCATAACCTCAACTACCTTTTCGGCAAGGTCAAGTTTTGCCTGATTTACACGAGGTTTACGGTTAGCTGATTTGTGCGCTAACTGTTCTTTAAGAGCAGTTAATTTTTCCTTAACCTCTGCGTTGTCAACTGCGTTGATTGCGTTTTCTAAAGCTACTGCGTAAGTCATTTTTTCGTTTGTCATAATTTTATCACCTTTTACCTTTCCTTTTGTGTCTTTATTATAACACTTTATTTTTCTTTTGTAAAGAGGAAATTTATATTTTTTTCAGTGGGATTTTTCTTTATTTCCCTTTCCTTTTTACAATATAATTATATACTATTTTTTTAAAACTGTCTAATACTTAAAAAGTATAGGAAAGCTTTTCATATATCAAAAAAGTATAGCAAAGGGTTTTAGGATTTTCATATGAATAAAAAAAATCAAGTTAGTCTTGACAAACTATTGGTGGATGTGGTACAATAAAATTTCGGCGTCCAGTCGTATAATGCGCTCGACTGGACGCCGACAAATAAAAAAAATAGTCCGAAATTGGACTAAATTAAGATTTTTTCGTTTTTCTTGAGGTAATTTCTAAAGCACGTTCAAATCCTTTCCTATATGCTTCTTTAATAGAATCGTCAACAGTGCAATCTTTATTGAAATAGTTTCTGATTACAATGGCTTTTTTCTTTTCATATAATTTATTTTTCATTTTATTTTCCTCCTCTTTCTGATTCTATTATACCACTTTTTATTAAGCTGTCAAGCAAATTTTCTGAAAATTTACTTTCAAAATTTTCAAATTCTCCGGCATTAAAAGCTATAATTTCCATCACTGTTCTAATACCATACATAAAATTGATATTACCATTTAAAGCATCATATTTTCCACAAAACAGTGGAGTTTGTTTTAAATTTTCTAACACAATTTGATAAGCTTTTTTTGTTTCTTTTCTATTAGCCATATATGTTTTCCTCTTCTTTCTGATTATATTATATGCTATTATATTAAAATTGTCAACTAATTTTAGGAAAAAAGTTAAAAAATATTTTTTTAAAAAAGTCTTGACAAAAGAGTATGAATGTGATACAATGTAGATTTCGGTTGGTCTGCGCAAAGAGGCGACCGCAGACCAACCGCCAATCATATGAAAAAGGGTAGCCCCTTTTGGGCTACCTATTCTGCTTTCAGCTGGTACTTAGCTACTCGCTTTTCAACGATTTTTTCAACAGTACCCTTTTCAACTGCGACCTTTAAGGCTGGCGCAAGTTTCTGAGTGCTCACCTCAAGGATTTCAGCAAGCTCGGAAGTACGGTACGCTACTCCAACCTCCATAATTTCAGTTACCTTTTCAGCTAAATCTAACTTAGCTTGGTTGATTCTCGGTTTGCGAGTTCCAGCTTTATGCGCTAACTGTTCCTGAAGGGCTACTAATTTCATTCCTGTTTCAGTATCACGTCCTACTGCCTCAATTGCCTGTTCTAAAGCTACGTTGTAAGTTAATTTGTTTTCCATGTCATCACCTTTTAACCTTTCCTTATTGACATCTTTATTTTAACAGATTTTTTAGAGTCTGTCAACTCTTTTTTTTAAAATTTTTCGATTGCGCAATCTATGCTTTTTTCTTTTTTAACCATGTGGAACAGAGTTTTTTCTTTTCATGGGCTTTCATCTTAGGCAGAAAGCAACCTCTGAAAATGTCCTTATATTTATAGAGGCTTCGGCTTTTCAGTTGCCCATCCCTCATTTTGCGTAGAAAAGAGTTTTAATTTTTCGATTCACCCACCACTCTCATAGAATCTCTGTTTCATGGGGCATGACTCCCAGCGTGGAACTGTCTTTTATCCTTTCGGTCTTGTTTTTACCCAAGTAACTCTTTTTACATCTTTAGTATAACAGATTTTTTCAAATCTGTCAATACTTTTTTTTTGAAAGTTTTTTCCATTTTTTTGGTTTAATTCTTTTTAGGGATAGAAACCTCACGAGCGTGAAAACTTTCAAACACTCGTTTCAGAACCCTTTCAGAGTTTCCTCTGATTACATAATTAGTATAGCAGATTTTTTATCTCTTGTCAATACTAATTATCTAATCAAAGGGGAAAGGGATGAAAGGAGGAGGAAAATTCCCTTTCCCGTATCTAAAGGTTAGTAATTTTCTTTTCTTTTTACATCTTTATTATACTTGATTCTTTTTTATTTGTCAAGTATTTTTTAAAGATTTTTTTGTAAGGAGCTTTTTCTATTTCTCTTTACATTATAAGTATATCAGATTTTTTAAAATCTGTCAATACTTTTTTTAGAAATCTTTCAGAGGATTTTTTATCTCTCTTCCTTATTTCTATATAAATTATATACTAATTTTTTATAAAAATCAATAGGGAATTTCACATAAGCATAAAAAAATTTGTTTGTCAAGAGGGAATTTTGGGAAGCATAATTTTTTTATTTGTCAATAGCCATTTTGGTCTAAAATTGGTAGGAAGTTAGTCTTGACAAATTCGCTCCCCTGGCATAAAATGCGTGCGCCAGGGGAGCGCCAAGCGCAAGTAGTCCAAAATAGACTAATAATCTTCATCTGGCTCAATTAAATAGCAAGTTTTCATTTCTTCATTTCTTGTGAATCTAAAGGTAATTTCTTCAATCATAACTTCACAAAAGGGTTCGCTTTCACCATTGATAAGGATTTCTTCATCTTGTTTTAATGTTTCTAATACTTCAATCAACTCCCTTACTTTCATTTTATCCACCTCTCTTTACATTCTTATATTACCATATGGGTTGACTTCTGTCAACCCATTATTTTAAAATTTTTCTAATTGTTAATTCTGTGTAGCAGTCATAAAAAACGTCTTTAGCTTCATCTTCATCATAGCCTTCTTTTTCCATTAAATATTCAATCATTTTGTCACTTGCCGTTGAACGATTTTCAGCCATAATGACAACAACCTCATCCTCTCTAAAAGAATCTCTGTCTAAAAATAAATATTGATGTAATTCGTCTCCCCACATTGTTTTTATTTCCTTTCTTTTCTGATTATATTCTACTATAAAGATTAGACTTTGTCAACCTTATTCTAAAACTTTTTTAAGTTTTAATTCTCTATAATACCAATCAAACCAACCTTTTTGATGTTCCATAGCTTCTTTAGTCCATCCTTCATCTGCTAAAGAGTAAATGAGTTTATTTTTAGCTTCGTCTAATGTATCAGCATAAACGATATAAAATTCATCTTCGGATTCTTCATCTAAAAATACATAGTTATTCATTTTTATTACCTCTTTTATTATATTTTAATCAATTTTTTTAAAATCAACTGGAATAAATTCTTTCACGTAAATATTATTATCTATTTTTTCGTGATGGTGGTATCCTAAATGTTTTTCTAAAAAATTTGTTTTATCAATATATTCAAAGAATTTTTGTTTTGCTTCTCGATAATTTTCAGCTTCTAACATATAACCTGCAGTTTCATATTCACGAATTAAGAAAAAATATTGATTCATTTTATTTACCTCTTTTTCCTTCTCTTTTATCACATAACCAAAAAATGAAATCATGAACATACCCGAATATATATAAAATAGCAAATAATGCGAACATAAGTAAAACGATTATTTCATCCATTGTGTATTTACCTTTCCTTTTCTGATTATATTTTATCATGGAAGGGGCTGAAAGTCAACCCCTTTTTAGAAATTTTGATTTAAGAACATGTATTTTTTCATTTCAATCTTTTGTGTTTTAATTGTCATTATAATAAATACTAAAAGTAATGTCCTCATTTTATCACCTCTTATTCAAAGATTATTCCTTCAATCATAAGAATCGTTTCTCTTTTTGTGTTGGATAAATCTCTTGTTGAAATAAGATAAATATCTTCTTCTGTAAGTGGAATTTTCATATAATCTATATCTCTAGTATAAACCTCTGCGTCTAATGGCATAGTTTGCAAAATATTAATTAATTCTTTATTTGTCATATTGTTTCTCCTTTTTTCTATAATTATTCTATCATTTTTCTGTTGAGGTGTCAAGGGGAAATTTTCATTTCCCCTTAGTAGGTATCATATCCCCACATTTCAGCAACCTCATCGGTATCAGTGCAAATGTAAGAGAAATCGCGCAAGCCGTTTTCTAATGCGATATGAACAGCTTCGTGGATATCCTCAGCCTGTACATAGAAAGTATAACCGTCTTCAGTTTCAAATAAGTAATTCATCATTTTAAGTTCCTCGCTTTCCTTATTTCTGATTAAATTATAAGCTATTCTTTTAAATTTGTCAACTAATTTCGGGAAAAAAGTTTAAAAAATTTTTGTTGAAAAAAGTCTTGACAAAAAGCTGAAAATGTGATATAATTAAAAAACGCTGACCTTGCGGCTGGACGATAGCAAGAGGTTGCCGCAAGGTCAGCGGCAACGCAAGCAAGTTTATTTTGGACTAATCATCTGAAAATTTTTCTTCGTAGATATGGTAGTAATCATTATAGGTATCTTTTGTTAACTCGGCAATCACTTCATCAGAAACTTCTTCTTCACCAGTTTCATTAAAATAAATTTCAGTATTTCCATCAATGCAGAAATCCCAAGCTTTTTGATAGTCTTTAAAGAAAATGAAGAACCCAAGGTCTAAACCACTATGAACCATATAAAATTTTTCCATTTTTATCACCTTTCCTTTTCTATAATTATTATAGCAGATGGTAAGGGGTTTTGCAACCCCTTTTACCAAATTTCAGTAATTAATTTATCGTGGTCTATTCTTACAAGTTTAATCAGTGTTCTACGAGCTTGTTTCAATTCGTCTTTTGTTATTTCCTCAACGATTTCAGCAGTTTGAGGGTTAATTTCAAGAATTTCTTTGTCGTCCGGGATAGTGTCATCCAAATCAGCAATTAATGCCCAGGTTGCAAAAATGGCTCTTTTATCTCTTGCGTTAAAATTTACTTCAGTTCTAGTTGTGATGTCCATTATTTTTTCCTCTCTTTCCTTATCTGTATAAATTATACTATATTGAGAGGGGTTTTGTCAACCCCTATTTCTCAACAATTTGAATTTTATTATCATCAAAAATAAATTCCGTTAAATCTTCTAAAAATCCTCCTACCGTTTCAAGATTTCTCATATCCATTGTTCTTTTTTCATTATTAACGCTTTGAATATAGTGATGGTAATAGTCCCAATCACAAATGTCCTCACAAAAATCTATCATGAGTTTATATACGGTACGAATAGCTTGAACCTCTTCTGTTGAAAGTGTAACAATTGTAACTGTTTCTTTTGTCATAAATTTTTTTCCTCTACTTTCCTTATTTCTATATAAATTATATATTATTTTTTAATAGTTGTCAAATAGAAATTTTGGGAAAGCACAAAATTTTTTGTTTGTCAAGAAAAAATTTAAAAAAATGTCGTGGAAGTTAGTCTTGACAAACTCGTTCCCTGTGCCAAGGACGCGCGCACAGGGAACGCCAAATAAAAAAGCAGGAGCCTTGCCCAAAGGAGGAGGAAAAATGGCAAGCCCTGCGTTAGAAATTTTCTATATCCTTTTTACATTTTTATTATACAATATTTTTTTTCTTTTGTCAATCAATAATTTCAATATTTTTACTAAAAATCATTCTACCTTCAGTTACATTTTCTTCTATAATATCTTCAATAAGGGTACAACAATTTTCATCTTCATCTTCAAAATCATATTCTTTATAATTTTCATCCCAGAAATAAACAAATTCTCCAAATTTAACTTTTTTTGGCGGATTTTCATTTTTTACCATTTCTAATAATTCAAAGTAACTAATCATATTCTTTACCTCTTTTCTGCCTTTATTATACAATATCTTTTTTCTTTTGTCAATCAATAATTTCAATAATATTTTTAGTTATTAATTCAATAGGGTCAAATTCTCTTGAAACATCGCCAAGCAAAGAATAAGACTCATAAGGCTCATGTTCTCTACCCTTCCGAAAGTATCCATTGTCCCATCGATATACAGAATCGTTATAAAAAACTCTTTCCGGCTGAGTTCCCTTTTCTTCCATTTCTAATAATTCAAGATATGTTACCATCATTTTTTTTACCTCTTTTCTGATTATATTATATAAAAATAAAAGAGATTTGTCAATCTCTTTTTTATATAATTTTGCTTTGTTTTAATTCGTTTAATCTATCAATTAAGTTTTCTTCTGTTGGGTTGATGGTATGTCCCATTTTCCAACCTTTTCTAATTTTATCATTATCATCTACTAAAATTTGATAACCACCGTTTTTTCTAGTGCAATTTGCTTTTGTAGTTCCATACTTTACTAAATGGATTTCATCATATGGAAACTCATATTTTTCTAACCAATTTAATTTTGCAACTCTAACGGCATTGTCATAATCTTTTGTAGCGTTTTTTGCAAGCCATGTTGTAATGGCTATTTTCCACCCCTTTTTCTTTAATTCTACTAAAACGTTCTTTAAAGCTTTCATATCCCATAAAGGTTCACATACTTCATAAGGTCTAGTATTTTCGTTTTCTAAATCATTCAGCCATCCATCTACACCATAGAAATTATTTAAAGTTCCATCCATATCAAATACTAAAGTTTTATTCATTGTTATGTCCTCCTCTTTATCTGTCTATATTATAGCAGTTACATAATAAGAAGTCAACAGAAACCGTATGTAACTTTTATGTAACTAGTTAGCTGTGACTAACAGGAAAAAGTGCGAACTTTGGCAATAGACCGTTTTGGACTAAAAATTTGGTAAAAATTAGCCTTGACAAACTCGCCCCCTTCAGCTGACATGGGCGTGAAGGGGGCGCCAAACAAAAAAGAGCCTTGGCAGACTCTTAAATGTCATATGAAGTAGCACCCCAGCAAACTGAGCAGTCAGAGAAATGATACCATTCATACATGTCAGAACAATCACACTCAATTGATTCATGCTTAAGAAGCTCTTTAGCGCAGTAGATTTTTGTATAATCTACATCACGATATTTTTCACCCCAGTCTTCATCGAAACCAATGAAATCGTTGGTGTCAATGTAGACCATTGTAAATCCACGCTGAGGAACGATTCGCCATTCAACATCCTTACCTAACCATTTCAGCATTTCTTTGATTTCTTTTAACATATTGTTTTCCTCCTTTGGAGCTTAGCTCCTTTATCTGATTATATTATAGTTGAAGATTAGGAAAAAGTCAAGGACTTTTTCCTAAAACTTTTCAACCTGAATGATGTTGTCTTCTACGTATTCAGTTCCGTAAATGTCACAAAGCAGCTCCCAAGCAGTTTCAACGCAAATGGCTTGAATAATTTCAGCTGTTCCATCCGTTGTATCTAAGAAATAAAAGTTTGTCATGCTGTGTTCTCCTTATCCTTTTTACATCTTTATTATATACTAGATTTCTTCTATTGTCAACAAGAAATTTTAATCTTCTTGTTCAATTACATAAAAGTAAGCGATTTGTGTCCAATCAATTTCACGACCATTCCACAGAGTGCTTGGTTTTTCAATGTTTAATCTTTCACATTCAGTTTGAACATGTTCAAAAGTTTCATAAGTTAGATAAGCTAAAAATTCATCACATGCTGTCTCCCATTGAGTGCCTTTATTATAAACTGTTGGTTCTACTGTCTTGTAGCAAACTGCTCTGATAAGTTCCTTTTGTTTTTTCATTGTCTTGTCCCTCTTTCTGATTATAATATATCATTGACTTTGTCTTTTGTCAACAAAATTTTGGGATTTTTTTATAAAAAATTTTTTACAAAAAAGTCTTGACAAAAGTTGCCGGGATGTGATATACTTTAAATTCGCCCCAGCTGCTTTGGTCGTGGCACAAAGATCCCCGCAGCTGGGGCGGCAAACCTTATTATAACATGAAATCAAAATTTTGTCAAGCATTTTTTAAAAATTTTTTCATTTTAAATTTTTCCTTTTTCTATCTTTAGTATATCACAAAAATAAGAGGGTGTCAACCCTCTTTTAATCAAAATCTGCATAATTTATTTGTTTATCGTAATCTGTTACCTCTAAATTTTTTAATTCAGTAAACATGTCTTGATTTTCAAGCAAGAAGTCATATACCATATCTTCTTGATTACTAGACCATTTTTCAGGATTGAGGGGAATACGTTTCTTTAACTCTTTATTTATTTTTTTAATTAAATTTGGAGTAATTTCAAGTTCAAGGTGTTTTGTAACAGTGGTTATGTCTTCTCTAATGATGTGGAATTTCATTTTAAAATCTCCTTTTCTTTTTACATCTTTATTATACGGATTTCATTTCAAAATGTCAATAGTCTTTTCCATATTTTTTTAAAATTATACCATTTAAAATTAAAATAAATGAAATCAAAATCAAAAATGGAATACTTTTCAATGAAAAATCATTCACACAAGCTAAGAAAAATAAAATAAGAATAGATACTGTTTCAATGGTTAGTTGGATTGATGGTCTTAAAAAACGTCTTTTCATTTTATGGGGTCTCCTTCTTTTTACATTTATATTATATCATTTTTTTATACGGATATCAATAAAAAAACTGAGATATTATCTCAGTACATAGAATAGATTTAAAGCAACCATTGCTAAATTTAAACAAATCAAATTAATACGGGAGCCCGTTAAACTATAACATAAACTAATTAAACAGCCTGTGAGAAACAGATAATTCATGTTATGTCCGGTGATAATACCAATTGCGCAGATGATATAAATTAAGCTAATTAAATCGTTTAATTCAAAGTGATATTTTTTGTTCAATTCAAATTTTTCTTTTAAGTTTTTCATTTTTCTTTTCTCCTCTTGGGGTTTCTTTTCTTACCCCTCTTTCTGATTATATTATACGGGATACTGTTGTAAAAGTCAAGTAAAAAAGTCTCAAGAAGAGACTTTTTTAAATTCTTGTTTTAGTAATTTTAAAATTTTTAATTGTGAAATCAAATGTTTTTTGAATTCTTTTTAATTCAACCAGGGCTTCAATCTCATTAGTGAAAACCATTTTCATTATTTCTGTTGTTTCAAAAAATTCTATTTCTAATTTATATATTGATACGGTCATAGTCTTAACCTTCCTTTTCTAACTATATTATACCATACCATTTTCAAAAATCAATATCAAAAACCCCTTTTTTAGGGGTCTATTTTATTTTTCTTTAATTTAATTCTACGGGCTTGCGGTTAAACCAAAATGCCAAGTCAATTGCTTTGTCAAGGTTCCTTAAATATCTATTCAATGCTACTTGACGTCTTCCCATTTCACCAGCTTTGTTCTCGTTGCCGTGCGCCAAATACCACTGCTCAGCCATGAATAATCCTTCTCTATAAGTGCATTGTAATGTCCAATAATCCTTCTTAAATTGTTCAGATGTTTTCATATGGGGTTCCTCCTCTTTCCCTTTATCTGATTAAATTATATATCATCCATTTAAAAAAGTCAATCACTTTTTAGTCCAAGTTGGTCTATTTTAAAACTTTTTTGGTTAGTTATGACTAACTGTTAAAAAGTTACTTTTTCTTACAATTAGTTAAGGCTAACTAACCATTTAGTTAAGGTAATTAATGGTTAGCCTTGACTAACTAAAAAGTGAAGGTTAGTCTTGACAAACTGGTTTAGACCATATTGGTCTAAGTTAGTTGCAACTAACTATTTTAGGAAAGTTAGTCTTGACTAACTCTTTAGCTTGTGATAGACCAAATTGGTCTAAGGTTAGCCTTGACTAACTCGGCGGCGCGCGAGTCCTCACCCAATGCAGAGGCCTCCGCCGCGCCGCCGACGCATGGCCAATAAGTGCACTCTCTAGCTTTGAAGAGAAGAAGAAGACTTAGTCTTCTTCTTCAAAGAATTCAAGAATGTCTTCAGCAAGTTGACAACCTTCTTCAATTGCTTGAAGATAAGCGTTGCCATACATTTGCTCTGCATAGTCGTTGCCAAAGTATAAGTCAATCAATCTGTGTTCATAGTGAAAGTGTGCGTTTAAGTCATAGTTGTTGTCATCTGTCATCGCCAATAAAGCTTTTGCATAGTTCTCTGTTAGTGTCATTTTCTGTGTCTCCTCTTTCTTTCTATTGTACCCAAGATTTAAGATTTGAGCTTAAGCCCAAATCTTAAAATTGTTTACTACTTGATTGTATCGTGTTTCTACACCATGAGCAACAAGCCAATGATATAATGCAAGTGTTGCTTCAGCATCATAGCGTGGGTCATGAGCTTTAACCAATGTGATACCTGCCCATTTGCAAACATCTCCAAGCTTTAAAGATGGTTTACCATTCTTGTTAAGCTTCTTTTGTGTGTCTTTATAAGTGCTGATTCTTACAAATCTAACAAACATCTCATAGACATCAATGTATTTAACAGTGTTTCTATCAATGCCTAACTTGTGCAAATCTACCATAATATTGTAACCTACTAATACAACATCATTATGGCTTTTAACATAAGCGTTAAACTCGTTAACGTCTCTTGTGATTGTACTATAGAATAAACCTCTGTTATATTCATAGTCTAGTGTGATTAAGTGTTTCATAATTGCCTCCTCTTTAAGCCTTTATAGAACGTCTTTATGTAAAGCGTTCTAACCAATGACAAGCTTGTTATGTCTTGTCATTGGTTAGAATGTTTCACGTGAAACATTCCTTTTAATAAAGCTCATCTACCCATCTATTGATATGGTAGCAGTAACCGATTTCTTCATGGTTAGTACCATTCAAGTCATCGATATAAGCAATGATTAATGTGATTAAATCAGTATGAACGTTTGCGTTTTTTCCGTTCCATTGATTGAATTGTTCTAATGCCTTTTGATATAAGTTTGTCATGATTTTTACCTCTTGCTTTTTATTAAAGCTTCCTTTCACTTATTATTATACTCAAACAGTCATACAATGCAAGCGTTTTTATGCAATTTGTTAAAAAAATTTTTCTAAATTTTACGGGACTGTTTTTTTATTGCGTTGTCATAAAAAATATAATACGTATGTAGATTTTATATTTTATGGGCGGGTATATTTTGGGATGTCATATTTTTTTTAGAACGATTGGGAATCGCCACGTATTCTCTTCGACTCAAATTACATTTGAGCCTGATAACGATCTATTTATAATCTCCAACCTTTTCTAAACCCCTAACTCTTAAAATTTTTGTTATAATATTTTTGAAAGAGAGGCCAAAAATGTTAAAACTTGACTATACAATAGACTCTCCAGAAGAAAGAAGGGACTTGGTTTCTAGGATTTTAGAAGAAAACCCCAACCCCAATAGATACTATCTGGAGATACTAGCAAATTACATAATAACAGCAGTAGAAAAAAAAGAACGTCAAACTTTAGCAGAAAACCGTCTCGCAACAATAAGAAAAAACGAAACCTCCTTTGAAGGATTAGCCGCTCAATTTGAGAATGGCGAAGATGGCATCTATAATCTCGCTGAATCAAATCGCCACGCAATCCTTCATCCTACACCTAAAATAACTAAAAAAGACTTAGAAGATATTCCAGAGTTGCGCGAAACGCAAAAATCAATAGCTTTCTGAGATGATATGGTAAAAAAATCCGAGGGAATAGACAAATTCATAGCTAAGAAAGCTCTTATTGCAACGAGAAAAGATCAGTTCGATATAAAGATGGCGTTTAAACCTGTTATTCAATCTAACCATAAAGTGCGCTCGACGCACGATATTCCTTTAGATGAGGAAGTCTTGGTAACTCCCCAAGGCATAACCGCGCATGGAGTTTCCCTTTTAAATCCAAAAGTATGCTCCGCCATCCTCTGCAACTATTCTCAAGCAGTAGAATCAGCTTACGGCAGACCAGAATCCGATCTTTGACTTCTTCTCTTGGACTTTGATAACGTGGCCGGACTCGCTTTAGAGCCCCATCCACTCTACTACCGATTAGTAGAACTCAAAGTTGACGGCAAGCGCAACTCAGAAATTCAATCTGCTCTTGAAGAAGAATTTGGAATCCATTATTCTGTAGAATATATCTCTTCTCTTTGGCGAAAAAAAATTCCAGCAATTATTGCCTCAAAAGCAGAAGACCTATACCTGGACTGATATTACCTAAACGAAAAAAAAGGTACATATAAAAAATGTTCTCGTTGTGGGCAAATTAAATTAGCAATACCTAAGTACTTTTCAAAGAATAAAACGGCAAAGGATGGACTTTATTCCATCTGTAAAGAATGCCGCAACAAAAAAGGAAAAGGAGGAAAATAAAATGCCGATAAAGGAAAAACATTTTTGCCCTAAGTGCGGTCGGACCCTCGCAGAGGACAAGTTTTACAAATCTCGCAATCTGGAAAAATATCCAACAGGGCGTTTGACAGAATGTAAAGATTGTTTAACTCGGCATGTTGACAACTGAGATTCCAGAACTTTTCTCTGGATTCTTCAAGAAGCTGATGTGCCGTATGTCCCTTCGGAGTGGAACCAGCTCTTGGCTAAGTACGGCAAAGACCCGCGCAAAGTAACTGGGGTAACTATTTTAGGGAGATATTTGGCGAAAATGAATCTTAACCAGTATAAAGAATGGCGCTGGGCAGATACCGAATATATCCAACAAATTACAAATAACAAAATAATAGAAACTATGCGCGCACAGGATGCAACTCAACAAGAGATAGACGCGGAATTGCAGAAAAGAAAACTGGATATTCCAGAGGGAGATTTGCGCGAAGCCGCTGGGATACCGGACGATGGCGAGATAGCTCCGGCCATCCTGGAGAAGCCCGCTGCATTCCAAGAACAAGATACTATTTCTCTTGTGGCGCCAGAGCCAGAAGAAGATTTTGGTTTAACAGAAGATGACATAAAATATTTGCGGACTAAGTGGGGTCCCGCTTATAAACAATCTGAATGAATTCAAATGGAAAGATTATGGAATGACATGATGGATTCTTATGACATTCAAACAGCGGGACATTTAGATACCTTAAAGAAACTTTGTAAGACCTCATTAAAAATGGATCAACTTATTGACATGTCTGATGTCGAAGGATTTCAGAAAATGAGCAAAGCATATAATGATTTAATGAAGTCTGGAAATTTTCAAGCCATTCAAAATAAAGAAAGAGAAGAAGATGGTATTGATTCTGTCTCTGAGATTGTTGCTCTTGCGGAATCCTATGGTTACATACCAAGGTTTTACGTTGATGGGCCTCAAGACAAGGTGGATAGAGTTCTTCAAGATATGCAAAGCTATACTAAAAATTTAGTAGACTCTGAGGGAGCACTTTCTGATATGCTTGAACAGGCTATTAATCAGATTATTAAAGATAAAGAAAACGAAGCTTCTACTGACACTGAAGCAGATGATTTAGAAGCAGAATTATTTGGAGATGATGGTGGCGAACATCTCTTAACAGATAAAGATTTTTCGGATTTTAGGGATTTTGAAGATAGATTGCGCGAAGAGGATGATAAGTACATGGACGCGCTCACGAGAGGAGACGCAGCATAATGGCACTACAGGACATTCTCGAACAAGATTTAGAATCTAAAATTTCAGATAATTTAATAAACTTAACAAAATCCGCAAAGTCAAGAAGAAAAATGGGCTTGTCTAAAGAACGTTTAGATCAAGCTATGCCGGTTATTCGTCAGTATATTGCCTATTGGCGAGAATATCCAGATATGTTTATAGATTTTATGCAGACTGGCGCAGACGGGGAAATTCCAGCCAATGGATTGCACTTGTTCTTCTATCAACGAGTATTCCTTCGTGCCGCTGCTCGTTATAAGTACGTATACATGACATTCCCCAGAGCGTATTCGAAGTCGTTCCTTACCGTACTAGTTCAGATGGTGCGTTGTATCTTATACCCAGATGCAAAACTCTTCGTAACCTCGGGAGGGAAAGAACAGAGTGCATCAATTATGAAAGAAAAAGTTCAGGAAATTTGTACTCTTATTCCAGCCTTTAATAGAGAATTAGTTAGAAAAAGAGGAGATTCAAATTCCACAAAAGAAGGAAAAGACTATGCTCACTACCAGTTTAAAGGAGGAGCTTTTTTTGATAATATTGCGGCAAGAGAATCTTCCAGAGGTAGACGTAGAACTGGTGGAACAATAGAAGAGTGCGTTGGCGTAGATGGAGAAATTTTAAATACAGTCATTTTGCCAACCATGAATATATCCAGAAGGGCAAGAGATGGTTCTGTTCACCCAGAAGAAGTTGTAAACAAGAGCCAAATTTATATTACTACAGCTGGGTGGCGAAGCACGTTTGCGTATGACAAACTAATTCAGCTTCTAGTATGAATGGTGTCTGAACCTGGTAAAGCTATTGTTCTAGGTGGAACATGGCGTATTCCAGTTTTATCAAAACTTCTTGATAAGAACTTCGTAAGAGATTTAAAACAAGATGGTACGTATAATGAAGCTTCTTTTGGTCGAGAATATGAAAGTATTTGGTCAGGTTCTTCTGAAGACGCATTTTTTAGTGGAGAAGCTTTTGATAGATGTAGAACAATAAAAATGCCAGAATATGAACACTCTGGAAGAAGTTCTTCTTCAGCTTATTATGTTTTAGGTTGTGATGTTGGAAGAAAAGGCTGTGACACCGTTATTACTGTCATAAAAGTTACTCCTCAAACCGTTGGGCCAGCTATTAAAAAACTTGTAAATATAGAAACATTGTCTGATGCGCATTTTGAAGACCAGGCAAAACGACTAAAAGATTTATATTATAAATATAAAGCAAGAATGATTGCGCTCGACGGTAATGGTCTGGGCATAGGCTTGCTTGATTATATGGTAAAGAGACAAATTGATCCTGACACAGGTCAAATTTGACCAGATTTTGGGGTTGCAAATGATGATGAAGGCTTTTATAGAAAATATAAAACAGACATAACTGAGCATGATGCAATTTATGTTATAAAAGCCAATGCGGCTTTAAATACTGAAGCGCATACAAACTTACAGGTACAAATCTCATCTGGAAAATTGCAAGTTCTAATTGATGAAAGAATTGCTAAAGCAAAATTATTAAATGAGAAAAAAGGTCAAGCAATGACTTCAGAAGAAAGGGCAGAATATTTAAAACCATTTACCTTAACTTCTATATTAAAAGAGGAACTTTTAAACCTTCGAGAAGAAAATGAGGGAATTAATATCATTTTAAAAAGAGCAAACAGAAGAATTGAAAAAGATAAGGTTTCAAGCTTAGAATATGGATTATATTACATAAAACAAGAAGAAGATAATAAAAAGAGAAAAAAGAAATTCAATGCAGCTGAATGGAATTTCTTTAACTAGAAGAGAGGAGGAGTTTTATGAGAGCATCAAAGGCAGAGATAAAGATAGAAGAAATTCTTCAAATGAATGGTTTAACATTTAAAGAAGAAGTATCTTTTGAAGGCTTAAACAGTGAAAATGGGCGACCTCTTCGCTTTGACTTTGTTATATTTGATGATGATGGTAACATTGATTTTATCATTGAATATCAAGGTATACAACATTATGAACCAAGAAGTAAATTTGGAGGAAAAAAGGGTCTCTTTCAGCAACAGCATAATGACAAAAAGAAAAGAAGATTTTGTCAAATGAATGGTCTTAATTTAATTGAAATTCCTTATACTGATGAAAACTTGATTTCTTATGATTATATTATGCACAGAGCTGGTTATTAGGAGGGTTTATGACAAGACAGGAAAGTATTCATGAAATGGGTTTTGACATGAACGACAACTCTAAAACCGAATATGGAAAGATTAAGGTCGGTGTTAAGACCCTTGAAGATGCGATATTGGATATAGGATGATATAACAAATATCGTAGATATAATAGAAGTGCGCAATGGGCGCGTAGAGATGTTGTTGTTCGCGCATTAGCTTCTGGAGATGTAGAAGAGATGCGGGAAATTTCTCGTTGGTTTTATAAAAACAGTGGTATTTATCAAAAAGTTGTAAATTATGCTGCAACAATGTTCAGATATGATTGGTATGTTTCTCCAGAAATATATGATGATTCATATTTTGAAGAAGAGAAAAAAGAGGATAAAGTTCGTCAAGAATTTTCAAAACTTTTAAATTATTTAGATAATTCATACATAAAAAGAGTGTGTGGGCAGATTGCTTTAAATGTAATTAGAGATGGCGTGTATTATGGTATCATGATTGAAGGAAAAGAGGGCATTATTTTCCAGGAACTTCCTGCAAGATATTGCCGCAGTCGTTTTATGGTAAATAACCTACCTGCTATTGAATTTAATATGAGATATTTTGATGATGTTTTTCATGATGTTGGATACAGAATGAAAGTATTAAAAATGTTTCCTAAAGATATTCAAAGAGGATATTTACTATATAAACAAGGAAAATTGCCAAGTGAAGAATGGCTTGATGGATATGGGTCTTGGTACCTCCTTGAAACAGGAAGCGCAATCAAACTTTCTCTTGGTGGAAATGGAAATGAATTACCATTATTTATAAATGCAATTCCTTCGATTATTGATTTAGATGCTGCGCAAGATTTAGATTATAGAAAACAAATGCAAGATTTATTAACTATAATTATTCAAAAATTGCCAAGAGATAAAAATGGTGATTTGATTTTTGATGTTGATGAAGCAAGAGATATACATAATAATGCGGTTTCAATGTTAAAGCATGCGGTTGGTGTTGATGTGCTGACTACATTCGCGGATATTGACTCTATTGACTTGTCAGACTCAACAGTTTCATCAACGGCAGATAATCTTCAAAAATCTGAAAGAACTGTTTATAATAATTTAGGTGTTGCTCAAAATTTATTTAATGCAGAAGGTCAATTGTCTATTGAAAAATCTATCTTGAATGATGAAGGTTCTCTTCGAGATTTAGTGTTGCAGTTTGAAATTATTTTTGATACAATTGTACAGAGAAGAAGCCCGAAAAAGAATAAATACAAGTTTAGATTTTATATGTTAATGACAACTCAATATAATTATAAAGAGTTGGCAGATAAATATAAAGCACAAGTACAAACAGGTTATTCAAAAATTCTGCCTCAAATTGCGCTTGGGCATTCACAAAGTTCAATTATCAATACTGCTTACTTTGAAAACTTCGTATTACATTTGAGCAGTGTTATGGTACCACCAATGATGTCTTCTACATTGAGTTCAGAAGATATTGCAAATTTGGGCAAAATTAATAAAAGTGAAGGATTGGGTTCTTCAAAAGAAGTAGCAGGAGAAAATGGAAGTGAAAGCCAAGTTGGTAGACCTTCGCTTCCAGAAGATCAACTTTCAGAAAAATCTATTGCAAATAGAGAGTCTGAAGGATAGGAGGCTTTATGAAACATACTAGTATAAAATTAGATAGCCCTTGTGAGTTTGTAAATGTTTCTCCGTTAAATCCATTAATTTCAAAATGTCAAATAAAAGTTTGCTATGTGGGTGAAGACCCAAATAGAAACGGTACAATTATTACAAAGGAAGTTGCGGCAGAGATGGCAAATTCTCTGCCTGGCTCTCCCATTGTAGGTTTCTTTTCAGAAGAAAAAGACGATTTTGAAGGACATGAAAAAGAAATTGAAATTACCGAAGATGGTGAACTTAAATTTGCAGAATTGACAAAACCTTATGGCTTTGTTGATATAAATGCAAAAGTTTGATTTCAAAAGTTTGCAGATGATGGAGTTGAACATGAATATTTAATGACTGAAGGATATTTGTGGACAGGCCAATATCCAGAAGTTGAAAGGGTTCTTGGCGGAAACAATGGACAATCAATGGAATTAGATTCTAATTCTATAAAAGGAACTTGGGTAAAAGTGTATAATGAAAATACGCAATTTTTCATTATAAACGAGGCAGTAATCTCAAAACTTTGTATTTTAGGTGAAGATATAGAACCTTGTTTTGAGGGAGCCTCTATAAAAACAGAGTTTTCTTTTGGTGAAGAATTCAACCAAAATCTTTTGGCGTTAATTCAAGCCGTAAAAGAATATCAAATGGAAGGAGGAGTAATAGTGCCAGAACAAGAAAAAGAAGTTCTTGATGAAACTAAAGTAGAAGAAACTCCTATTGAAGAAGAAGTAATCGAAACAGAAGAAGAAAAAGTAGAAGAAACTCCTGAAGTAGAAGTGGAAGAAGAAAAAGTTGAAGAGGACGAAAAAGTTCAATATAATTTAGAAGAAATTGAAGAATATGTAGAACTAATGGGAAAATATCAAGCTTTAGAACAAGAAATTGAAAATTTAAAAGTAGAAAAAGAAACTTTAGAAAATCAAGTTAATGAATTATCTGCGTTTAAATTAAAAATTGACAGAGAGCAAAAAGAAAAAATGATTAAAGAAGAGTTCTATATGTTATCAGATAAAGATAAAGAAGATGTTATTCAGAACATTGACAAGTATTCTTTAGATGAGATTGAATCTAAGTTATCCGTGATTTGTGTTCGTAACAAAGTTAGTTTTAGCTTTGACGAAGATACAAACGATGGCGTTGTATCATATTCAGTAGATAATTATAACGCTAGTGAAGATTTAATCCCAGGATGGATTAAAGCAGTAAAAGAAAGAAAGGGAGGCAAAACTAATGGCTAAAGAGAAAAAAAGTACATTAGCATACGTTGAACTAGGATATGGTCAGGTTGAACCAAACCATTTATCTGCGCAAAGAACTGGTCAGGTATATGCACAATTACCTGCTGACCCAAATATCAACATTTTAGAAAATGGTCAATTTGTAAAGTATGACTATGCTAATGGAGTTTGTAATTTTACAGGAGCAGGCGAATGGATGCTTGTATTTAATGAAGTAAAAGTTTATCATGATTTTGAAAGCGATGCTGATTTCGCCATGAAAAAAGATGACTATGTAGCTCGTTTATATAGTCCAACAGATGGAGAAATTAAAACTTTCCAAACTCGTTACTACGGTGGAAAAGATGCTGCTGGTGCAGACATTGAAAAAGTTACAAGAGGAGATGATCCTTACGTAATCGACTATACTGAAGATCCATTTAAAACTGCTATTCCAAGTAGAGATGGACAACCAATGCCAACAGGTACTACAATGGTTCCAAGAGTATTAAAAACTAATGTTGGTGATATTTATACAACTAATACTATTGATGAAACAACATTAGCTGTTAATAATATCTTAGTTCCACGCGCTGCAGATGGTGTTTTAGTAAAAGCTGGAGAAAACCCAACTGGTATGCAATGGAAAGTTGTTAAAGTTTACACAATGCCAGATATGCAAAAAGGCGTAAAATTACAGAGAATTGCGTAGAGAAAGGAGAGAAGAGAGATGCTAGAAGTAAAAGAATTAGGAAAATTAATGAAAATTGTTGCGAATGCAGACCGCTCCGCTCCTGTTGCTTATAACTATGGTAATGACACTTTTAGTTATGAGGAATTAAGTGACACTCTTCGTGACGAATTAAATGAATATGTGGGAACTCCTCAGTTATATAGAGAAAATAAAAACTTGGTATTCTCTTTAATTGAAGAAACAATTGATGAAGTTCTTCCAAAAACAGTTTCTGCTAAATATGCAGATTTTGCTGAAGTGCGCACATTCGCTCAGGGCGATCGTCCAATCTTCCGTAGAAAATTAAATAACTTAAGCCGTGCACGTGCTAAACAGTTCGTTACTCGTGTAGGTTTAGCAGGTATTTATGAAGTATTTAAACTTGGTAAAAACACTGAAAGCTTTGAAGTTCGTACTTCTGCTGTTGGTGCAGCTGCACAGATTGGATTTGAAGAATACTTAGATGGCAGAGTTGATTTTGCTGAATTAACTCAAATCGTCATGGAAGGTATTGACGAATTAATCTTCAAAGAAATGGGTGCTGCTTTAAATGCTTCTATTAATCAGTTACCAGCTGCTAACAGAGTTTCATCTGCTGGTTTTGACGAAAATGCATTTGATCAGTTATTAATTAAGGCTGAAGCTTATGGAGTACCTACTATCTATTGTACTTATGAGTTTGCGTTAAAATTAGTACCACAGGACGCTTGGAGATATACAGAAGCAATGAAAGATGAACTGTATCGTACAGGACGTTTAGCTGGATATAAAGGTCATAATGTTGTAATCTTACCGCAAGGATTTACAGATGAAACAATGACTACTAAAGCTGTTGACCCATCTTACTGCTGGATTATTCCAACTGGTGCAGATACAAAACCTATTAAAGTTGCATTTGAAGGTGGAACTTTAGTAAAAGATGATGTAGACACTAATTCTGACTGGAGCCATGACATCCATGTTTATAAAAAGGTCGGAGTAGTTTGCATGATGAGTAATGCAATCTCTGTTTATAGAGATACTTCATTAACTACAGACGCTACTAAGTGGAACTTAAAAGATACAGTAACTAACACTGTAAATGCGTAGTTTTTAAAAAGGAAGGGGTTTTTCTTCTCCTTCCTTATTTTTTAAGAGAAAAAGGAGATATTAAAAATGGAAAAAGATAGAATTGTTTCGGTAACTAACCGTAGCGCCGGTGCGCTTGTTTATTCAATTGATGGAACCAACACTAGAAGACAGTTTACCATTGGAGAAACTAAAAAAATTCCGTATTCAGAGATTGAAGCATTATCTTGGCAACCTGGCGGATTAAAATTAATTGCAGAGTATCTTGTTATTAAAGATGAAGAAGCTTTACAAACTTTATCAGAAGATCAAAATATGCAAATAGAACCAGAATATGCTTTAGACGAAAAAGGAATTAGAGAATTAATGGAGAATGGTTCTCTTGAAGAATGGCAAGATTTTTTAGACTTTGCGCCAGAAGGAGCTAAAGATATTGCTAAAGAACTTGCGGTTGCAATGCCTTTAAATGATTATAATAAAAGACAAGCATTAAAGAATCAGCTTGGTTTTGATGTTGATAGAGCGATTGAAAATAATAAAGATGATGAACCTGTTGCAGAGAAAGCTGCTCCTCAAAGAAGAACTGCAACAACAGAAACAAAAACAACTCGTAGATACAATAAGGTTGTAAAGAAAACAGAAGAAGAATAAAAAGGAGGTTTGCCGATGGGAACATCCTTTACTGAAGTATATAACGCTTTCTTGAGTAAAATTACAGATGATTTATATTTAGAACTAACACCAGAAGACACTTTAAAAGATTTGCGATCCCTTCTTATCAATGCTTTACCTGGGTTTGAATTTCCTCGTAAGATTATAGACGATTATGAAATCAGCACAGTTATTGTACCTGAAAGTGAGGTCGTAGATGGCCAAGACTTTGTCATTGGGCTTGTGTGGCATGAGCTTGATGAAAATGGATTGGAGATTGAAAATGGTGTTGATGTCCAATATGATGATGAAGGAAATCAAATTCCTTTGGTATATGTAGAACGTTCTGCTTTTGTTGCTGATTTAACAAAAGAAGAAATTAATATTCTTGCGCTTTTAATGAAAATAGGATGGCTACAAAGGCAAGTAACTTCAATTGAAAATACACGAATGAAGTTTAGTGGAAGCGATTTTAAAATGACTTCCCAGGCAAACCATCTTGCAAAACTTTTAAATTTATTGTCTGAATGTCATAGAGAATCTCATCATATGCAACGTCTTTATAAGAGAAGACGATTAGATGATGAGGGTAAAATTGAACCAAACTGGGACGTTTTAAGGGTTAGTGTTTTTGATTAAGTATCCAATAGATATTAGTAAAGAGACTTTAGAGTCTGATAAGAAAAGGCTAACAAACCAGTTGTGGAAATTAATTCCTATGAGAGAAAATGGAGAAGATTGAAAAAGCCAATTAACAACTGTAATTATAGAAATTGTAGGATTAAATGAAATTTTAAATAATGGAGATAAATATTTAATATTATTATCTAAACTTGAAGGGTTACTACATAAAGATGTTCAATTTTTATATTATAGAAAAACTGTTTTTGAGGCTATTTCATTACTAGGAGAATTGTTAAATAATGTCGAAAAGTAGTTCTCAATTTCAAGCAATAAATTTAATGAGCGCACGTTTGAATTGGCAAGGCGGGGCCAAACAGCAAGACCGCATGATAAAAGATAAAAGGTGAACGTTTGATAGAGCTGTAAAATATTCTTATCAAGCTGCAGAAATTACGAAAACAGAAAGCGAAGATTTAACCAAAGCTCCTGCATTAATGAACTCAAACAAAAATAAACCTGATTATGATGAAAAAATTCTTTCTGTTGGATTTGAATATGATTATAAACCAGGTGATGTTTTTGATTGAGTAAATACGGGAACTAGATGATTAATTCTTTTAAGAGAATTAACAGAACTCGCCTACTTTAGAGGAGAAGTTAGACGATGTAATTATTATATAAAATGGTTGGATGAAAACCACCAAGAACATAAAATTTACTGCGCTGTGCGCGGTCCAGTAGAGACTAAAATCAATTATCTTCAAAAGGGGGGCGTGAGTGTAGACACTCCAAATCACTCTCTTTTTATTTATATGACAAAAACAGAGGATACTTTAAAATTCTTTAGAAGATATTCAAAGTTTTATCTAGGAAATATAGATATGGGAGATAAAAATACTTGCTGAAGAGTTGAAGCTACTGATACAATTAGTATGCCAGGAGTTTTATCTATTAATGCTGTTGAATATTTTGCTAATGAGACAGAAGATACAGATGAAATTGCGGGTGGATTAATTGTTCAACCTGTTGACCCGAATGAGGGGAAAACAGAGCTTATTCAGGGAGAAACTTTTATCAGACCTAAAATGACATATACTTATAAATATACTGGAGGAGAATCTGTTGGCCCTTGAGTTGTTGATTCAAGAGCACCTATTGATTACACTATAAAAGGAAGAACCATAACTTTAAAATGACCTTTATCTTATAGTGGTCAATTTGTAATAAGATTTGGAGACCATGCAGAGAAGACAATTGTTGTAGAGTCTTTATTTTAAGAGTAAAAGGAGTTAAACTTTATGAAGATTGAAAATTATAAAGTTCCAAAATCAAGTTTTTTTTCAGTTAATAAAGATTTGTCAATTATTGTTGACTGAATGTTAAAGAATAAAAATTTAAAGAAGCTTTTGTATTATACTTCAAAAGATGCGCTTAAAAGAGAGCCTCTTTCTGAAGAAGAATCTTTAAAATTAATAAATAAAAATATAAAAATTGTACCTAAGATATATATAGATAAAGAAGTTTTAACTTATGTTATTATTGGAATGGATAATTTTGTTACTAATGGAGAAAATCCTCAATTTAGAGACAATGTTATTACCTTTGATATTATTTGTCATTTTGATCAATGACCTTTAGAAGACTTTGATTTAAGACCATATAGAATTGCAGCAGAGATAGATTCTATGTTGGCTGAAATTAAGCTAACTGGAATTGGAAGAACAGAATTTTTAGGGTGTAATCAACTTGTTTTAAGTGATGAGTTTGCGGGATTAACATTAATGTATTATGTTTATCATGGCGGAGAAGATAAAAAAATTGCGCCAAACCCTGAAAAAGAAGAGTCTTTTATTGAAGATTTTAATGAACTGTTTAATAATTCTAAATAAATGGAATTAGATATTTTTACTCTTTTTTCTGGAGCAGATATACCAGTGCCAGAAATTTCTGCTGCAATACATCAACCAACATTAATGGAGATTGGTTTTGTTGGAGAAAAACGTTTTTTATCTGGTGCGCAATGTTTTTTAATTAATAAAAATATGTTGTTGTCAAATCCAGAGATTCCAAAAGAGGCTTTGGGTCAAATAGATAACTTTTCATTGTTTTTAGATGTGCTACAACAAAAAGAGATTAAAGAACAAGTTGAAACTTTTTTATATTTAATTTTTCCTAAATGTACTCAAATAATTTTTACTCCAAGGGCATTATTATTAAAACAAGATGCCGAAAATATCATGATAGATGAAGGAAATTTTGAAGTTCTTCAAGATATAATAAGAAAAATTTTTAGACTTGATTTGGCTGGTGCAGATGATTTTAACCCCTCAAATGAAGAGGCTGCCAAAATTGCGGCAAAGCTAAAAAGGGGAAGAGAGCGAGTCGCTGCGCAGAAAAGAGCTGAAAACGGTGGAGAAGGAAGCCTTTTTAGCACATATCTTTCTTCTATGGCTGTTGCCTTACACATGCCTCTTGGGGAGCTTATGAAATTAACAATCTTTCAAATAAATGACCTTGTTGAACGATATCAGCTTTGATACGCATCAGACTTAGATGTGCGTGTTCGTTTAGCAGGGGGCAAACCAGATTCTCAACCTGAGAACTGAATGAAAAATATTCATTAATAGAAGGAGGAAAACTTATGAAATATGGTGTTCGTGAGATTTGCGAAGTTGTATTACGCGCCAAAGGTACTCAAAAAGTAGGTAATAGAACTTTCTTTAAAAATGAACCAGTTCTTTTCTTTGATACTTTAAAAACTTCTAGTTTAGAAGGAGCTGCAACAACTGTTTACGCTACTGGTGGAGTTGGTAACTCTCGTTTAGTAGCTTGGGAAGGTGAACGTACTGTAACTTTCACAATGGAAGATGCTTTAATCTCTCCGGAAAGTTTCATGGTTTTAACAGGTGCTGGCTTAGTTGACGCAAGTGAAGATGAAGTAATTTATCAACATGTAATTGAAACAACTGATGAATTTACTAGACCTACAACAGTAGCAGAAGGTTCTGAAGGCAGTTCTACTATGACTGTATACGTTTCTCAGAATCCTTTCTTACCAACAGATAAGAGAGATAATTTTGCTTATGTAATGTTATATAAAGATGGTGAAATTGCTAGTGAACCATTCATTCCTGTTCACAATCAAACAGCAACAGATGGAGTTTATAATTATGATTCTCATACTCCAGTTACAGAAGGCCCTTACAAAGGAAAATATGCAATGACTATTGATGCCCATGAATGTTATGTTAAATCTGGTGATTCAAATTATACTCCAGAAAGCATCGTAGACATTATGTCAACTGCAGATACAATCGTTGTGGATTATTATGTAGCACGTACTTCTGGAGGAAAACAGATTAATATCACTCCAGATAAATTTGGTGGAAACTACTACTTAGAAGCTTCTACTTTATTCCGTGATACAAATGGTATCGATCATCCTGCTGAATTTATTATTCCTAACTGTAAAATTCAGTCTAACTTTACATTTACAATGGCAAGTTCTGGAGATCCAAGTACCTTTACATTTACAATGGACGCATTCCCAGATTTCACAAGATTTGATAAAGATAAAAAAGTCTTAGCTGCTTTACAAATCTTTGATACTGCAGAAAGTATTGGTTTACATAGAGATGCTACTATTTCTGCAAGTCCACACAGTGATGCAGACTAGTTTTTAATTTAAAGAGGAAAGTTATTTTATAGCTTTCCTCTTATTTTTTTTAGGTGAAAGGAGGTGCCTATGGCACATAATCAAATTGGAGATTATATTCACTCAAATTATTGGAATTATCAAAGATGAGGATTAAATAAAGTTCAACAAGCAAAAAATCCGGTAAGTCCAACTGTTATAGCTGCAGCACAGAGGATGCTTCTTCGACAAGAAGTAAATAGAATTAGAGGAAGGGTATCTCAAGGTGTTTTAGATAAATTAGAACGTACCGTAAACTCTTATTTTAGGCGAAGAGAAAATTCTTCAGTTCAAATTGAAGAAGAAGGCGGACTTTCTTTAGATAAAATTGAAGAAATTCTTCAAAGAGCAATTGGAAGTTCTGCTATAGATTTTGATAGATTAGTAGGATCTGGCATGACGCAAGGTGGGTTTAGTTCTTTTAGAGAAAGTTTAAAAGCTAGTAATTTAGAAGATACTTATACAATGAATTTAGCAAAATATAGAAAAGTTCAGGACAGCTCAAAAAGAAGAGTTTCTGTTATTATCAGAAAAGTTAATAATTTAATTTCTATTATGAATTTAATAGCTTCTAATGGCTTTGCTTCTTATATGTCTCAAAGTAAGAAAAATGAGTTTATACAAAATGTTCAAAGATTAGAAGCAGAAAAACAAAGTTTAATTGAGACTGCTGGTGGAACAAATAAACTTGTTTCAGCGAAAGAAACTGAAGACATTATTAGAGTTATAAATAAATCAATAAAACTTTTAAAAGATGAAAGGTCAAATGTAATAACAGGCTATTTAGGAGAAATGATTGTTTATTTAATGGTGTGAGCAGAGGCTCATAAAGCTGATGAAGTAACTGATCAACTTATAGACAGTTTTGTTCAAGGTTTAAAAGAAAAAGTTATTAATCAATCTACAACAAAAAATGTTTTAAAATCTTCTAACTTTTCTACAAATATTTTACTAAATGAGGAAACTGTAAATAGACAACGAGCAGATGGAAATACAAAAATTGTAAGAGAAGACGAATTCTCTGCAATAGCAACAAAAGACCTTGTAGATATGTCTTTTTATTCTGATATAGATAATCAAAAATATAATTTATCTATAAAAAATGTTAATTTACATAGTGGTTTTAATGTTGGTATTCGTTCTGGATCTAATATTTTAATGTTAATTCAAGATTATGGATTGTTTGTTAATCATATGCTAAATGTACTTGCTAATGTAAAAGATGACCCGATTTCTCCTGGTGGAGGAGATATAGTTGCTATGCAGAATGCTCTTAAATTAACCATTTTTTTAAGAGCTTTAATTGGTGGAATTCATATTGAAGGTGGAAAGAAATCAGAAGTAGCAGATTTTTTTGTTATTCGAGATAATAGCAATTCAGGAAATGAGTTTCAATTTTTTTATGTTGGAGATATTCTTAGTCAAGTAGAGAATAATATTTCTTTATTAGAAATTTCTGGACTTCCTGTTTCTTCAAGTGATTTAAGTTTTTCTGTTGCAAATACTTGAGTTGGACCTGAAGACGATCCGAGCTATTTATCGGCAAATAAACGTATTACTAATTTAATAAATTATTTGAAATCAATTTCTTATAAGGTACAATTAAAACCAGAAATGTTTTTAAAATAAAAAATTTTGGTATAATAAAAATAGGAGGTTTTTAAATATGAATTATTCAAACTTAAAAACAAACATCGAAACAAAACCTATTACAATTGAGTTTAATGATAATACTATTGAAATTAAAAAATATATTCCAATAGAAGATGAAATAAATTTAATTGAAACAGTATTAAATGAATCTATGACAGAACAACATTATTACAATCCATTAACATTAAAAATGTTATTTGGTTTGCATATTCTTTATAATTTTACAAACATTGAATTTTCAGAAGAGGATAAAGCGAACCCAACTAAACTTTATGATGAAGTTAGGGCAACTGGACTCTTACAAGCTGTATTAAACGAAATTTTAGAAGAAGTAGATATTCTCTATGAGGATTTAATGGAAACTGTTGAGTCTGTTTATAGTTATTTAAATTCTGTTTATGGTACTGTTGAAAATATGCAAAAAGGTGTTGACGATTTAGATTTTGATATTCAAAAAATGGTTAACGATGTAAAAGACCCAGAACAACTTGCTTTCTTAAAGGAAGTCTTGAACAAAATGGGTTAATCTTATTCCCTGTTTTTTAAACTATAATAAGAATAGGAAAAACGAAAGGCTTTTCTCTTTTCTGGAGAAAAGCCTTTTTGTTATATCTGAGAGAAAGGAGAAAAATTATAAATGGCACAAAGAGTTAATATTCAATTGGGTATTCAGGCTGATACTGGTCAGGCGAGATCGCAAATTCAACAACTACAAAAAGATTTGTCGGCTTTAACCCAAATAAAATTTCAAGATGGGTCATTAATTCCTGGATTAGATCCAAAATCTCTTGGTGAAGCAAACGTACAGATAACACAATTAAAAAATGCTTTAAATAGTGCGTTTAATACAAAAACAGGAAAACTTGATTTAGGGCAGTTTCAAGCCAGTTTACAAAAATCTAATTTAGATATTAATACTTTAAAATCAACTTTTCAGTCTCTTGGGCCAGCTGGGACTACTGCTTTTGCAGATTTAGCTAAAGCGGTGGCAAGTGCGGAAGCACCAGTCCTTAGAGTTGGTGATGGAATTCGAAAATTCATGACCACTTTTGCGAATAGTGCAAGATATATGGTTGCAACAAGAGCTTTAAATACTTTTGTTGGTTCTATACAGAATGCTCTTAATTATGCACAAGATTTAAATAAATCATTAAATAATATAGCAATTGTTACTGGTGCATCAACAGATAAGATGGCTGAATTTGCTGCTCAGGCAAATAAAGCTGCTCAAAGATTGTCAGTTACTACGACCGGATACACTGATGCGGCATTGATTTATTATCAACAAGGTTTAAATGACCAAGAGGTTGCTGCAAGAACGGAAGCTACAATGAAGATGTCAAATGTAACAGGAGAAAGTGCGCAAGAAGTTTCTTCTTATATGACAGCGATTTGGAATAACTTCTATGATGGTTCTGAATCTATTGAATCATTCACTGATAAAATTACTGCATTAGGTGCTGCTACGGCTTCTAGCTCCGCTGAAATTGCAGGAGGTTTACAACAATTTGCTGCAGTAGCCAATACCGTTGGTTTAAGCTATGATTATGCAGCTACAGCTTTAGCTACTATTGTTGCGCAAACAAGACAGTCTGAATCTACTGTTGGTAATGGTTTAAGAACTTTATTCTCTCGTATGCAAGGTTTAAAACTTGATGGAGAAACTGAAGACGGTGTTACATTAAATAAATATTCTCAAGCTTTAGCAGATGTTGGAGTTAATGCTCTTGATGCTTCTGGTGAATTGAGAGATATGGATGATATTTTAAGTGATTTAGGTGCCAAATGAGAAACACTGTCTAAGGCTCAACAAGTTGCATTAGCACAGACTGTTGGTGGTGTTCGTCAATATACTACTTTAGTTGCGTTAATGGACAATTGGGGAGAATTTCAAGAGAATTTGTCAGTTGCGCAAGGGGCTGAAGGAACTTTACAGCGACAACAAGAAATTTATGAACGCTCTTGGGAAGCTTCTAGAAAGCGTGTTCAAGCAGCTGCGCAATCTATTTATCAAGATATAATAGACGATAAATTTTTTATTAGTTTAAATGACTTGTTTGCTGGTTTCTTAAAAACGATAGACCAAGTTATAAAAGGCCTTGGTGGTGTTAAAGGGGTTTTATCTGCCGTTTCAGCTATTGCCTTTACTTTATTTAATGGTCAAATAGCAAACAAGGTAGATAGATTTGTCATTTCTTTAAGCAATTTATACCATCCAGAAAATATAGATAAGTTTAAGCAAGAATACTTAGGAGCCTTCAAGGATTTTGTTGGAAATACTGGAGATGAAGCTTTAGATAAAATGACTTCTAATTATGCTACAAATGCATTAAATTCTGAATTAGAATTGAAGTCAAAAATACTTGCATTAAGTAAAAATTTATCACAAGAAAATCAAGAAATTGCAAATAACATATATAAACAAGTTGAAGCTGCACAAGATCTTGTTATTGTAGAATCAAAAGCTTTACAAGAAACAGAACGACAAGGATCTGGAAAAGTCACTACTGGAATTCAAGCATCCGTTTTAGAAAAAGTTTTAACAAACAAGCAGGTTAGAGAGTCAATGGATGCTAGTCTTTTAGATGTTGATATTAATGCGGCATCTTTAAGAGAAGCAAAAACTTTCTTAAAACAAAATAATACAATGAACGCTTTTATAAATTCCGTAGATAGCATGGTTAGTGGGGTGTCTGCAGATAATTTAAAAGAAGTTCAACAGGTTCTTTTAGGAATTCAAGAAACTACAAAAGATGATATTCGAGTTACAGAAGACTTCAAAAAAATCTGGGGGGAAATGGCAAATGCCAAAGGCCCAGAAGAAATGAACAGTAAACTCGAAGAACTTAATAATTATATAATTAAAACTTTTGGTGAGCAAGATGGAGGTGCTTTAAAAAATAGACTTGCCAACTTAATAGAAGGCATTCCAGTTGAAGCATTAACAGGAAAAACAAAGAAAATTATTGAACAGCTACAAAATGAACTTAATCAGAATACGAAACAAGCGCAAGCAGTAGCTGCAGCAGAAATAGAAAAGGTTTCTGGAAATGCTGCTATAAAGACGTTTGGCGATAATGTAGATACTTTTGGTCAAAAAGTTTCTAATTTTGCTAGAAACGCATCTTCTATGGCAATGCAAATTAATGGCATTAGAGGTGCTATAGCTGCTTTAAATGATAAAGATATTGCTCCATGAGAAAGATTTACTAGAGTAATATCTGGATTTGGAATGACTTTTGGGTCAAATGGAATAGGTACACAGTTTGTTCAAGGAATTGGAAAATTTAGAACTTCTTTTAAAGAAAATTCTTCTTTTGAGAATTTATTTATTGGACAACAAGGTAATACTATAAATGATTGGCAAAAACAAGGTTATTTTGATACTACCTTTTTCAATGATAATTATCAACGAGAAATTTATAAAAAAGCAGGAAAAAGCTTAGGACTTAATGATAATCAATTATGAGGCAATTCTTTTCAAGCTAGTAAGCAAATGAATAGTTGATTATCTAATCCAGCTTTATCGGAAGATTTAAAAAATCAAATAAAATTATCTCAACAAATAAGCGGTTTAACAGATGAGAATAGACAAAAGTTTTTTCAACTTGCAAAAGATTATAATACAGCTTTACAATCTGGGGATACTAAAGCACTTAAAAATTTAGCGGGAGAGTTTGAAAAACTCGGTTTTAATGTTGGAAATGCATCTGGAAAATTAGGAGCTTTTGGTTCTGCTTTAAAATCAGCTTTTGCTGGGCTTGCAGCGCAAGTTGCAATTATGGCTGCCTTGGCAGCAACTGTTTGATTAGTTCAAAAGGCTTATGAAGCTTGGTACGCAACCACTGAAAAAGGTCAAATTGAACAATATAATAATAAAATTGAAAATTTAACCAATACTATTGATAGTCTAAAAACTTCTGCTGAAAATGCCGCTAGTTCGATTGAAAAGGTTAATGAAGCAACAAAACAAATTCATTCTATTGATAATGCAGTTGGGAACACTTTAAAAGACGGAAGTCTTGAATTAACTAATCAAATATTAGAATCAAATCAAAATTTAAGGGATGTTTTAGATGAAGCTGGACTATGAGATAATGAATTTGCAAAAATTACAATAGATGAAAAAGGATTGTATCATCTTGATAACGCTCAAGAAGTTCAACAAGAATTATTGAGACAACAAGAAGAATCTTATGAAAAAGCAGAATATCTTGAATATCAAAGAAAAAAGACTTTACAAGAACAAAATGCGGTTATGGCTGCATATGAAGCTGGGGATGCTTCTTTTGTTGATTATAAAGTTGAATATAATGAAAAGGGAGATATAACTTCTTCTAATTATCAAAACAGTGCTGATGCAAATAAAAGCTTTGTTTCTACTGTTGAAAGCTTAATAGATGTAGCGGATTCGCTTAGCAAAGATGTTGATTTTCAGAAAGAGTATGGGGAAGTTACTGGTTTACAAGATTTACAAAGTGTTATTAACAAAGCTTTAGAAAATGGTAAAGATGATGACCTGAGAAGTACTTTAGAAGCCTTAGGTTTAGATTCAACAATTGTTGAAAAGTTGTTTAACCAAGATAATGCAGTAGAATTATGAGATAAGATTTTTGCAGTAGAAACTGCTGTTCGTGAAATGGGAACAACAGACGCAGAAGAAATTTCTCAGGCAAGGGCTTTTTTAAAAGCAGCTGGAATAGAATACGACCCAACAAAACTAACAGCAGAAAGAGCAAAAGAAATAAATCAATTTATAGGAGAAGGCTCAGAAGATCTTACTGCTGAACAGAGAAAGGAAATTCTTGAAAGGGCGAATCTTCTTTCTGGAGCAAACGCCTCTGATTTCCTTGAAAAAGTTTCAGATCCAAATTTTAATGCAACTAATTTTGTATTAAACAATCAATCACCTTCTGCAAGAAAAGCTTTTGTTGAGATGTGAGCAAACTCAAAACAATTAGAAAAAACAGATACGGGATGAATGGTAGACGGCAAAGCCATGACCGTAGATGAAATTTTAAACGATAGTTCTAGAGTGTTTGAAATGGGAGAGGATTGAGACCAAGTTCTTTCTTATTATTATAGACAAGGCTATGCTGCAAGTTTGAAAAATACTGATTCAACCTTTGGTCTTTCTTCTGATGAATTTAATGATTTACTTGTTTCAGAAAAGAATAAGCCTGCTTCTAGTTCAGATTGAGTAGAAGGAACTCGTATTCAAGCTAATGAAATATTGAATTTAAATGGTGAAGATCCAGAAGCACAAAAAGCTAGAGATATTTTTAATAATCAAATACAAGAGGAAGTAGAAAATTTAAGACAGTTAGAGGAGTATACCAGTTATTCAGATGAAGCTTTAGAAGTTTTGGCTCTAGATACTGCAATAGCCTCAGATGCTTTTGAAGAACTTTCACAGAATGCAGAATCTTGATTTAAAAAAATAGAAAAAGGTGGTTCTTCTGGAGCTAAGGCGCTTCAAAGTTTATCAGATTGTTTATTAAGAGTTACTGGTTTATATGATGATTTTGAGAATGCTGGTATACATATAGATGAAGAGTTTGCTGATTTTGTAGATAGGAATCAAGACCTTGCAAAGGCTGCAGCGAATGGAGATGTAGATGCAATAAAAGAATTACACAATGCAGCAGGTCGATTAGCATTTGATAAGGTAGCTGGAAGTAATGTTGAGGGAATTTCAGATGAAGATCGACAAGCTCTTATTGGTGAATTTACCACTTTACAAGAGGATATTCAGGCTGAATTAGATAAAGGAATAAAGATTGGTTCTGAAGTTACAGTTGATCCACAATTTTATAATAGATTAAATGCCATTGTTTCTAGTTCAGCAAGCACTATTGAGCAAGCAAATGCTATTTTAGGCTCTTTAAATTTAGATGCAGGTGATTTTGATTTAATAGAAGAAACAATGCCTGCAAGTAATAAATTTTCTCTTAAAGTTGGTGGAAAAGAAATTTTTAGCGGTGAATATGAAGCTTCTGCAACTGTATATCACCCTGTTCCAAAAGGGTCTGCTAAAGAATATGCTAAAAGTAAGGCTGGTGGACAAAGTAAATATATTTCTAAAGATACAAATGATGCACAAGCTGCAACAAATACAACAGCTTTTAATAACGAAGTTGCAAAATTAAACTCAATGGCAGGGATGTCTTCGCAAGATCGTCAAACAGCAACTAACGCTTTAGCAAAACAATATGGTATGGTTGTTAACGAAAAAGCATCTGAGAAATATTGAATGAATAATCTCTTTAAAGACGGTTCGATGTCAGATGATTATGCTAAATATTTAGCAGACAACTATGGTGATAAAATTTCTTTTACTGACCCATCTGCTCCAGGTGGTCTTGGTGGCGGAGGCACTGGCTCCGGTGGAGGAGGCGGAGGTGGAGGCTCTGGCTCCGGTGGAAAAGAGCGTGAGCAAAAAGCCTACGAAGATGAAATTGAACGTTATCACTACCTTTTAAAAACAATAGATACAGTTAATAAGAAATATGATGAATTAGAAAATGCTCGTAAAAAAGCCTATGGTACTGATGAAATTGAGATAATGGATCAAGAGATTGAAAACCTTCAACAACAAATAGGCTTACAAAAGCAATATCTTGATGCAATTTCACAAGATTATTTATCAGATAGGGCTGCAATTGCCGCATATGGTGCGCAGTTCGACGAAAACGGTAATATAATAAATTATGAAGAGATTTATAGACGTCAAATAGATTTAGTTAATTCTGCGGCCGGGGACGATGAGGCGGCAGACAAAGCCTATGAGCAATTTAAAAAAGTCCTTGAACAATATGAAAAAACAAATGAGCTTTTACAAGATACTAAATTATCATATCAAGAATTGTTAGATAAAGCTGCTGAACTTAACCTTGAAAAAATCACAGTTTCTGTTGAATATAATGTAGCTATTTCAGATAGAGATAGAAAATATCTTGAATGATTAGCTGACAACATGGGAGACAGCATTGATAAAACAGCTGATAAAATTGCCAATTTATCTAAACAAATGGAAACATATGTTCAAGATGCTCAAACTTATGGAGAAGGTATAAACGCAATCCTTGACCAAGTTGGTGAAGCAGGTCTTTTAGAAAAAATAATAAATCAAAATTTAACAAAAGAACAATTTAAAGAATTAGGTTTAACTACTCAGCAAATTAAGCAAATTGAAGACTATAAAGATAAGCTAATGGAAACTCAACAAGCAGAAAGAGAATTAGCAAAAACTGCTGTTGAAGAAGTAACAACAGCTTTCTCTGACTGAAATGAAGAAGTTTCCGACTCTATTGATAGAATTACCTCTTTAAACGACAGTTTAGAGAAATATAGAGATATAATTGGTTTATTGGATGAAGATATTATTGGTTCAACAAAAGCTTTAAATGATGAAATTGATGCGGCTGAACGTCAAAATAACCTAAAAGCGATTGAAGGTCAACAAAGAAAATATGAGCAAGCTCAACAAAACTTTGAAAGATTAAATGCTCTTTATAAAGATGCGCAAGATAAGGATAATCAAGTTGCAATTGACGTTTTAAAAGATAGCGTTAAGGAGGCTGAAGAAGCTGTTATTCAAGCCCATCAAGATATGCTTGAAGCCACATCAAATGCATTAGATGCTCTTGAAAAACAATGAGAAGCTTCAATGGAAAGAATTTCTAAAGAGTTTGCAAAAAATATGACTGGTCTAAATGACATTTCTTACTTTAAAGATATGTATGATAGACAAAAAGAAATGTCGGATTGATATTTAGACGATTATGAAAAATATTATAATCTAAATAAGCTTGTGACTCAAATAAATAAAGACCTAGGAGATAACTCCTCGTTAGTTGTATCTAGCAAATTAAATGGTCTTTTAGGAAAAATAAATGGCTCTTTAGCAGAAGGAGCACAAATTTCAGAAGCTACTGTTGGATATTATCAAAAAGAGCTAGAGTTAATTGAGGCTCAAATGGCGCTGGAGGCTGCGCGTAACGCCAAATCTGTTGTCCGCATGGTTAGAGATAATGAAGGTAATATGAGTTATGTCTATACCGCAGATTCTGATGCTATTGAATCAGCAGAAGAAAATTATCAAGAAAAATGATATAATTTAATGCAATATACAACAGAACAACAAGATGAACTGCAAGAAAAAATGATTTCTTCTATGGAAGATTTTATTGACAGAGCGGTTGAAGCAGCAGAAAAATTTGGAATTGGAACAGAAGCCTTTAACAGAGAATTGGGAAATATTCAACAAGACTTTACAGACCTTTTTGATTATCTTGCTGGTGAAATGGATAATGCTGATGGTATGTTTAGTCATTTACAAAATAATTGGTGAAAAGAATTAGAAGAAGGTCTTCAAAAGACTGTTGCGCTAGAACCAGATTTTAAAACTACTTTTGGAAAAACCATATTGGGCCAATTACTTGGTACTGAAGATACTGAAGATTGAATTAATTTAATGAACAGTGGAACTAATAAAGCATTGTCTCAAATTTATGATAATGGACAAACTTATGTTCAAAATCAAGATGCTGTTTTACAAGCTGCAAACTCTTCATTAGAGTCTGTTATAGATGACACAAGTATTGGAGTTTCTGAAAATCAAGAGATGGCTAATGAAGAAATGCAAAAATTAGATGAAACTTTAACTAATGGAGAAAAGGTTCTTGGAGATGCCGCAGATTCATTAAAGGCTTTTGGAGATAAATGAAATGGCCAAATGACGGCAATGACTGCTACAACAGATGCCTTGGTAAAGAGTTTAAATAATTATTTCAATGCACTTTCAAAAATTAATGATATTTCTTCTTCAAGTAATCCATTTGATTTTTCAACTATGGTTCCTTCTTTTGAGCAGGAACTTGAAGAAATGAAAGATATGCCATATTCACAATTAGATTTATCTGAAATTTCTCCTCAATTAGTTTCTGCGCCAAGCATGATTTCAGATGTTTCAACGTCTGGGTTAACAGCACTTTTAAGTTTAGTTCCTTCAGGAGAACTTGACCAAAATGTGCAAATAAATGCTACATTCCCTAATGTGGTGAATCATAGAGAGATTGAATTAGCGTTAAATAATTTAATTCTTTCCGCAAGTCAATACGCTAATAGAAAGTAAAAGCCAGTTAAAACTGGCTTTTCTTTTTTGGTCATTTTAAAATAATTTGATATAATATTTTTGAAAAAGAGAAAAAGGAGGCAGTGTGATGGCAAGTGGAATTATCTACGATGATAATATATCTAAACAAGGCGCAGAGTCCCTTATGGCAGAACGTATAAATGAAAATATTAATCAAGCAATAGATATTATCGTTTCAAAAAAACTTGAAGGCTTAGCTTTTGACAAAACAGAAATTTGTTTAATTGAAAAAGCTGACAAAAACACAGAAGAATACACTGTCAATAATGGCTCAATTTCATATACAGCAAGAGCAAAAAAAGGCGAATATAAAGAAGGGCAACAAGTTTATGTTCAAATTCCTAATAATGATTATGACAATATAAAAACTATTACTGGGATTTACGCTGACCCTAGTTTAAATATGGATAATTATTATATAAATATTTTTGACTCTTTTATTGATGCAACAGGAAATATTTTTGATAATGAAAATATAATTGATAGTAATGTAAAAAAAGAGATTGCTCCATCTCTTGTTGCGAATTGAGGAGATAGAAAAAAATATATTTTAGGAAATGAAAATGATTTTGTAATTTTTAAAAGACCTATTGATTACGATATTTTTGCTTTTTCTTTTGGATTAAATACAAGACTTTATAATGTTACTTCTGGAACTTATGGTATAGTAGTTGAATTAAAAATTGGTTCAGATGTTTATAAATTTAAAAAACAAACCAATAGAGAAAATGGTTATTCAGATTTTTCTGGAAATCCTTATGTTTATAGTTCATACGTTACGCAACAATTTAAGATGGACATAAGTAGTAATAGAGAGGCCCTTGGGGCAGACAACACAAAAATTTCAAGACCTGTTGAAGGAATTAGAATTTATGTTTTTCAAGATGATGACTTTGTTACAAAAAATGGAAGACTTGAATATGAAGAAAATGTTACCCCTGCGGCGAACATATTATTCAATAATTTTCAAATTGATTTTGGTTTTCCTCCTATTGCAGAAGACGGGGTTGTTGATAAAATATATTTATCTACTCCTGATAGTCCATATTACACTAGAACAAATATAGATGAAAGCTTTTCCCGTAGAATAAGATTAAATTGAGTCCATATTTTTAATAAAACAGAAGAAGGTGGAACTTCTATTCCAATGGTTTTAAACTCTAAGGAAGATTTTAATACTTATAGATTAACTGACCATTTGACAAAATTAAGAATTTCTTGATACGAATGAAAAGAAGTGGCTTCTGAAGAAGCGGATAGTAATACTGGAAAGTTTTGGAAAAAGCTTTCGTCTATTTATTGAACTGCAATAGAAGATGGGTTATTGGATGAAAATTCTTGACTTACAATAGATGGTGATGTTGAAGATCCTTTTACCTTTCAGACAACTATAGAACCTAATACAAATAGCGCAACTTATAAAGTTTTTATTGAGTATGGACAGGGTATTTCTTTAGATGGACAAGAAGAAGATACAAGTCGCATTTCTACAGTTGAAAGCGAAGAAATAACTTTTTATGCAACAGTTCCAAAAAGAGAAGGATTGAGAGCAAAAGACTTAATTGAAGGCTTGTCTTTAAGTGTTGATGATGGAACAAAAGGACAGTATTATCTTTATGATCAGGCTACAAATCAATTATTTTCATCAATTGAAAAAAGTCGAATTAGAAAAATATATGCAGAATATCATCCGGCAGAACAAGAAGAACGGTCAGTAGATTTTCCTATTGGAAGTATGATTTATTGAAAAGTTCCTAAATCAGATACGCAACTAAATTTTCTTCTTTCTCAAGAATCTTGAGAAAAAGATATAGAGAAAAAAGAATTAGAGAAAGTTTTTGGAGAAGAAGATGCCAATTCAGATAAATATACTTTTTGAAAACAAGAAGTAGTGGAAAAAAAAGTAAAAAAAGTCTATCTTCAATATACTATTAAAGATGAATATGCAAAAACACAAACTGAAAATTCAGTAGAGTGTAAATTAATAAATGAAAACGGGGAACAAGTTTGTGGAGGAAGGATGAATTTTTTCTTTAGTTTTTTACCTCCATCAAGGACAATTATTGACCCCTATTGAGGAGAAACATATATTTTAAAAGTTTCTGGAAATGGAACTTCTAATAGAGGAGAAATTCTTGCTGCTTTAGAAACAAATTTAAAAAATTCAGAAGCTTTACCAGTTGGTGGGTATCTAGCCTCAGAAGTGAACTATAGATATGCTACAAAAGTTGGTGTAAGAATATATGACTATTCAGGAAATTCTCTTTTTACAACAGAAGACAAAAGTTTTTCTAATATTAATAAAGTTTTATCTAATGTTACTGTTCAAATGGGGAATATTTATGATAAAGAAATGAATTTTTCTGTTGTTGGTGGAAGTGCTCCTATTGTTAAAATAGGAGGAAGTAATGAATTAATAACTGATGATAAAGCATATGCAAAAATTGAAGGGCAAACTACAAGTACTGATACAGGAACAAATTTAATTTTTTATGACAATGAATTATATTATATTAGTCCTCTTGGTAAAAAAACAGGAGGGCCAGAAGAAGGAACTTCAGCACCTTGATTATATGCTGGAGATTTAGAAAATACTTGTCCAGAAGTAATAAATTTTAAACTTGAAAGACCAGATGGCGAGAAAGTATCAGCTTCTTTCCCAGTACATTTTTTTAGAACTAATTTTGATTTTACCAAAATTAAAACAAAGGGTAATATTATTGATTGTAATTATAATTTGTTAAGTGGTGCAGATTTAGTTGTTTATGATGAAAATGGTGCGCTTATGTCTGGAACGTCTAATCCATATGAATTAGGTGTTTCTAATAGTAGTGCATTAGTCACTTGAAAAGTTTTTTATATTAAAAAAAGTTCTAACTCTACTTATGTAAGTGAAGATGGTAGTAAATATTTTTCTTTTGTTGGAGGATATCTTCAACATAATTCTGAATCTTTGCCAATTGAAAGAGCTTTCTATATTGCGGCTTATCTTGGTGGAGGTACTTCAACTCCTTGTTATATAATGCCATTAAGATTAATTCAAAAAAAATATGGCTTATCTTTGTTAAGTGATTGAAGTGGAGAAAATGTTCCAACTATTTTTGGCGAAAAAACAGACGGAGAGTTCTCAGGAGTTTTTTCTGGATATAACTCAATCCAAAGATATTCTGATGGAGAGCTAGTAAAAGAAGATAGCGTAAATAGTAATAAAGAGATAGAAGAAGAATCTGTTTATGGTTTTTATGGTTATCAGAATGGATATTCTACTTTTGCTTTACAAAATAAAGACCCTTATTTTACAATAAAGGGATTGGTAAAAGATAATGAAAATAAAATTTCTGGACAGTCAACAATATTCCAGGCTGGACAAGATTCTTTGTTTTTAAGATCAATGAATTATAAAGCTCCAAGTTCAGAAAATTCATATGATGGAGAAGGTATGGAGATTGATTTAGTTCTTGGAACAATAAATTCTCATGAAGTGGACTCTGTTTTATATGCAAAAGAAATTGCAGTTTTAACTCAAATACAAACAAATGAAGGAACAACCATCAATGAAAAAACA